GGAGATTTCGGCAGCGATGCGTAAAGAGTTTTTCCCAACAAAACCGATGTTGAATATGAAGAGAGATACTGAAAAGATGTTTACATCATCGCAGGTGGTGATGAATTTAACTGATAGAATATTTCAGTTTACATATTTTTCAGATAAGGTTGAGCATTTTGGGGGTATAAAAACTAAATTACCTGCCGGATATGAACCAAAAATAAAAATAGAAATTGTTAAGGTATAAATGTATATGAAACTATCAGAGTTAAGACAGATGATTAGGGATGAGATTGCTGGTGTAATAAACGAAGCAGAAAATAGAATTGTACGGAAACCCGGTCAGCATAGAGATTCTAGCAAGCACTCCGATTTATATACTGATGAAAATCCTGAAGGAACAATACATGGATTAAAATTTGCTACAGTAAAAGATGCAACTGTTAGTGTTAGTAAGATAAAGAAATCGGGTAAACCCCATGCACATAAAATACAAGCAGCTATAGCGATGGAACAACGTGCAAAAGCTGCTGGTAAGGTAACTGCGGCTGGAGTTTATAGAACATATATTAACTCAATAAAAAAATCATAGTAAAAGAAATAACGAAATACCAACAATGAAACTATCAGAGTTAAGACAGTTAATAAGAGAAGAGATTGTAACAGTAATAAACGAAGTTACTATATCCGCTTCTGATAAAGCCAACTACTCACCTAAGTTCATAAAGGATGTGGAGAGGTTATACTTTATTGAAAATCGTGCTAGACAAATGTTATACAACTCCAGAAGTATGGACCAACTTTGGTCACGACCCTCTATGCACAAAATTAATGATGAATGGGATAAATTGACAGAAAAGTTATTTAAGACATCCGAATGGAAGAAGTGGTGTAAGGAAAAGGGGCTTTTGGATAAGTACCCATTTGAAGATGTATTAGCTTAAAGAACAATATTTATATAATATAAATCAAAGAGGAATCAAATAATGAAACTATCAGAGTTAAGACAACTAATCAGAGAGGAAGCTAAAAAGGCTTTAAATGAATCATCCACAACCGATGCGAATATTTTAAAAAAAGAAATTATAACCGCTGGGAAGAAATTTGCCGATGTATCAAAAAATTTAATGGATAAATATAAAAAAGAAACAGAACCATTTAAAGAAGAGCTTCTTTCATTAAAATCTAAATATGATGTGGTTATTGCTAATGCGACTAATAATGATATTAAGAGTGTTGAGATTGAAGTTAAGAAAAAACTGCCCGGTGCAAAAGTACAAATTATAAAATCTGGTGGTGATAATGGTATAAAAATCACCTTAACCTCCATAAAAGACTTTAATATTGCAAAATATCAAGATGCAATTAGAGATATTTCATTTACAGCCGCTCGTGATGCCGGAATTTCTAATTATTCGTTAGCGTTAGAGGCACGAGATGTATATTATCGTAAATTGAAAACTAGTAGTAGTGCAAATAACAATCCTTTAGTAAGTGGTTACGATACCGGGTATATGAAAAAACTTGAACCTGATAGTCGTAAGTATGACGAGCCAGGAAAAACATATTCAAAGTATGGTGATTCTAATTTTAAACTCGCACCAACAATTACGGAACTTACCCTATATTTTACCGATAAATATAAAAAATCAAATCTAAACTTGCCAGATTTTATAAGTGTTCTTTCAGATAATTTAAAAAATGATGAGTATTTCATTGTGAAAGATGCCCTTAAAAATTGATTATTAAATAACACTAAAGAGGAAACAAACAATGAAACTAAATGAATTAAGACAAATTATCAGAGAGGAAGCCAAAAAGGCTTTAAATAGTGGGATTGTTGAAAATATACATGATGAGATTGGTACGTTAATGGATAAACATCGTAAATTAAAAGGAGCAACTTGTTATGTGGTTATCAAAGGAGCAGAGGGTGGTATCTATGGTATTTATAAAAACAAAAAATTGGCAGAAGAAGCACAAAAGATAGCAAGTTATAATATGGCTATGGGGGGTTCAAATTACTCAGCATATATACAAGAATCTAAATTATATTAAAATAAACGGAAACAAACAATGAAACTAAACCAACTAAGACAACTAATCAGAGAAGAGATTAGACAGGTAATTGTGGAAGCTAAGGAAATGCGCCGACCTATGGGTGACTTAAATAAACTTAAAGGAAAAACAATAAAAAGCTTTACACATAATAAATCCAAATATGGGTATACTGTTGTTTTTACAGATAAAACAACAATTTTTATAGATGGTAATGAATCTAAAATATCTAATCCAACTGCATATAAAGGAAAAACAATAAAACGCGTTAATAGTGGTAGCAACTCATTTACGGTTGATTTTACAGATAACACAAAATTAGATATCGCCAATACTAATACAATATGGAGTGTAGAACCAGAAGCACCAAAGGTTGTTAGTCAACCCACTCAAACACCAAAACCTACCCCGTCTTATTCTAAACTTGCAAAAGAGGCTTCGGATTTATACGAAAAAATGGTGAATACTTTAGATTCATATGATTTAGATTCAGATGCAGTAGATGATGAGATGGAAAGTATCGTTAAGAAGGTAGGATATACACCCGAACAAAAGAAAAAACCGCGTAATAAATTTACTTTTGGAGAACATCCCGAATTTGAAACTTTAACAGACAATCAATTAACAAAGATTATTCCATTTCTTAAAGCAGTTATAAAAAGTGGGGGATATGAAATATATGATGATTGGAATGGAACTAAAATAGTGAGGGATGATGATGCTTGAAAATGAGTATGGTGATAATTAAATCATAAAGAGGAAACAAACAATGAAGCTATCACAATTAAGGCAAATGATTGCGGAAGCTATTAAGGATTTAACAGTACAAGAAAACATAAGGGCTTATTATACAGCGTTATGTAAGTCTGAAGCTATTAAACCTCTACCTATAAAGTTTGGTAAGGTTGGTGGTGCTGGAGCAGCGACCACTTACAATAAGATAACGATGAAGGGGTTGTATATAACATTTGATGTTAATAGATTACATGACCCAGAAACCGCAATTATTCATGAATTAACCCATCAAATAAAATTAGAAACTGAAGGTGATGCGTATGTTGGTAATAGGGATAAGTTGGCCAAATTTAGAAAGTTAGAGAATAAGTTAATCGATAAATATCTTTATTCAAATTACACAAAACTATTAGGTAGGTCCTAAGTTAAAAACTAAAAAAAGAGAACCCCGATAAACCATCGGGGTTTTTTTATGCGCTGGACCGAACGAATGAACGAAGTGAATGAGTGGGAAATAAACACAAAAAAAATAATACTATATAGTAATACTAATAATAGTATATAGAAGACAAGTAGTATAAGTACAACAAGTAGTAGTAGTAGTAGTATATACTATAGTAATACACTAACAATATTCCCACTTAACCCACAACACCCAAAAGAAAGTAAAATAGCTAGGTAAAGTAAGTATAATATAGAGAAATTTCCCACAATTCCCCACTTTCCCCCACTTTATAGTATATGGTAGGGTAAAAACATTAAAAGAACCGATAGAAAAAAGGGGTATCAAAAATGGGAATAGAGCCGGATAGGGAATGTGACTGGTGTGATAGGGTGGAGAATGGTAATAAATACCCAATAATGACAGGGTAATGTGTAGCAAAAAATCAGTTAGAAGAGCTGTATCAAATTTCGGAAAATATAGCTTCCATAAATATTGGGGGAAAAATGATAACAACAAAAAAACACCCCTTAGCGTTCCCATAACACTCATTTCATTGCTCCTAACACACGATTATTTTGCGCTGGGGCTAACACATCACACATCATACCTAACATATCACAACCAATGTAAGGCGTGGCGAGGGGGGAATATAAAAAATTGTTATGATGTATCCTATATAGAGAAGCGATTACTCTGTCTCTCTATATACTACTACTACTATATAGTATATACTATACAATGTTATTATATAGTTGTGGGGTGTTATAACAATGGTGAATTTATTTTTGGTTTATTTCTCAGCGCTACTACTACTATATACTACTACTATATAGTATATAGATAAGAGAGGGGTTAAGAGAAGGGTTAAGAGAACTTTAAGAGAGCGCTTAGTATGTGTATGTGTGTGTGTGTGTCTATATACTACTACTAGTACTATATAGTACAAGAGAGAGAGAACTCCACATCCGATGATTATCAACCAATCAACTCCAGCGCTACTACTATATACTACTACTATATAGTATATACTATAAGAACTCCGGCGCTAAAAAGGGGTGGGGGGTTCTATCTCCTATATACTACTACTAGTACTATATAGTACAAGAGATAGAGTACCCCAATGGGGGGCAAATTTTTTTTGAAAAAAGTTTGGAAATATGGATTTTCTGTTGTATCTTTATGGGGGGGGGTGTATATAAAAAAAGTGTCCAATAAATTGGACAGTAGAATGTGGATAAATTTAACCTAAATTTAACATAGAAAGCTTGGAACTTTACCCTTTATGTACTATCTTTACTTTGTAAGTTAATGAGAGATATGAAAAAATTTGAAGTAACCCCCGCTCTGATTGGTAAGTATATTAATCAGGTCCTTTATACGGATGTGAACCCTGTGGGTAAGATTATCGGTATTAAAGGTAAAACGAAAGTGATTATTCAGCCTGTGGAGGCCGGCCCTAATAAGGCTAAGATGGAGTACATCCCTGGCGGATTTGTCGGACACTGTTATAATCAGAATGAACAGGAGTATGACTACGCTGAAGTGGGTGAACCCTTTGAAGCCGCCATATCTAATTCATCCCTTAAAGGTAGGGGTTGGAGAATCGGTGATTCACCCCGAAAGTACTACGATTATAATTTCTAAACCCCAAAGTATGAAAGACCTGAAGAGCACTATTGAAACAAAATTGAACAAAAAAGTAGATTTTTTTCAAGCAACTGATTGCGCTAACCTACTATATACAGCAAAAATCAACGGATTAACTGTGGCCAATGTATATAAGTCATTTGACAGTAAATTTAATCAAGTGTATCAGATAAGGTACACCAGCGAAAACTAAACCCCCCTATTATATATGAGAATTACATCATCAGATATCCGTAAGATAGAAGAGAAATTCGGTGAGTTTGCCCTTTGTAGGGACTGGAAAGGTAACCTATATATCCGTTTTGGGTATTGGAACAGGGTTAATGTGTATGAGCTTCAAAACATCCTACCTAAACCGATGGTTGTGGTGGAGGATACAATGGAGGATGATGAGTTTGGAACTCTTTATTCCTATGAAATCAGGTATTTTTAAAATTCTTAAAGTAAAAGTTATGATACTAAGCAAATGCTGTGATGCAGAAGTAAAATTTGGAATGGTAGATGACCATGTCGGTCATGGTATGCACGAAGAAACAGAATGTTCAAATTGCGGAGAACTCTTTCCGGAAGTGTATGATGACGAAGAGGAAGATTAAAAATAAGTTATGAACAGAGAATCCCTCTTTGACATCCTGCTTTTCGTTGGGCGGATTGTCGGTTGGTTGCTAATCATAGCGGGCAATATCCTCTCCGCTTTGGGAATCGCTCAATTTTTGACCCCCCTATTCAAATGATAAATTTAACGATAATTTAACATAAAAAGCTTGGAAGATTAGCCTTTATGTACTATCTTTACTTTGTAAGTGATTGAGAAATAAACCCCCTAAAAAATGACTAAATTAAGTTCGATTACCCCCCTCCTCCCCCAATTGAGTTCTGAAGAGCTTCGTTCCCTAAATAGTATGGTTATTTCAGTTTTGAAATCCAAACGAGCGCTAGAGAGTAAGTTGGTTGGTGCGCAGTTGAAAGTAGGTGATATGGTTACTTGTAACCACCCAAAGTTGGCCGGGAAATCCCTGCGGGTTACTAAAATCAGCCGAACCAAAGCAACGGTTAGGCCTGACGGCGCTTTCTCCGGCTATAATGTTCCTATGAGTATGTTAATTTTATCCAAATAATTATGATAGAGGTTCATTTGATGCAGAATGGTAAGGTTGTTAAATCCCTTAAATGTTCGCAATATCGGTTGAAATCAACCCTTGCAGGTGTACGAGCGTTAGCCAACACCATGTCCCGAAAAAAGAAGGATACTATTAAGATTGTGGTTAGTTAAGTGGTATGGAACTGATTATTGAAAATTTACAGACCAAACATCACACCAAAGAACCCAGTTTTAACCCCAAAAATGGTAAGTTTTATATAACTTTTTGGAATGATGATGGGACGCACTTTGATTGGTACATCCCATTCCCTCAATTATACCACACCAACCCCTTAGAACGCCTTATTTTGGAGGATGTGGAAAAATTTAACCTAAATTTAACATAGAAAGCTTGGAACTTTACCCTTTATGTACTATCTTTACTTTGTAAGTTAAATGAGAGATATGAAAGAGTTAATGAGAGATATGAAAGAGATGTTTAAAGAAATAAGGGATATGTGGAAAAATGAACCCAAAGAGGTTATATATGGCTACCTATTTCTGCTTGGTGGGTACACTTTGTTTTACTATTTACTACTAATTTTCGGAGAATAAAATAAAAGATATGTTATTAAAAAAAGGAAATTACATGATTATCAAAGAGGTGGTAAATTATGTAGAACGCATTACAGGTAAGAACGCAAATATCAAACTCCCAACCCACTATCATAATTATTTGGGCTATTACGATACTAACGATTTGAAGGCTATAATGCCCGTAAAAATGTTTCGCGATATGGAATGTGTAGTAGCAACTTTAATGGTAACAAAATAAACAATTATGAACAAATTCGAAAAATTCCCATTGATGGTAAGTGTACTAACTGAGACTAATTTTCTGTATGATTACATACTGTCTGATAAACCACCCGTAGAAAAATTGAAATATCTGGATTCTGAAGAGCTTGATTTTTTAAGTGATAAACTTCTTAGTTTGCATAATATAACTATTTCAGCTATGAAATACAAACTAGAAATGGAAAAAAGGCGTGAGGAATTTACCCTCAAAGTGGGTACTATAGTTACTTGTACCGAACCAAAGTTGGTTGGACAAGATTTGGAGGTTATTAAAAAACCCCGTCTACGAGCGATGGGCCGGGTATTAGTTATGGTTCGTCCAATTGGTTCAACCCGTACTTATAAAGTTCCTATAGAGATGATAATTTTCCCGAATGGGGAACACTGCCCTAAACTACAATATACTTGTAGTAAGTATGATTATATGGGACTTAAATGGTCTGATTATTTTCCGTCGGAGTTCTTAGAAAGAAATAACTACTATTCGCATGAGAAGAATTAAACAAAAATAAAAAGGTTATGAAACTTTACCTTATAAAAGCATATAATTCCTCAGGAGGAGGAATCGGTAATTACCATGTAGTTGCAAGTGGGGTTATGGCTGCCAAGAAAGCTGTGAAAGAATTTGACGATGTTGCAACACGTGTTAAATGTATTGAAAAACTTCAGGTAATAATTGCAAAATAAAACTTATGAACACACATCCCGAACATTGGTGCATCCAAGCCACCGAACAGAACTTTGCAGAACTCTACCCTTGGTGGAGGGCAAATGCGGACAAATCTTGGAAGATATTCACGATTGGATTTACCCTAATGTCCTCGCATCCAGACGGCAGTTACTACTTTTCAGACTGCATAGAAGACTGCATTGAACAGTACCCTAATCACCAACCAATCACACTCGAACAATTCCGCCAAATCACTAACCCCAAAAACATGAACACACTCCCCACAAAATGGTACATCCAAGCCACCGAAGAAAACCGCGAAGAACTCAATGCTTGGAGGCTAAAAAACGCTACTCAATATCTTCTAAGATACCACTTCTCGGTCGGTCATACGCTGCTCTCAGAGCATCAATCAGATAATAGTTGTTATTACAGCGATGATGCCGCCGCCGTTAGGGACGACCCTAATTACAAAAATTATCAAGAAATTACCTTAGAACAATTCCGTCAAATTACAAATACAAAACCTATGTCAAACCCCGAAGTAAAAACAATTCAAATCCATCGTACATTACTCAATGAATATTACGAGGCGGCCACCACACCACAAAAAGACTATCTCACCAAACACTTTAAGTTGGATGGGACAACTACCGATGAAGCAATTCGTGGGTTGTATGAATTGGCTTGTAATAAATGGAAATCAATAATCAAAGCAAACCACTCTGAATGCTTTCCGGAAGAAAGCAAGTACTTTGATTTCTCAAAGCATACACGCCAATATGGATGTGATAGCATTGTTTCAAACAATGTAGCTGTTTCGCTTGGGTTATGTAAGAATTTTATTCAAGTTAGGGGTTGTGATACAGAAAATAGTGATCGTTCATTCTACCTTCATAATGACTATAATTGGGAATTAGTCAAAGATGACGCAGCTATGATACTAATCCCAACTAAAAAGGTGAATTAAACAAAAATAAAAACAGCAATGAAAAAGCTAATCCAATCCCTATTCAATAGAAAACGAGTATATAGTAGTAGTAATACTATAGTAAGACCAATGGACTTTAAATACAACCCTATAAACTCAAATCCAAAAAAATTAGGATTAGAACACAGCCCTAACATTAAATCTGTTACCGAACCACCTATCACATCAACCCAATGGTGTGTAGAAGAACACAAACGATTCGCTAATACGATGGTAGGAAAAAAGTGGAAAGGAATTTAAAAACATATCAGAAATGAAAAATACTAAGTATAAGGAAGGGTACATCCCTAAAATCCAATACTGGACAGGTGAGCTGATTAAAGCATCCACTCCATTAAAGCAGATTAAAGCGATTAATAAAATCAACTACTTTAAGAAAAAACACCAACAAGAATATGGGGGTGAGATAGTATCCATTGCTGAACTGATGGTGGTAGATAGCAAACTAAGCGCTGTAACTCATTTTTCTGATGAAGAAAAAGCAGAAAAAGCAAGACGGTTTTTTGAAGAATCCATTCATGGTGTACCATTCGATTGGAAATCGCTATCCAAGCGAGTGCGGTAAGAGCAGGAAGCGCTGTGTTATGACAGGGGGGGGGTAGCATTTCAATGTAAACCCAAAAAAAATTTAATGTGTTATAGGCTGGGGTACCTGTTTTCATGCAGAGGTCATTTTTTTGGCTGTGGAAATACTCCCCTAAAAGCTTGTATAATATACAATACAGCTCTTTTCCTTTTAGCTCAGCTCCTTTCCTTTTAGCTCAGCCCTTTTACTAATAGTTCTATTAATACACAAAACAATATGATAATAGATTACATTAGGGTTCACCTGCCCGCCGTACTTACCGAAGCGAACAATCGGTTAAAGGTATTCAAGTCCGTAGTTCATTACAATCATTTATCTACGAAATTACGGTCTGAAATCATATCAAATATTTTAGAGGCAACATTTTCGGATATCGTTCCAAATATCCGTTCTCCTTTTACGGATGGTGAACCTGATTTATGGGTAGGGGATGTTCCGTTGGAGATTAAAACAGCTAAGACGGTTGGGGTATGGAGGGGGGGAGAATATTCCAAAAGGGAATCGGATTATTTATTAGTTTCGTATGATGATAGTGGGGAGGATATGAAATGGTTTGTTTTCTTTGTGAATTTAAAGAAGGGTGACTGGGTATCTTCAGGTTCTACATCCTATTATGCGACAACGATTGAGTTAGACCAGGTGTTGGACCGGGGTGAAATACTGATAGGTAGTGTGGTTAAAAAACGGGTAAAAAATCACCTTGTTTGTGAATAACTTTAACCTAAACTTAACGATAATTTAATATTGAAAGCTTGGAAATATGGGTTTTCTGTTGTATCTTTACTATGTAAGTTAAAAAAATGAATATGAAAACAATTTGGAAATTTTCAACCCTTATAGAAGGGTTCAAGGAAAAGTTTACTTTGCAAATGCCAAAGGGCGCAGAGATTTTAACCATCCAGACTGACGAAAAAAATAACCATCCGACAATTTGGGCATTAGTTAATCCACAAGCTGAGATGGAGGACCGATTCTTTGAGCTTTATGGAACTGGACACACTATTCACGAGGATATGGGAATTGAAAGAAAATACATTGGGACCTATCAGTACCAGAGGGGTGAATTTGTAGGTCATATCTTTGAACGATTAAATTAAAACTTACGATATGTTTATACAAAATTTCTTTTTAGTTTTTGGGTGTTTATTTTTATCAGCAGGGTTTGTATTATGGACAACAGATGATTTTGTTGAAAGTAAAATGATTGGTGCTAAACACGCCAAAAAAATGATATTAATTGGCGTAATAAGTTTAACTATAATGGCACTGCTGTTAAAGTTTTAATTTATTACACATAACGCCATCAAATATGAGTGGTAAATTTTTCTTTGGAGATTCGGAAAATCAAAATTTATTACTTATATTTGCTGTTAGAAATAGTTAGACATAATTGTTTCTAACGTTACGCAGGTTTGGTTAGTTGCGTAAAATTAGTAAAAAACTTAAATTGAAATACAAATGATTAATTGGATTAAAAACTTATTTAGAAGCAGAGATAAGCAATTAACTAAACCTGCTGTTATACATAGTATTACTTGCGGTGAACGAGATGAAAATGGATTTTGTGATACTTATGTAAATGGTGAAAAGACAAATCTTAGGATGCTTGTTTTTACAAAGGAAGAAGTTGAGCGACTTCACAAAATCCTAGACGACATAAATAATAGCAAGTAATATTGTGTATAACGACCACAGATATATTTAGGTTTTCTTTTTTAATATATACACTAAAATAAAATACGAAGATGAAAGGTAAAGGACACATACAAAGTTTCAACGAACATCAAGAAAACTTGAATATATCTGATGTTAGTGATAGTAAAAATGAGCAAGAACTTATTGATATGATTAAAGATATAATTGATGATGAAGTATATTTACGATATGTGCCTTATTCTATGAAAGATGGTGATATGGAAAAAGACCCTGATTCAGTTAAGGCAGCAGCAGAGGCAATCGTAAATATGTTAAAGAAACAAGGATTGATTTAATTTTTATTATCACTAACATATTTCAGATATATTCAGTTGAATACAAACTTAAAAATGAAAAACAAATGATAAAATTTATTAAAAACTTATTTAAAAGACGAAAACAATTGAATATATCTGTTGTTAGTGTTTCGGTTTGTCCTAATTGTAAAGGAACTGGTTATATAAGTAGTAATAACGCAATATCATTATGTTTATTATGTGGCGGAAAACAAACTGAACACTAACGTCCTCAAATATGAGTAGTAAATTTTTCTATTGAGATTTGGAAAATTAAAATTTACTTCGTATATTTGTAATAACTAACTAAATAAAAAATATTAAACAATAAAACTATGTGTGCAAATAATAAAAGGTACCGTTTCAAAGAAACGGTAGAAATTATGGAAAAAAAGATGGTAGGTATGGATTATAACCAACGTAGGCAGATTTACCAACACTTTTGCATGTCCCGTATGGGTTATTCTTTTTTGGATAAAATAAGGCGTGGTAATATCTTTTTTAAGATAAACCAATCTCATATGGAAAATGAGATTAGTGAACAACTTAGGGGTATCGAAAGTAAATTAATTGAGACGTGGAAAAGTATGGGTTACAACGAAACTGAAATAGAAAAGTTGGTGAGGGCTAATACATTATTGAGTGTAAAAAACAAATCTACCTTGCGTACTGATAAAAAATTGGGCAGGAAACTTTTAAAAGAAGTTCAACTATCATTTTTGAGTAGATAATAAATAAAATAATCCCATATCGAATTGTTTCGGTTATAAGTGAGGTTTTTGGGATTGTAGATTCACAGACCCAAGGTCAATAAGAACTGTCCAATATATTGGACACTTTTTAACCCTAAAATGTGGATAACTTTTGGGAAAAAAGCTTGGAAATATGGGGTTTTAGTAGTATCTTTACTATGTAACAAAAAAAGATATGAAAAAATATTCAGTTTTAATCAAAGAGTTTTACAAATATTGTATAACTTTTTATGAGTTGCGTAATGGTATTTACCCACTTACTACAAAAAAGGGGATTATTGCCGCCTGTAATGAGTATTTGGAAAGCATGCCATTAAGCGACATTGAATTTGATTCCGTTGATAGGGAACGGGTTCGTCTCATTATTGAGAAAAACTTAACGATAATTTAATATTGAAAGCTTGGAAAATTGCTCTTTCTGTAATATCTTTACATTGTAAATTAAAAAATAAAAATTATGAAAAATCTATTTGAGCGATTGAAGCAGGAAGCTAAAGCAGTAATTGAAGGACAGGCTGATAAGTATCCCTTATCGGTTTCCGCAATTTTGGAACAAATGAAATCCTCCAATTATATTGGGGAATTACAATATGATAGTGTTATGTGGTTAGCTAGAGATAGTAAACTAAGGGAAATAGCAGGAATGCACGCGTGGGATTATATGGACCATACATTAAGCATTAAGTTATCTGAAGGATTATTCTATAATTAGTAAGATAAAATTTAGTATGTTAGATATATTAAATGATTATAAGGAGAGGGGATTGTTATATTCGCAGATTCACCCAACCTTACCACTTACTATATGGAACTATACCGAAAAGGTTCAATATGAAGGTTTGTGGGATGAGATTACTTTACAATGTAGAGGTCTTGTTACTGATGGTAGTGGTCAAATAGTTGCTCGTCCATTCCAAAAGTTTTTTAATATTGAAGAGAAAAAGCATACACCAACCCAAAAGTTTGAGGTTTTTGAAAAAATGGATGGTTCTTTAGGAATCGTTTTTATGTGGGAAGGCCGGGCTGTTTATGCTACTCGTGGTTCGTTCACATCCGAACAAGCTATATGGATGGCTAATTGGGGTGATAGGTATAATTTTTCTGAAATTTTAGTAGATGGTTACACCTACCTGTTTGAGATAATCTATCCCGAAAATAGGATAGTTGTTGATTATGGTGGAGTGAGCCGACTTGTTTTACTTGCTGCTATTAAAACCGATACCGGTGAAGAAATTTTGCGAGATGATTCATCTACTTTTGAAATTTATTGGGGTGAACCAGCTACTTTTAAAGGTTGGGATTTAGTAAAGAAATACGATACTATATCTAACTACAACCTATTAAAAGGTATGGTAAAAAACAATCAGGAAGGATTCGTAGTTCGTTTTTCAAATGGTGATAGGGTTAAAATAAAAGGTGAAGAATATTTAAGACTTCACCGAATAATGACCCACCTTTCTACTACCGCAGTATGGGAAGTTCTTTCTAATGGTGGTGATATTCTATCAACCCTAACCGATGTTCCCGATGAATTTTATGATAAGATTCGCCAATACTCAAATAAGTTGGTGGATAAATACAATAAAATAGAGGATGAATATATTTGGATATTTAGGATTCTTAGTAAATCCGATGAATTTGAAAATCGTGCCAGGTTCGCTGAACTTGCTAAAAAGCATAAGTACCCGGCAATCTTATTTAAGATGTATGATTATAAAGATTATTCGAGGTTGATATGGAAAATAATCCAACCTAAATTTTCTAAACTTTAATTTGGATATTTAAAATTTAATTTGTATATTTGTATATGAAAACTATAGTTATATTTGATTTGGATGGTACTCTTGCCTTAATTGATGCTAGGCGAGAAAAAGCAACAAAGCAGAATGGTAAATTAAATTGGGGTGTATTTTTTGACCCACAAAACATTCAGTTGGATAAACCGAATCTGCCTGTTATCTCGGCCTTTTCCGCAATGAAATCGGCCGGATATACTGTAGGTATTTTTTCGGGTAGGGATTCAATATCCAAAACCGAAACTGAAGCTTGGTTGAAATCCAATGGAGTAGATTACGATTTTCTTCATATGCGACCTCAAAAAGATTACACTCCCGATGATGTACTGAAATCCGGGTGGTTGGATGAATTACTTAATGATGGTAATAAAATCCTCTGCGTTTTTGATGATAGGGATAAGGTAGTAAAGATGTGGCGGGATAGGGGAATTGCATGCTTTCAGGTAAATTATGGCGAATTCTAATAGAAAGCATATAGAATAATGGATAAGTTATTTTTAGGTAATGGTGGTTATATTGGTGGGGTATGTGATGGACTTGGTAAATGGAGTGGAATACCACCAATCCTTTGGAGAATAGGATTTTTATTTATATTCCCATACGCATTTTGGATATATCTAATACTTTGGGTTACTTTAAAAAAAGAGGTTTAACAAAATGAAAAAGTTATTTTTAGTTCGTGGCCTGCCAGGTTCGGGTAAATCAACCCTTGCTAAAGCGCTTGGTGGTATTAATATTGAAGCCGACCAATACTTTATGGTGGATGGTAAATATAATTTTGATGCTTCTAAACTTAAATTAGCACATAATTACTGCCAATCACAAACACAAATATGGATGAGATGTAATGACCCACAAATCAATGTAAATCGGATTGTGGTTTCCAACACTTTCACCCAAGAGTGGGAGATGGAAGCATACTATCAATTGGCTGCTAAATATGGATATCAAGTATTTTCTATCATTGTTGAAAATCGCCATAATGGTGTCAATGAGCATGGAGTACCCGAAGAAAAGATTGAACAAATGCGTAATCGTTTTGAAATTAAACTTTAATTAAGATATGAAAAATACAAAATTATCAGTATGGGATTTACCTTATCAATATGGTAAATTTTGGGTTGGTGAATTTACACAATATCACCAATGGGTTGACGAGGAAACAGCAGAACTTATTCTTTTAGAATATTATAATGGTGTTACGGATGGTGATAATTATTTTGGCTTAAATTAAATAATATACATTATGGAAAAAGTAGTTGTTGATGGTATGACCAAGGTCTTAATATCTGAAGGGTATGGTTCAGGGTTTTATACCTATGGAGCACCACCAAACGCAGTTTTTGACCCAAAATTAATTGAGTTGGTTGAATCAGGTAATTACGATGCCACCATATCATATGTAGAAAAAACTTATCCAGGCATACATCTTGGAGGTATATCCGGTTTATCAGTATGTTTAATACCCGTTGATACCGAATTTACAATTAATGAGTATTATGGGTATGAAAGTATTACATACAAACAGGATATTAATTGGATGATATCATAAAATTAATAAAAAAATAAAGTTATGATTAAAATAGATTTTACAATACTATCATTTATAATGATGGTTATTTTTGCGATATTCATCATTACAACGCATTTGTATAAAAAGAATAATGATAAAAAATTGTAAATGCTATGATGACTGCAAAAGAAAAAGCAAAATTTTTGGTGGATAAATTTTATTACTCATTCCCCAACAATGGTAGCCTAAACACAGGAATTAATTGTTGTAGTAGCAGGTGGAGTGAAGCAATCCAATGCGCATTAATAACCTGTAATGAGGTGTTGGGTGATATGGGGGCAGATAGAGGATATGCATATTGGTCGGAAGTTAAATCAGAGGTAAATGAATTAAAGGAACGGCACGAAAAAAGGTGGAATTAACCACCCATATAAAATAGTGTCCAATTTAGTGGACACTATTTCGTGGATTTAGAGCAAAATGTGGATAAATTTAACGATAATTTAATATTGAAAGCTTGGAAATATAGGTTTTCTGTAGTATCTTTACTTTGTAAGTTAATGAGAGATATGAAAACGAACCTAATGAGTTTATTGCTTGTTTACCTTTTCATCGTTGATGAACCTTGTAGGGTAAACCTGCTTAAAGAGCCTGTTCAAAGATTTGATACCGAATTAGCATCCTAAAAAAAATTAAACCCCCTATATTATGACAAAATTTTCAGTTAGTATCCACGGTTCTTCTTACGAACTCCCGTTGAAAGCAATTCGTACTAAAAACTACGGCCCTAATAAGGGTAGTAAGTATGTGTATGTGAATCCCCCCACCGCCGGTCTTTTGGTGAAGCAGTTTGTTAAACGAAATTTCCCAAATGTGCTGTGCCGTGTGGCATCCGATTCTTTTTCGGGTGGTAACTCCCTCCGTGTGTATGTATCCACCAAATTAGGTGCTCCAATTGACTCTCAATCCTTCAAAACGATTTCTGATTTTGTGGATATGTGGGAGTATGGTAAATTCAATGGAATGATTGATATGTATGAAAGTTATGAAAATAGTGGTACTATTTCCGATAATGGATTGGAGTTGGAGGCCGGTGTTAAATACGCATTTACTGAAAACCAACCCCGCTTTGGTACTGTAGAGTGGGTTGTGAATGAGGTCCGTAGTGGGAGAACCTTTAACGATACTGTAAAGTATGTAGATGCTAAGATAGCTGAAAAAGCTAAGGTTGAGTTATTACCATATATGAGTGGTATCACAGCTTAATTAATATTATGAACAAAATAAAGATTTCAGAAATTCGTAAATTCAATGATAATGGAGTTATTCGTGAAGGTATGGTTCACGGTAAATTCAATGAAAACTCATTCATTGTAGTTGTTAAGAATTTTCATACAGGCAAAGAAGAAGATTTTATTGTCAACACATCAGATTTTATAAATTAAAGATTTAACCTAAATTTTATATGAAACAATTGAATTGCCCCCCCTGCTCCACTATTGAGGATTTTATGAATGTATTAACATCCCAACTGAATGAGTATTACAATGCTCAATTCGGTAGGGCGGTAGTTGATATAAAGTTAAACACCGGAAGTAAATTTCACAAAATCACAGTAAACAATTGTGCGTGGGGATTTATCGCCCGTAATAATGGTGTATTAAAAGGTAAACCTTATCTTAGAGGTGATTTATTGAAAGCAGCAACCCACCGTCAACCCGCCGCAATTAGTCGTGGAAATGTTATTGAAGGTTGTAATTATACCCCATACGGACCAAATTATTTAAAATAAAAATTATGATAAAGAAAAAACCAACCAACCGCAATTTAGAAATTGATTTGACTGGTCCTCAAGGAAACGCATTCTTTCTTATAGGAACTGCACGAAATTTGGCCAAACAACTTGGTAAGGATTCAAAAGAAATTACCAATAGGATGATGAGTGGTGATTATGAAAACTTACTTAAAATCTTTGATGAAGAGTTTGGTAGTATTGTTACATTATATCGCTAATAAAAAGTAATAGGTATGAAACTAAAAACCACACCGGATGATGTATTTTACTATTTAGCAGTAGGTTTTTCAACTTTAGTAATTATAGCTTGGGCCTTTGCTATTGTTGGTAATATTTTAACATCATTAATCTAAAAAAATCGTTCCCGTAGCTCAGCAGGTTAGAGCGTCTGACTCATAATCAGGTGGTCGTAGGTTCGAACCCTACCAGGAACACAAAAAAATTAAATTAATAGTTTTTATTTATTTTTTGTATATTTATATTCGGAAAAAACAAAAATATCATGCATTCAATAACACACCCACGTAATCTCTCAAATCAGCATTGGTTTACAGCCATTAAGGTAGATTATACCTATGGGGTTGTTCCGTGGATGTGTATCTAATAAAGAATACAAATCTAAAAGAGCAAGCCCGAACCACAAAATTCGGGCTTTTTTATTATTAACGCAAATTTAATATTGAAAGCTTGGAAATTTAAAAATTTATTCGTATATTTGTTTAGTTCTTGAGTTGGTTCTCACTAAAAAACCATCGTTCTTTGACATCTTGGAAAACCACTGCCCCCTCGTCTAACGGCAGGACAGCAGACTTTGATTCTGTTTATCGAGGTTCGAATCCTTGGGGGGCAACATATAGTCAGGTATTGCGTAATGTGAAAGAGGTTTATCACATCCCAAAAACACCACGATTCAAAATCATTTGGACGCGAGAAGTATAAGGGTTGCAATGTCACAGGTTCGAATCCTGTCCTGACTGCAAAAAGTAATTCCAACAAATAAAGTTGTGAGTTGCATTAAAATAGCCAGCTATAAGCCAACATAAAGCGGTTGGGTACAGACGGAATAATTAACCAGAGTACATTGCAAAAGCTGTGATAATGTAACAAATACCCTTCTGAGTTGGGTTACTTTAAATATAGTCAGGTGGCGGAATGTAGACGCAATCCAACGGAGGAAATGTAGCAATACAGAAGGACACTCAAGAGGGATGCAGGAGGCAAAGACTTAGAAAGCCCTGCGTACAGGTTCGAATCCTGTCCTGACTACATAATGGAAGGGTGGCAGAGTTGGTCTATTGCACCGGTCTTGAAAACCGGAGGGTGTTAAAGCTCCGTGAGTTCGAATCTCACCTCTTCCTCATAATTATGCTCTCGTGGCGCAATTGGTTAGCGCAAGATGCTTATACCATCGAGGTTACAGGTTCAAGTCCTGTCGGGAGTACAAAAGACTTCGTAGCTTAATTGGTAAAGCACCTGGCTTTTAACCAGGGGAGTAACGGTTCGATTCCGTTCGGGGTCACATTTACACCTTTAGCTCAGTTGGTTCAGAGCATTTGTTTTACAAGCAAAGGGTCGCTAGTTCGAATCTAGCAAGGTGTACTCACTCTTAGTGTTATGTGGTAAAACACTTTGACCTCTATGTCGCCTGGTACTGCGGTATCCGAACACAGAGCGAGTAAGTTGGTTCGAATCCAACAGAGTGGACAATATAGTCAGGTGGCGGAATGAAAGCACAAAGAGTAATAGTATGTGCTGGATATGGTAGACGCTAATACGGCAAAAACGTAAGTGAGAAATATCTGGAAGGATTACCACATACAGGTTCGAATCCTGTCCTGACTACAAAACACAATGAACAGAAGTATAGAACAAAGACCAGCGCAGGTCTCTATATGGAGTTAGCACCCTCTGCCGAGGCCTCGTAAAACTACGAATAAGCAGTTAAGATTGGAGCGAGATGGGTACTCCAACATTGTGTTCATTTGGTGATGTAGCTCAGTTGGTAGAGCGGAGGCCTGAAGAGCCTCGCGTCGTTGGTTCGAATCCAACCATTCACCACACAAATATGCCTGTATCGCATAGCGGCAATTGCAACTGACTGTAAATCAGTTCTCGTTTGAGTCCGAAGGTTCGAGTCCTTCTGCAGGCACACATTGGAATATAGCTCAGTTGGTTAGAGCATTTGACTGATATTCAAAAGGTCGCTGGTTCGAATCCGGCTATTCCAACACAAGGCTCCTTAGGCTAATGGATAAACTGCTTCGCTACGGACGAAGTGTTAAACGTTCGAATCGTTTAGGAGCTACAATTTGGTACTGTGTCCGACTGGCAAGGTGGGGCTCTGCAAAAGCCTTTATATTGGTTCAATTCCAATCAGTACCTCAAAAAATACGGGTGTAGCTCAATTGGCAGAGCAATAATCTCCAAAATCATAGGCTGGGAGTTCGAGTCTCTCCACCCGTGCGTGAATGGCGAAATAGCTCAATTGGTTAGAGCGCAGGTCTCATAATCCTGAGGTTAGCAGTTCGATTCTGCTTTTCGCTACTAAAAAAAAGAAAGAAGATGAAAAGGTTTAAATCAGTAGACAACAGAGTGGTAGATGTTGTTGAACATACCTTGGATATAATGAAACGGTATCCTAATCTAAAAGTTCATATTGGTACTGATTCTCAAAATGTAGGATTGGAAACATCGTATGTAACTGCAATAGCATATCGTTTTGGTATCAGAGGTGTTCACTATATTTACACAAAAGAAAAAGTTCCATTGGTGCGTGATATGTTCACAAGATTATTTGATGAATGCGCTCGTACATTGGAAGTGGCAGAATGGTTTACCCAACAAATCAACATAAATGTTGAAATTGATATGGACTATAACCAAGACGAAATTGCACCTAGCCACAAACTTATAGGAGCAACTCGTGGTTGGGCCTTATCGTTGGGATACAAAGTGAATGTCAAACCTGATATTCAAATTGCTACAAAAGCGGCAGATTATCACTGCCGTTAAATGGCGGCTGTAGCTCAGTTGGTAGAGCGCTAGATTGTGGTTCTAGTGCGGGTGGGTTCGATTCCCATCGGTCGCCCCAAAGGAAGATTGGCTGAGTGGTCTAAAGCGGCACCCTGCTAAGGTGTTAATCGGGTAACTGGTTCATTGGTTCAAATCCAATATCTTCCGCAAAAAATAAATTTGGATAATTAAAATTTATTTTGTATATTTATACCGAAGTGGTGGAATTGGCAGTCACACTGGTTTTAGAAACCAGCGCTTTATAGCATTGCGAGTTCGAGTCTCGCCTTCGGTACAATTGTCTTGATAGCTCAGAGGTAGAGCGACGGACTGTTAATCCGTTGGTCGTAGGTTCGACTCCTACTCAGGACGCAATCAATACGCTCCGTTCGTCTAATTGGTTAGGACATTCCCCTTTCACGGGAAAGCTTACGGGTTCGAGTCCCGTACGGAGTACAAAAAACAAAAACTATGAAAAAACTACTTATTACCCTATTTGTATTACTTAGTTCAACTGCGTTTGCACAAAAGCCAATGGTTGGATTTACTGTTACTGAAATCAAAGAAAGAAATCGTCTTGAATTTGGTACAACAAATTGGGAAAGATTAAATCAATCTGATTATTGGGTTATATATACAGTCCATCCTAAATTTGATTTAATGACTATGTACTTTTTTAAGTGGGGTGGAACTGAAAATATTATGTGTGCCCAATCAACTAAATCCGATGATGTGGCAAGGGAAATGCTAACAAGAATAATAGAAACCCACCACAATTTAGGTGATAATCATTATAAAAATAATAACGGGCTTGTTGTTCACTACAAATGGCAATCGGATATGGAAACACATCAATTTATGCATTTCAATCCTGAAGGTAAAAGGATTTTTTAAAATTGAAATATATTGCGGGTTATGGAAGTGGTCTATCCGCCAGGTCTCATAAGCCAGGAATCGGGGGTTCGAATCCCTCACCCGCTACAAAAGGGCTGTTAGTTCAGTTGGCTAGAACGTCTGATTTGCATTCAGAAGGTCATCGGTTCGACTCCGGTACGGTCCACAAAATGCTTCTTTAGCTCAGTTGGTAGAGCTCCCGCCTTGTAAGCGGATGGTCATTGGTTCGAATCCGATAAGAAGCTCACTTTGCGGCAGTAGCTCAGTTGGTAGAGCATAACCTTGCCAAGGTTAGGGTCGCTGGTTCGAATCCAGTTTGCCGCTCAATGGTTCATTAGTATAATAGTAGAATACGGCACTGTCACTGCCGAGGCAGGGGAGCATAACCCCTATGAACCGCAATGAGTAAGAGATACTCAGAGTCTTTAGTTCAAGACTTAAACAATGGGCTCGCTTAAATCGGACAGCGGAATGCCGGTTCTTAGGGTTAAAGGTGCCACTCACAGCTCCTCCTTCGTAGTGTGACTGTTTTAATAGGGGATGCCCTGTAGGTTTTATCAATAGGAAAAAACCAGAATGACTACTCACCCCAAATCTCAGGGTGGGGAAACATAGGGGAATATATCAATTGGTTAGATTACGTGCTTTGGGAGCACGAGGTTGTGGGTTCGAGTCCCGCTTCCCCTACTAACTTAAAAAATAAAAAATGGCACTTTTAATCGGAATGTTACTGATGCTTTTGGCGCAGATACTTACTTTCTATCAACTCCAGGGTCAGTTAAAATACCAATGGTTCAAAGATAACTATTGGGTTATTGTATTGATGGGTATTCCTATATCAATGATGTATATGGAATCGGTTCGTCAAATCATCACTCATTATGGTGGATTACTTTGGCCATCTCGTCTTATTGGGTTTGGTATTGGGGTAGTGGTTTTTGCTATACTTTCACAATTAGTTTTTGGAGAAAACCTAACCACAAAAACAATGGTATGTTTAATCCTTTCAGGAGTTATTATACTGATACAAATATTTTGGAAGTAAAAAATCAATATTTATTTATATAAACAATTAAACAATTTAAAAAAACAATCTATGAAAAAAAGTTTTATTCTCGCTCTTTTGAGCATGTTTAGTTTCGCACAAGCGCAAACTACAGTTGATACCATCCGAACAGATATTACAACAAACACCACTTGGAATAGTGGAACAATTTATTTATTAGAAGGTAATCGGTTTGTAAAGAATGGCGCAACACTAACAATTGAACCTGGTACAATTATCAGAGGTGATAAAGCATCAAAGGGAACGCTTATTATTACAAAAAACGGCCGCATCTATGCAAACGGAACGGCGGCTCAACCAATTATCTTTACATCCAATCAAACTGTAGGGCAGCGTACTTATGGTGATTGGGGTGGGGTTGTAATATTAGGAAACGCTACAACAAACATTCCTGGTGGAGTTGGTATTATTGAAGGTGGGCTCTTAGGACAAGATGCTACTTATGGTGGAACTGATGATGAAGATAGTTCGGGTGTATTTAGATATGTCCGCATTGAATTTCCCGGCATAGCATATCAACCCAATAGTGAAATCAATGGATTGACATTTGGTGGGGTTGGTAGTAAGACTGTGGTTGAGAATGTTCAAGTATCCTATTCTGGTGATGATTCCTATGAATGGTTTGGTGGTACAGTCAATTGTAAGTACTTGATTGCCCATCGTGGATGGGATGATGATTTTGATACTGATTTTGGTTATAGAGGAAAAGTTCAATTTGCTCTTTCAATGCGTGACCCGCAGATTGCAGACCAATCTCAATCAAACGGATTTGAATCCGATAACGATGGAACAGGGACTTCAAACACACCACAAACTGCTCCGATATTTTCTAATGTAACTATCATCGGCCCAAAAGAAAATGGTGGACCTGCTTCTCTTTATCGTAGGGCGTTACATCTTCGTAGGAACACCCGTACATCGGTCTACAATTCCCTTTTTATGGGATATCCGACTGGATTGCATATTGATGGTTCATCGGCTCAATTAAATGCGACTAATGATTCACTCCAAATTGAAAGAGTGGTATTTGCTAATATGACTAATAAGTTTGAACAAACACAAGGTACGAATACTTGGGCTGGGATGTTGAATTATTTTGGTGATACTTTGAGAGGAAATGAGATATTTGATAGTACATCCCAAATCGGATTATCTTCGGGTTATAATAGCCTAACAAACCCACAGCTATTACCACAACAAAATAGTATTCTATTAACAGGTGCTTCTTTTTCAAATCCCCGAATTTCAAATAATTTCTTTACGCCCGTTACCCATCGTGGTGCGTTTGGTCAATCTGACTGGACGAGTGGTTGGTCTAATTTCAACCCAGATACAATTAGGACATCGGTTCGTTATATGGAGATTTCAAACCGAATGAATGTTTATCCCAATCCAATTAAAAATGAATTTATGGTAGAATGCGGTGAACGAATTACAAATATTTCAGTATTTAATATTATGGGTTCTAATGTTCAATCGGATATTACATACAATGAAAACCATTCAATGGTTACTATCGTAGATAATGTAAGTGGTATTCTTTTTGTTAATATCACAACACCATCGGGAAATTACACAACGCGTATTATAAAAAATTAGGATAAGGTAAAAAATGTCAATACTAATCGCATCAGACCACGCAGGATGGGAATTAAAAACTCAACTGATTGAGTATATGGATAAGTGTGGAATGGAATTAACGGACTTGGGAACAAATACTCCCGAGTCCGTTGATTACCCGGACTACGCACACAAAATGTGTTCAAACTTTAAATCGCAATTTGGTATTCTTATATGCGGTAGCGGTAATGGGGTGTGTATGACAGCAAACAAATGGCCAGGTATTCGTGCGGCACTTTGTTGGGATGTTGATATAGCACGATTAGCAAGGGCACATAATAATGCAAATATTATTTGTTTACCCGCAAGGTTTCTTTGTATTGATGATGCAATTGATATCCTTAACACTTTTTTAGAAACCGATTTTGAGGGAGATAGGCATATTAAAAGAATGATGGCAATTAATATAAATGAAAATGTATAAATTAGAAGATGTAAACAGCGGACGGATTTGGGAAGCCGAATCCGTTAAATGGGCCCAAAGAGATTTACGAGGTGGAATCAAAAATTGGGAAGATGGTGGACCGCATGTTGGTAATATGCTTGTTCTTGATTTTGAGTATTCAGATGGTATGGGTTCATTCTATTCTTTTTGCTCTGATAAGATAACCGAAATTGTAAATTGGAAGGGTAAAAATATTCATTTCAAAACTGAAGGTGATAAGGAATACAAACTATCTTTTAAATTTTGATGAAAATAGACGCTTTACTTATAATTACTATCAAATATATAAAATATGAAATGGGATGAATATTTTATTAACATAGCCGAACAAGTTAAGTTAAAATCTAAAGATGAAAAAACTCAAATCGGAGTGGTTATAGTTGGTAAAGATAACGAAATTGTTTCTACCGGCTATAACTCATTTCCACGAGGGATTAATGATAATGTTAATGAAAGACAAGAAAGACCAGAGAAATACTTTTGGTTCTCACATGCGGAAACTAATTCTATAATAAATTGTGCAAGAATTGGAGTATCTACACTAAATACTAAAATGTATATGACTTGTGGAATACCTTGTGCGGATTGTGCTCGTAATATAATAAATTCCGGCATATCTGAAATAATATGTAGAACAAATAGTGGAGCTAAAGGGCCCAAATGGGAAGAAAGCGCTGAACGAAGTATCAAAATGTTTGAGGAAGCGGGGGTAGGTGTTTTTTATTACACAAAAAGTTTGGATAATTAAATAATTATTTGTATATTGTGTAAAGTTAAATGGGAAAGAACATGAAAGAATACTACTTTTATTTTAAATCGGACACTACAAAAGAAGCACTTAGTAAAACAAAAGCAAGTTCTTTAGAAGATGCTATTGAGTTATTTTGTGAAACAAAAAAAATGAAGAAAGACCAATTTAGTGAACTGTTTAGTGTATCTGAAGCGGTGAGGAAAAAAGTAGTTGATAAATAATGATAATGCCTCGGTGGTGAAATAGGTAGCCACGCAGGACTTAAAATCCTGTAGCTGATGAAGCTGTACCGGTTCGATTCCGGTCCGAGGTACAAAAAATGAATATGCGCCCGTAGCTCAGTTGGATAGAGTAGTATATTTATATAATTTGCGGTTATGATGTAATTGGATAGCATTAAACTCTTCTAAAGTTTCCGTATAGGTTCGAACCCTATTAACCGTACAAAAAAATAAAAAATAATGAATATAAAATACAAATTTAAAAAATTGCAGGTTTGGTTTAGGCAGGGGCTGGTTAGACACGAGCCCTATACCGAAAGAGAGATTTTAACAAAGAGGGTTTTAATCCGATTGATGTCAAATCCAAAAACCCACTACTTGATGACACCATCGGGTAGATACTATGTTCAGACAGATGATAAACAATACACTTTGATATTGCAAAATAATATGGTTAAAGTTTCCAACCACTACTATACATTTGAGTTTACCATTAGTTCATTCTTATCAAATGAATTGATTGGGTTAGTACAAAAAGCAATTGAGAAAGAGCGTGGGAAAATGGAAGAAGAAATGTTTAAAACTGAAATAAACATGCTTAATGATATTTTATCAAAAAAATAATTGTATTTATTTAAGAAAAAATTTGGAAATATGAAATTTCTTTTGTATATTGTGTAAAATTTAAAACAAATTAATTATGAAAAACATCTTTTTTATCGCAATGGTAGTTATGGCTGTATCATTTACGGCTTGTACCAACAACGCTGAACAAACTGAATTGGTTGCCGAACCAGTTGATTCTGCTGTTGTAGATTCTACTGAGGAGTTGTATCCTGTTGTAGATAGCACAGCAGCTGCTCAATAATAGTTTTTCAGATTACATCCCCCTTAGTGGGGATACTTGCGGGTATCGTATAATGGTATTACATTCGCTTTCCAAGCCTATGACGGTGGTTCGATTCCATCTACCCGCTCAACAAAATAAATTATGAGTTATTTAGGACAGGTTATTTATATAAACGATGGTATGTTTCAAGTCTATCGTACAATGAAAGAAGAACCAAATCTAAATGTAGATTTCATAAAACAATATTGGGAATGTAGCCATACCTTTAAAAAGGATGGTTTGTTATTTTTTTGTAGAGAAATAGTATCTATACCATTTGAAGAAATTACTGATGGAACTGATTAATACATATCCCGTCAAAAAATCAGATTTAGGTTTTCACGGAAATCTTTTCGGAGGAAAAGCATTGGCGTGGATTGATGCTTCCGCAGCTGCGTACGCAATGCAGGTATGTGATACCCCCCGTGTAGTAACTATTAAAATAGATGAGTGTCTATTTAAGAAGCCCGCAAAAGAAGGGCAACTATTAAAGGTATATGGTAGTGTAAATCATATTGGAAATACATCGGTTAAACTATACATTGAAGCAAGAGCGCATAATGTATATACAGGCAACCAAACCACCGTTGTATCTACCTATATTACCTTTGTGAGAATTGATGAGGATGGAAACCCGATTCCTATTTCAGAGCGGGTTAAGAAAAAATATGGGTTTAAAATTGACCCGATTGACAGGGATAATACCCTATTTACGAATTAAAACCAACTGTCCAATAAATTGGACACTTTTCCACACGAATGTGGATAACTTTAATGGAATTTTAATCTCAAAAGTTTGGATTTTTGCTCTTTTATACTTATCTTTGGGTATTAAATAGTTATTGATATGAGTAAAACCAAAAGAGACAGGAAATTGCTTGATTTTAACGGCAATTGGAGTTCAGGAGAGGCTGCACACCATATCAGTAAAAAAATGACAGAACAGGTGGTCAAGTCACCTAAATCTTATTCAAGAAAGAACAAATCTTGGTTAAAAGATTTAACGCAAATTTAATATTGAAAGTTTGGATATTCCCTATTTCTGTATTATCTTTACTTTGTAAGTTAATTCCTCCTATATGAAAAAATACAAAAAAAGCAAGTCCTACTATTCCGACTATTGGTTGGATAAGTCGCTCTTTACCCCTACCATATATCGTGGTGGTTTTGGTGGTTCTACTAAAACTGATGCGTATGAGGTCAAAACTAATGACCTTATTAAGTTGGCCTCTTATAAACGGGCCATTTCTAACTTTGTTAGAATTGTAACAAACAAACAAATTCCTGTCAAATTTTCTACAGGCAACCAATCTTATACTGATGGTAGTACTGTGGTAATTTCTTCAAAATTGGATGATGCTGAATTTGACCCGACGGTAGGTTTGGCTCTCCACGAAGGTTCGCACATTAAACTTACCGAATTTAGTATTCTTCAAAAATATTTCGCACCAAGCTCTACAGTGATACCACCCGTTATTGCTAATCGTATTGCTGAAATGCCGACGGTATTTGAATCTGATATATTGGCTGTTCGTGCATTGAGGCAGGATGCATATACTTATCTAAAAGATATCCTTAATATTGTTGAGGATAGGCGAATTGATAATTACATTTATAACACAGCCCCTGGTTATCGTGGGTACTATCACTCTATGTATGATAAATACTTTAATGATAGTGTTATTGATAAGGCTTTGGTATCTGATGAATATACCACCGAAGATTGGGAATCTTATATGTTCCGACTCATCAACATTACAAACAAAAATCGTAGGTTGGGTGCTCTAAAATCTTTTCCAACGATTTGGGCTTTGATGGATTTAAAAAACATTGGTAGGTTAAAAACTACTACTGATAGTTTGGAGTTGGCTTCTAATATTTTCTTAACTATCTTTGATGCAGTTTATACTAATAACCCCGCACAAAGTAAAGAATCATCTTCTTCATCTGATGGTGATGGTAATGAATCATCTTCAGGTGATTCTAACGGTAATTCACCAATGACAGGTGATACTGATTCACCCCAAACAGGTAACGATTCTATGGAATCTAATGGTGATGGTAATTTGGATATGAGTAATTCTTCTGATGGTGATTCTTCTGATGGTGATTCTTCTGATGGTGATTCTTCTGATGGTGATTCTTCTAACAATAGTTCTGGTGGTTCTGGAGATAAACTTTCACCTTCTCTTAGAAACAGACTTAATAACGCTATAAAAAAGCAGAAAGATTTTTTGAATGGTGATATTGCTAAAAGGAAGATTGGTAAAAATGAATCCTCTGTAGTAAACGCTTTAGAAGAATCTGATGTAGATTTGAAGAATGTATCCGCTGAAATTCAATGGCGTGGTGTTCAGAAAACATCGTGTTATTTAGTTAGGAAGCTGACTAAATCGCTGATTGAATCTCAGGCATTTGGTATTACTACAAACTACAATGGTAGAACTGATTATAATCAAACCCACATTGATAATGGTATCGCATTAGGTGTTTTATTGGGTAAGAAGCTGAAAACGCGTGATGAGAATCGTAGTTTGGTTACACCCCGTCTTAAATCGGGTAAAATATCATCCCGAATGTTACACGAGGTTGGGTTTGGTAATTTCAATATCTTTGAAAAGATTCAAACTAATTCGGTAAAGCCGGTTACTCTTCACATTTCAGTTGATGCTAGTGGTTCAATGGGTGGAAAGAAATGGGATAACACACAAACTGCTGTGGTTGCTATCGCTAAGGCCGCTTCAATGATATCAAATATCAATGTGGTTATTAGTTACCGAAGCACATATGATAATGGCACATCAGTTCCGATGATTGTAATTGCTTATGATAGTAGGGTTGATAATTTCTCAAAGATTAAAAGTATGTTCAAACATTTAATTCCAAATGGTACAACACCTGAAGGATTGTGTTATGAGGCGATTATGGGAGAAATTTTGAATTCCAAAGATAATTCCGATAAATACCTAATTAACTTTTCGGATGGTATGCCTACCTTTGAAAATAAGGAAATGAGTTATGAGGGCGACTCTGCTATTAAACACACCGCTGACCAGGTCAATAAAATGAGGATGGGTGGTGTTAGTGTTCTATCTTACTTTATTAGTGAATATAGTTCGCAACGAATGCATAATACCTCCTACGCCGATGATTTTAATCGGATGTATGGTAAGGACGCGAGGTTCATTAATGTAAAAGAGGTTATGGACCTGGCTAAGACATTAAATGGTAAGTTTGAGGTGGGTGTCCAATAAAATGGACACTTTTCCCTCAAATGTGGATACGCTGTGGATAAATTTAACGCAAATTTAACATAAAAAGTTTGGATAATTGCTACTTTTGTAGTATCTTTATATTGTAAGTTAAACCCCTATATATGAAAAACCAAAGATTCGTTTTCGGTACTATCGTTCAAAGTAACGGCGTACTAATGTTCCAAGATTCAAATGGAGCAATGTTCAACATCCCAGCTCTTAATGAGAAAGGGACTTCCCTCTACAGCAGGGCTCTTCAGGCTTCTAAGCGACCTGATAAATTCCGATTCAAAATTAGGGTAAAGGGTTCGTTCACATCTGGTGAACTTTGTTTTGGCCGTGTTCCCGCTTCTAAAGCAACCGATACCACTCCTGTTATGAACTTCAATAAACCAAATGGTGGGTTGGGGCAGTACGCTGTGGATTCGGTTCACAAACCTACTGTGACTGTGGTATCAACCCCAGCTCAAACCACCGCTCCGGTGGTTATGCCTGAAAATGTTTTGAACTTTATTCACTGCGAAGCTGCGGAGTTGAAGCCGAAGATGTTGTTTATGCCAGAACTTAAATGGAAATATTTAATTCGTAATATTCTTCGTGGTAAGAACATTATGATGACCGGTGCGGCTGGATGTGGTAAGACGATGGCTGCTAAAGCTGCGGCTTCTTCAATTGATGGGTATTCTACTTTCATCATCAACTTGGGTGCTACGCAGGACCCGCGAACTACTTTGATTGGTAATACTCAATATGACACGGCCAAAGGTACTGTGTTTAATCAATCACCTTTTGTAAAGGCAATCCAAACACCAAACACTGTGGTTGTGTTGGACGAGATTACGAGGGCGCATCCTGAAGCGTGGAACATTTTGATGACGGTTCTTGACCCTGGCCAACGCTACCTTCGTTTGGATGAAGCCGCTGATGCTCCCACTATCAATGTGGCCGATGGTGTTTCGTTCATCGCTTCCGCTAACATTGGTAATGAATATACCGCCACCCGAATGCTTGACCGTGCTATCTTAGACCGATTTACGATTATTGAAATGGATTCGTTGACTAAGGATGAAGAATCAACTTTGCTTGGGATGATGTATCCTTCAGTATCTTCGGAACTGTTGGGCAATGTGGCTGAAATTACGGCGATGACTCGTGATGAGATTCGTAGTGAATCACCCAAACTGACTAACTCGCTATCTACTCGTACTGCGGTGGAAATTGGTTCGCTACTCTACGATGGATTTAGTTTGACTGAGGCCGCTGAGATTGCTATCTATCCCTTCTTTGATAGTAGTGGTGGGGCTCAATCGGAGCGTGTGTTTATGAAGCAGTTCGTTCAAAAGTTTGTAAAAACTGGTGAAGAAAACCTCTTCAATACCGAAGATACTGCTGTTAATAATCCGTTTTAATTTATATGGGGTATAATAAGTTCAAATGGTGGAGAAATGGGGCTCGTAAAGAGCCCCTTTCTTTTAATGCGCATCTTTATGATAAGATTGTAAATGGTGATTTTGATTTATCCGATTTTTTCAAACAGGCTTTTGAGGCTAGGAAAAAAGCAAATCGTGCATATGAACTTGCCTATAAAAAGTATGGTGGCAGTTCAGACTTTGATAGGTGTGAATCTGCACGGGATGCGAGTAGGATGGATAGGGTTCGTGCTTTGAAGCTTGAATTTGAAGGTGAGTTAGATGAGATTCGTATATTGAATTCGCTTCGGAGTGAACTACAAAAAAAGTTTGGTATTGATGTGTGGGATGAAATGATGAATGAATCCCCAATGGATTTAGATGAGTTATATAATTATTACTATCAAAAATCAATTAATAAATAATGAAGATGAAACCCAAGATGAAAACCTTAAACGCATTAAAAGAGTATAAAAAAAATCATTATACTAGATATAAGCAATCCGATTTTGTGGGACCTATCAGAGCATTGGGTAGGATTAAAGCGCTTAACAGGCATGGCGGTATTGTTATTAAAGAAGCACCTGCTTTCAGAGGAGTCTGTCAAGCAATTGGAACGGCGGATACATTCATTATTACAATGTGGGATAATGGTAATGGTAATTATAGATTTGAAATTTGTGAGAAAGATAGTTATTCTCAAAAAAATGTATCACCAATATTTTGATATTTAAAATTTCTTTTGTATATTTGATATGATGTATGACCCGAACAAACCATTGAGTAACGAAGAATTGGAATCTTTATCCAGAGATGAATTCTTTGAATATTTAGATAGTAAAGCAGAATACCTAAAAAGGTTTTCAACCCCACTATCAGGTTATAAACTGAAGAGGTTTGCTTATGGAACTGCTGCTGTTAGTGGTGAGGTAATATCCCATTCTCATCACGAACAATTAGGTAAATGGGGTAAAGAAAATTTTCATAAAACTTGTGAAATCGTTAAAAATAAATTAAAGTAAAAAAATTATGATGTACTATTTAGTAAAAGTAAAAGTTGAGACCGATAATGGTAATGGTAAAATCAAAAAGAACACGGAACAGTATTTGATAAAAGCAGTATCGGTTACAGATGCAGAAGCACATATCACCGCGTTTCTACAAAATTCTCCATTGGAGTTTGAAGTTAGTTCCGTTACACAAACAAAAATTCTAAATGTGATTGGAAATTAAGTATGGTTTATAGCATAGGAGACAGAGTAGTAGTTAGTGTATATACTAATTTTATGGTGGGTAAGGTTGTTTCAAAAACAAAAATCAGAAACAGCAATGCTTACGATGTAAAATTAGAAGATGGTAGATTGATAGAAAATTGTTCACTTAATAAAGAAATAGCTAATGGCTTTTTAATCAATAAACGATTAACCCAATTATTCAATGAAAAAGAAAATGACGCAGCCGAAGGTAGTATCGGTGAATCCGCAGTTTGATAGGATTAAACGGCGTGTACTTAAAAAGTTTCCTGATGCTAAAACCACTATGACTCCAGAGGGCAGATACAAAGTATCTAATGGATATGGTGGGTATATTGGTGATGAGGTTTATTTACCCTCTCAACCAACTATTATGGATGCTTGGTATTGGGCTAATGAATGTTTGAAAACGATTCAGAATATTAATCGCACACATCCCGATAAAAGTATAATGGATTTTGATGAAAGAAAATTCAATAGGGTATCATCCCGTAATTTTAGGAAAAACAAAAAGTCAAAAATAGATAATAATTAATTCTTTTTCTATATTTATTATTGTATAACAATTAAACAAAAAAGTTATGAATAGTAAATATAAAAACGCACCGATTAAGAGTTATGTAAATAATTCGTTTGGAATAACTCAAAAACAGGAAGCTAAGTTTCAGAAATACGCTGGAAAAAACTATACTGATATTGATTTACAAATTAATCCCGAACTAAAGCCATCCGATTATCCCGTAAAACCATTTACCGAAATTGGTAGTTTAAAGATAGGGAATAATGAAATGGTAATTACAAAAGCGGAAGCAGAACGAATTATTGATACTCTTAATGATGCTTTACTAACAGTAGAAAAAAAGTATAGGTTAAATATATTTAACTAATAAAACACAATGGGTTCAAACAATCAAAGCACTACTGAATTTGAAAAATTAAAAGATGCTTTGTTTGGTGGATATGGATTTAAGCCAGACCCACACACATCACATTCATTTGCTATTAGCTCAAACGCACCGACTACTGGGCCAATAACGCATATACATAACGCAACAGATAGAGAATCAATTCTTTTAAACAAAGAAACTTTTGATAATTATATTTCCAATTGTGCTGATATAATAAAAAAGAAAAAAGAACCATATTATACTTTAGTAAAAAATAATCTTAAAACAGTTTTCTTTTCTACCGATGTAGAGGTAGATGATGTTTATAAAACTAAAATGCGGGAAAGACTGCAACTTATTTTGAATAAAACATATTATAATAAAAACGAAATATTGGAAGAGGTTGTGTGGATAATTGATGAGTATATTGCTGAAAGTGGTTACGCATTATCCAAAGAAATTTTAGTTTGGTTAAACGAACAATATAAAAAAGATTAACTATTTATTACTATGGATATGGAAGTTTTCTGGAATGAGCAGGAGTATGATTTCTATAAATCTCTCTCACCAAGAGATAAGTTGATATATTTTTCCGATATGTATTCAGGCTTTTTTGAAAAGCTGGGCGATGAAGAAGATATTATAGAATTTTCTGATGAGGATAGTTTAGATGCGGACAGATTGGAAAGTTTATTTTCCGATTATGATACTGAAGATAAAAATAAAAAGTTCATAAAAATTCAATGTCTACAAAACGAAGATATTACACCCGTACTACTTAAATTGATTTGTGATGGATTTATACTTAAAAAATCTGATGTAGTTCGTTCCCCAAATGGGGATACGCATAGATTTATTGTAATAGGACAAGTACCACCAACATCATTAAATTAATTTATGATACTTGATGAGTTTGATTTTGATAATGGAATATTTGGTCAGATTCGGTATAAAAAAGATACAAAAATTTTTTTCAATAAATTGTTTATGGAAGATGAGTTCAGATGCTATTTAGTTAATTCATCAAATGGGAGAGAAGTTTATTTAACATCCACACCAACTCAATCCGAAGCAAAGGCTTATTTGTTCCAATTACATAATTCAAGACACAAATAACTTTGGTATGATTTTTGATATATATTAAAAGAGTATAACCTAAGGGCGCAACCGACTACCGTAAGGGGTCAAAATTAAAATTATGTTTAACAATTAAAATAGATTTAAGGACTATTATGACACACATTAGAGAATTACCTGCTTCACCATTTGATATTTTGGTGAAAAACTTTTTCACAACCGATTCATTTTTCGCACCAGCGATGGATGTAAAAATCGGTCATCCCGTAGATATCTACGAAACTAAAGAAGGGTTATGTTTTGAAATCGCTGGCACCGGTTTAACCAAAGAAGATATTGATATCAATATTGAAGGCGATTTGTTGAGGGTTTCTTATACCAAAAAAGATGAAACCAAAGAAGGTGTAAACTATATTCACAAAGGAATCGCAAAGCGCTCTTTTAATTTAGGATATAAGATTGCCCGTAAATATGATTTGAATTCAGCAGAAGCATCTATGAAAGATGGTTTACTCAAAATCAGTATTCCATTTGCTGAAGAATCAAAACCAAAATCACTAAAAATTAAGTAATCAAATAAAACCCGCGCCTTTGGGTTATAATCTTTTAAAAAGTTATGTATGATTCAGTACGCTGATATTATTGTAGATTTACAAGCCGGTGATACTGGTAAAGGTAAGGTTGCGCATTTCCTATCCAAAGATAAAGAATACACTCATGTGGTTCGTTATAATGGAGGGGGAAATGCCGGCCATACCGTTTATCACAATGGAGAAAAATTTGTAACCCACTATATTCCCGTTGGTGTATTCTATGGTATTAAATCTATCATCGGGCCTGGATGTGTAGTAAACATTTCAGACCTTTATAAGGAATGGAAAGAATTAGAGGATAAGGGTATTAATGTATCTGATTATCTTTTCATAGATAAGAGGGTTCATATGATAAGGTCCGAACATTTGATGGAAGATTCCAAAGATACAAAAATAGGAACTACCAAAACAGGCAATGGGCCTGCGTATCGGGATAAGTATGCCCGAACAGGTATTAGAGTGGGTGATACATTCAAATTAAAAAACATTATTGATATCTACGAAGAGTTTTATGGTAGTACATCTGTAAAAATCTTATTTGAAGGTGCTCAAGGATTTGAGTTAGATATTGATTGGGGTGATTACCCTTATGTAACATCATCACATTGTACAGTTGGTTCTGCTATTATGAATGGTGTTCCACCACAAAAGATACGAAAGGTGTATGGGGTAGCAAAAGGATATCGTACCTATGTAGGAGCAAAGCAATTTGAGGGGGATAATGAAATCTTTAGTAAGATTCGATTGTTGGGTAATGAATATGGTGCTACCACTGGTAGGAGTAGACAAGTTAATTGGTTGGATATGGACTTACTTATCAAAGCAATAAATTTAAATGGTGTAACCGATATGGTGTTCAACAAAATTGATGTATTGGAAGAGGCAGGTACACTTTGTTTTATTTACTATGGTAAACCAATGTATTTTGAAAATTCAGATTCATTTAAATCGGAGATAGAATCTATCATCAGAGTGAAGTGTCAATCTGTTCAAAATATTATTTTCAGTTATTCACCACATTCAATTTAAAAAAATTAACGAAAATTTAATATGGGGGGTTTGGAAAAATCCCCCTTTTTTATTATATTTGTAGTATCTAAACCAAAAACTATGTCAAACTTAGGATACGCTTGCATCAATATGACTTTGGGCAAGAAAAAGATTACCACCAATAGGGGTATGATTAGAAAAACCTTTTTAAAGGAAGGTATTAGCAGGGCTTCGGAGCTTGGGTTGCAAAACACTCGTGACCTGATAGAGATTATCAAATGGAATGAAAATATGGGTATAAAACTCTTTAGAATCACCTCCAATCTATTCCCCTGGTCATCTGAGTACCCACTATCAGATATGCCTCATTTTGCTCATATATCCAATCTCCTGAAGGGTGCTGGGGTATTGGTATCCAACTATGGACAAAGGATTACATCTCATCCTGGCCCCTTTAATGTACTCGTTTCACCCAATGAAAAGGTGGTAAACAACACCATAACCGATTTATCGTTGCATGGGGAGGTCTTTGACCTGATGGGGTTGAGTAGAACCCCCTACAATGTCATTAATATCCATTGTAATGGTGTCTATGGGGATAAAGAATCAGCGATGGATAGATTCTGTCGGAACTTTGAAAGGTTGCCTGAATCGGTTAAAACCAGGCTGACGGTAGAAAACGATGATAAGGCAAGTATGTATTCAGTAAAAGACCTGATGTATATCCACCAAAGAACTGGTATCCCAATTGTATTTGATTACCACCACCACAAATTTTGTACAGGTGGTTTATCAGAGCAGGAAGCTTTGGAGTTAGCAATGACAACTTGGCCCGATGGAATCAAACCCGTAGTTCACTATTCAGAATCAGCACCAGGTAAAATCCCTCAAGCACATTCAGATTTTATTTCAAACAAAATTGAAACTTATGGTTACGATTTGGATATTGAAGTAGAAGCTAAAATGAAAGAATTAGCGGTTCTTAATTACTTAAATCAGTATGGGCAGAATTAACCTGTTTAAGGTTATTATCTATTTTTGGATATTTATTTTATATTTTCAAGTTTGTCTTGTTATTACTTGTTGTTTACAATCAAGCTTGATATCAAAAGATTTGATAATAAATACAACTGAGGAAGTTAATAAAGTTAAAAAAATGGAATAACATATGAAAAATTTTTTTACGAGAAAAAATGGTTTCATAATCTTAATGATATTATCCACATTTACACTTGCTGGTTCAGCTGCATACTATTCCGTATTCGGTCTTAGTTCACTTTTCGCTGGAGCAAGAACTGAAGTTATTATAATGGCGGGGGCATTAGAATTTGCAAAAATAATTCTTGCGTCATACCTTCATAACTATTGGAAAGTAATTGGGTGGTTAAAATGGTATTTAGTTTCAGCGGTTGTAATTCTAATGATGATTACATCTTTGGGTATATATGGTTTTTTGACTTCGGCATACCAAACAACGAGTGATAAGTTTACTATCCTTAATAAAGAGGTTAGTGTTGTTGATGTAAAACGAAATAGATTCAAAGAGCAATTGGTGGATTTAAACGCTGAAAAAAAATTATTGGAAACATCCATATCATCATTAAGAGGTGGGTTAGCAACCAATAACTCTCAGACTGAAAGGGGTGCTGCCTCCCAACGAAAGGTTTTAAGTAGTGAATTAAAAATGGCGGTTCAGCAAAGAGATATTTTAAGTTTAAAAATAGAATCATTGAATGATTCGTTGACTTCTTTGGATTTACAAATATTAGATAAGGAGTCAAACAATGATGTAGCTGCTGAAATAGGTCCGTTAAGATACTTGGATAAATTAACTGGGTGGGGTATGGATAGAATTGTAAATTGGTTTACATTATTAATTGTATTGGTATTTGACCCATTAGCAATTTCTATGGTTATAGCCCTAAATAAACTTATAAAAGAAGTTAAGATAGTGGAAATTAAACCTATTGAAGAAATACCAATCAAAGAAGAAATAGTTATCAATTCTAAAGAAGAAATTAAAGAACCGGTTGTAGAAACTAAAGAAGAAAGACCTGATGTAGTATTTGAACCAACTACTGAAGAAGCATTAAATCTATATAGTGAAGAATCAAAAACACCAACACCAACACCAACACACACTTATGCAAAAACCGGCGCTGATAGATATAGATAAAAATAATTAAAAATATATTTGGTAATATACATTTTTTGTTGTATATTGTATAAAATTTAAACGATAATTTATGATAGATGAACTTTATAATACCAATCCTTCAAATGTAAAATTTGATTACAAAAATGAAAGTGGTGATGATACTGACCCGCACAAACATTTTTTTAGGGAGTTTGATTACGGTATTGATTTAACCGATAATGTAATTGTAATCTGCGATGAAATTCAGATGGGATTACTGCCTGAATTTATTGCTAAAGTACGGCTACTAAAAAAAGTAAATACCGAAACAACCACAATCAACATCCTATTAAATTCGGGCGGAGGTGATGTTGTAGAAACTCTTGGTATTATTGATTATATCAGAGGAAACAAAGATATGAAATTTAATATCATTTGTAGGGGCATCGCAATGTCAGCAGCGGCTCTTCTACTCGCAGCAGGTACTGGGGTTAGAGCAGCATCAAAGCATTCAAAGATTATGGTTCACCAACTATCAACCTTTGCAGCAGGTAAATTAAGCGATGTAAAATCAAACGCCAAATTTGCGGATAGGTTGGAAGATGAGTGTAATAGTATGATGGCTGAATTCACAAATAAACCAAAAGAGTGGTGGCAGTCAAATCAACAAAGTGATTTATTTTTATCCGCTGCAGAAGCACTTGAATTGGGTATTATTGATAAAATTATTTAATTATGTATTTTGATTTTTTCTCTCCAGAAGAACTACTGGAAAATTATAAAAAGTTCAGAAAATTTATCAGTCAAGAATTTAGTGGTGAACGATTAGATGCCCTAAACAAAATGTATGACCATTTTGAAGAAAGGATTATCTATACACCCGCCTCATCCTTTGAGCATTTTCATAATGCTTTTCCCGGCGGATATATTGACCATATAATGAGGGTAACTCGCAATGCTCTAAAGGTATTTGAACTTTGGAAAGAGTTGGATATGGTTACTGATGATATTACAAGAGAATCGGTTGTCTTTGCAGCACTACATCACGATTTAGGTAAGGTGGGTTCGGTTGAAGATGATTGGTATAAAAAGAATGATTCGGAATGGCATGTAAAGAATCAGGGTAAGATTTATAAATCAAACCCAAATTTACATTGGATGGAAATTCAAGACCGTACATTCTTTCTACTAAATCATTTTGGCGTAAAATGTACTGAAGAAGAATATCTTGCTATCCGACTGACAGATGGGTTGTATGATTCATCCACCGAAAGTTACTATAAAACTTTTCAGGCTGAAAACCAATTAAAAACATTTTTACCCCATATTCTACACCAGGCAGATTTTATGGCATCAAAGTATGAATACACTCGTTGGGTAATTGAAGGTAAAAAGTTAAAAGGTACAAGAGGAACTATTGGTACAAATGGAAAACCATCGGGGTTATCTAAATTTGAAAAAATTGTGTCTGAAAAATCAGAGGATGATAAACCAAAAGTTGATATGGTGTTTGATGCGTTTAAAGATATAATGGAGGATTAATATGGTAACGCTTTTAGTAATATTGTTTTTAACTGATATAGTGTTAGGTTTCTTTGTATGGAATCTATTACGGAAGTTAGAAGCAGTTGAAGAAAATTTGGATGAGTTAGAAAAAGAATACACTCAGGCAGATACACTTTTGGATTCAATGCAAGAGAGAATTCAAAACGCAATGGATAGAATGAAATCCATAGATAGAATTGGTTCGTTTGAAGCCGATGATGAGACGGGTTATGTATTTAGAGAAATGTATAGTATAATAGAAGAATTAGACGGATATTATGGGCAGAAAAGCGAAATCACCGAAGAGCAATAGGTATTTTACAGCTATAACTGAAATGGCTATAAATGTATATAATAATTTGGATGATATTGATAAAAAAAATCGTATCTACAATAGATTTATACAATATCCGTTTGATAAGTTAGCAGAAAATGTAATACATACATATAAAACCTATTACTTTGATGATTCGTATGAAGATGTAAAAGCATCGGTGGTTGCGTTTCTAAATGAAAAGATGCATAAGTTTAAGGGTGATAAAGGAAAAGCATTTTCTTATTTCACTGTAATTGCAAGAAATTTTTTATTTAATGAGAATAATGCCAATTACGCAAAAATGAAAATCCAAGAAGATTTGGATGCTGTTGATATTGGTAGGAATGTTCCCAACGAAGTTGCGGAGTATGAAGCAGTAGAAGAAAAATCAGATTTTATGGATTTCTTTGTGGATTATATAGATTCAAATTTAAATAAACTTTTTGTAAAGGAAAGGGATAGAAGAATAGCTGATTCGGTTAATGAACTATTCCGTAATCGGAAGGATTTATACTCTTACAATAAAAAGGCTCTTTATATACTTATTAGAGATAGGACAGGAGTAAATACGCAATATATTACAAGAGTTATAGGAAAAATGAAAGTAATATTTGTAGAATTAAATACTGAATATACTAAAAAGGGTATTTTAAAATTAAATCATAACATAGAGAGGTATTATGACGAAGGATGATGATATATTTAAAGGGACGACATTTTCATCTTTATTAAAAGATGTTTATGATAATTCCCGTAAAAAAGACCGACAAATAAAATTACTAATTGCTCAGTTAGAACCATTGGTTAAAAATTTGAATGATGCATCTGTAGTAGTTCCTTTGATTAAGGAATATTTAGAAGTATCAGTAAAGAATGATGACCAATTGGTAAGGTTGGCTGCTATCGCACAAAAACTTTTAGATAAGGGTGGTTCTGATGATGGGTTGTTATTATCAGAAGAAGAAAAGAAGCAGTTGTTAGAAGCTAGTAGAGATGTAGATGAAAAATTGGAATCCCTAAAACAGGATGAGGATGAATAATGCTTGGTGAGGTAACTGAAGTATTTTTAAAAGATGGTAATCCCAATGATATTTACAAAATTGGGGTTTCGGTTAAACGCTCTACTGGTGGTGCATCAAATGATTTTGCGTATCCCTTAAATCCGTATATTAAATCAATCCCCACTATTGGGGAGCAAGTTTATTTAATTAGTGCGTTAAGTTCTATATCCGCTCCTCTTGGTGGCGGATTTTCTTTTTATTATATTTCACCTACTTTTTTACAAAGGTCGCTAAATAACAACCCCCTTCCAAAAGGAATTACAAATACTGCACAATCATTTGAGGTAAGTTCTTATTTGAACCCAATACCGAATGCTTCATCTACAAATGATAAAAACAATAATTTTGGTAAAGGGTTTTCTGAAGTAAACACTTTATCACAATTACAACCTTATATTGGCGATACAATACTTGAAGGTAGGTTTGGTCAATCTATTAGATTTGGTTATACACCCAAACAAACCGATGCTCAGAAATTACCAACTTGGAACGCATCTGATTCTGGCGCACCAATAACAATTATAAGAAATACTCAAAACGATACTAATAAAAAGGGATACGATAAATTTGTAGTTGAAAATGTAAATGATGATGATTCATCTATTTGGATGACTACAAAACAGCGGGTATCTTTAAAAACCGCAAATAGGGTATCTATACCTAACATATCACAATTTAATAAACCACAAGTTATTATTAACTCAGATAGGTTAATATTTAATAGTAAATCTGATAATATTATCCTATCATCAAAAAAGGATGTAGCGATATCTACATCACAATATACAACTACAATTAATTTAATTATTTCTGCTATAGAAACTTTAGCACAGGGAACATTTCCAACTGCGGTTGGGCCAACCGGACCACATCCACAACTAGCTACAATACTATCAAAGCTTAAAAATGGTATTGGTTAATTATTACAAAACATTATATTTATTACTATGGATACAAAAAAACTAATTCAGGCTATTAAACTGTTGGTTGAAAGCGAGGTTAAAAGAAAATTCGCTGAAGAAAAGAAGTTTTTAAAAGAATCTATTATTAAAGAACTAAAACAACAACCAATAAAGCAATCTACAAAACTGATGGAAAAAGACCCATTGGATGTAGAACACTTATTTGAAACAAAGAAACCACAGACTCAAAAAAAACTATTTAACAATAGTTCGCCAATATCTTCTATACTTAATGAAACTTATCAAAGCGGTGAGTGGAGAGATATAAATAGTGGAAGGTCTTTTACATCTGATATGGCACAATCATTTGGTTCTATGAAGGGAATGGGAATGATGGAAGAATCCGTTGTTCAAGATTCAGAGGGCAGAGCAATACCGATGGAAACTTTAGCAAAAACTGATGCAGGTGCGGCAGTTGTAGATGCACTTACAAAAGATTATTCTGCGTTAATGCAGGTAATGAATAATAAAAAGAAAAGGTAATGAATGGCTCAGAGATTACAATATAGGATTAATCCAATTGATTTAAAACCAAATAAAGCGGTTGGTGTAATGCTGCCATTGGGTGGTAGTCCTATGTTTAAATCAAGTTACACAACCGAACAACAGGCTATATCTAATCTTAAAAACCTATTATTAACAACAAAAGGTGAAAGGCCTTTTCAACCACTTTTTGGTTCGGATATTTATTCATTACTATTTGAAAATATTCAATCGGAGTTAGATTCTTTATTGGAAGAATCCCTTACAAACGATATTAGTTTTTGGCTACCTTATATTTTATTAAATGCGATAGAAGTCAATTCGGAGCCGGATTTTAATAAAGTTAGTATAAAAATAAATTTTAGAGTTACATCTCAAGGTGCTAACCAAACAATAATTTTAGAAGTTGATAATCAGGGTGGATTATCAATAGTTTAGGAGTAGTAAATGTTAAATGATGAAAAAAAAGACGTTAGTTTAATTGGCAGAGATTTTTCTGGCTTCAGAAAAAATCTTGTAGATTTTGCTAAACAATATTACCCAAATACCTATAATGATTTTAACGAATCATCTCCTGGAATGATGTTTATAGAAATGGCATCGTATGTTGGGGATGTTCTATCCTATTATACGGATACTCAGTTAAGAGAATCAATTATTACTCAAGTAAAAGAAAATTCAAACTTATTTCAGTTAGCACAATCGCTTGGATATAACCCAAAATTATACTCACCGGCTACAACTAATTTAATAGTATATCAATTAGTCCCTGCTATTGGCTCCGGCAATAATGTTAGACCCGACTTGGATTACACTCTAAAAATTAAAGAGGGTATGCAGGTATCATCAACACAAAACCCAAATGTGGTATTTTCTACAACTAGAAAAGTTGATTTTGCATATTCATCATCTTTTGACCCCACCGAAATATCAGTATATCAAATAAACGAAAATACCGATGAACCTGTTTATTATCTTTTCAAAAAGAGCGTTCCTGTGGTTAGTGGTGAAGATAAAACATCTGAATTTATATTTGGTTCACCAACACCATACAATAAAATTAAGATTGAGGATGTTGGTATTATTGATGTTGTAAAAATAGTTGATTCCGATGGAGATGTTTGGACAAAGGTAGATTATTTAGCACAAGATACTGTTTTTGAACAAATCCAAAATACATCCGATTATACACTTAACTTAAATCAATATGGTTCGGAAACACCATACCTTTTAAGATTAAAAAAAGTTCCTAAAAGATATATTACACGAACTGATGAAGATGGTTCTATAACAATTCAATTTGGAGCAGGTGTATCATCAAATGCTGATGAAGAGATACTACCCAACCCAGACAATGTTGGTTCTAATTTATACAAAGCAACAGGTGATTTATCACAAACAATAGACCCTTCAAACTTTTTATATACAAAAACATATGGGGTAGCGCCTGCAAATACAACCTTAACTGTAACCTATAGAGTTGGGCAGGGTGTGATTGATAATGTAATATCTAAAGACTTAACTCAAATTACAAATATAGAATTTGAAAATCAAACAACCCCGTCTAATACCCAACAATTAAATACAGTCAGAAATTCTGTTGCAGTTACGAATGAAGAGGCCGCATCGGGTGGTAAATCAAACGAAGAGGTTGATGATATCAGAAATAGTGCTATGGCATTTTTTGCAGCACAAAACCGAACTGTTACTGCTGAAGATTATGTTGTAAGGGCGTACGCAATGCCACCACAATTTGGTGCAGTAGCAAAAGCATATGTGGCGCCTGATTATCAAATAAAATCTTCATCGGCTGAAACTCTCCAAGTTCCAAATCCACTCGCAATAAATTTATATGTTCTTGGGTATGATGGTAGTGGAAATATATCACAATTAAATTCGGCAACCAAACAAAATCTTAAAAATTACATTTCATATTATAGAATGTTGACCGATGCGGTGTACATCAAAGATGCGTATATTATAAACATTGGTATTGATTTTGAAATAGTTGTATTACCAAACTATAATTCAAACGAAGTTTTATTAAAATGTATAAATGAATTAAAAACATATTTCAATAAACAAAACAGCCAAATAAATAGACCTATATTATTATCGGATATATATGTTTTATTAGATAGAATAGATGGTGTTCAGACTGTTGTTAGACCCGATTTAAATGGTAAGGGTGGATTACAAATAGTTAATAAGTATAATGGTATATACTCATCAAATGTTTATGATATAAAAAAAGCAACACGAAATGGTATCATATACCCAGCAAAAGACCCATCTATTTTTGAGGTTAAGTTTCCTGATTTAGATATTAGAGGCAGGGTTGTTCCGTTATTTTAGGAGAAATAAATGATTTATAGAATATATCCTCAAAAAGATACTACCATATATGAAGATTCAACAAGAAAATTTCAAAATGTTGGAAAAGATGAAGTATTGGAGGTAGGTAAGTTTTTTGATACCGATGATACCACATTGATTGGTAATAGTAGAATATTAATTCAGTTTGATTTATCTGCTATATCTCAATCGGTTGCAAGTGGAGTAATATCAGGAAGTGTAAAATACTATTTAAATCTTATTTCATCGGATGAAAGAGAAATTCCATCCGAATACAACCTTTATGTTTACCCAATATCGCAAAGTTGGAATGAAGGATTGGGTTCTTTGCCCGATACACCTCATAATGAAAATGATTCAAATTGGGTTTATAGAAGTACAAATGTAAGTTGGAGTGTAGCATCACCTATAAACTCAGGCTCATATTGGGCAGTTAATCAGGGTGGTGGAACTTGGTTCACATCATCTGTTAGTGGTGTATCCTACTCACAATCTTTCAGTAGAAATGTTTCTGATATAAACATTGAAGTAACTCAATATGTAAATGATATCTTTAGTGGTAATAGAACAAATAACGGATTTATCATTAAAAGGTCTAATACCGATGAAACATCTTCGGTTAAATTTGGAGTTTCAAAATACTTTTCAACAGAAACTCATACGATTTATGTACCAACTTTTGAAGTTAGATGGGATGATTCGCAATTTCAGACAGGTTCGTTATCAGCTCTAACGGTTGAAAATATTTTGATATACACCAAAAATCTTAAATCGGAATACAAACAAAATTCAAAGGATAGAGTTAGAGTGTATGGTAGGGAACGATATCCGCAAAGAACATTTAGTAATAGTGGGGCGTTATCAACCATTAAATACTTACCTACATCATCATATTGGTCGGTTAGAGATGTTGAAACTAATTTAGAAATTATACCATTTAACACTACTTATACAAAGATAGAATGTGATTCAAATGGAAACTATTTTGATATGTGGTTTAATACACTACAACCTGAAAGGTATTATAGATTTGTATTCAGAGTTGATTCTGATGGGCTTGAAAAATATTACGATAATGAATATTACTTTAAGGTGATTAGATAATGGAAAGAGAAATAAAAAGAAATAGACAGGGAAGAATACTATCGTATGAGATTGTTAATTCAACTGATACTTATGGTGTAATTGCGTTGGAAAAAAATGTAAAATTATTTACATCGCAATCTTTTTATATAAATCAGAGTGCCGAAATAACTGAGTTAGAAATTGAAGCACCAACCATAATCGGTTACAGTAACGATGTTAATAGGTTCGTAATATAAAATAGTATGTCATTAGATAGATTTACAAATATAACCGATGTACTAAGCACAGAGCCTGTGTATGGAGAAACCTTTACCGAATTAGATAGATACACATTTCAGTCAGGCTCTCTATCAAATTCTGATATATCCATAAAATCTAGACCTGCGTTATTAGAATTACACATATACGATTCTGAAAATAATTTAGTAAAATCATCGTATAAAAGAATTTTCATTCAAAACCAAAAAACAAAATTTGGATTTTCTCCTGAAAGTGATTTAAGACAACTTGGTTATGATAGTGGGATATATACAATGGTATATAATCCTATATATAATTTTGCAGGCTCTACTGAAATTGAATCACCTACGAGGTACGACTTAACAATATCGGAAATATCTTCGGATAGAACTGAAGTACGAATCGAGAATCCAAATAATTTTAATTTACAATTAATTAAAAGTATTCAAGAGTTTAATTTTAACACCAGTTCTTTATTTGTAGATAATAAGCCTGAGTTTTTATTAAATTTTGGGAATGATACTATTTCCGATATATCTTATATAAATTTTGTTGGTGAGGGAATTACACCAATTTCATTACCAACAGGCAATTATAATAATCAATCTACGATATGGAAACCTACAAACTTTCCAGAATCAAATAGAGGTGTTTTATTCAGAGAATTTTTTACAAGTAACCAAACCACTACTACAGGAAGACTGGCTTTCTTTAAATTAGAACTGAATGAAAATAACCAACCACAATGGGTTCAAGAAAAATATACTGAAACCGATTTTACAATTGGTTATACATCAGCATTTCCATCATATCTTTTAGAAGCACCATTTTATTTATGGAATGGTGGTACACAACCACCCAACACTAGAACGGGTGTATATATACCAGCGCAAACTGATACTACATCAACCACACCCATAAGTGGTGTAAACTTTACAAATGTTAGATTACAAAATCAACTTAATGGTTCATTAGTAGATATTACTGATTTATACATAAAATTAGTATCACCTTTAGATGGTGGTGTGACTGTTGGGCAAAGTTTATCAATTGATGGTAGATTGCAAAAATCGTATATAGAAAAAATAGTATCGTATAATCAGTTAGATGAGATTACATCAAAACAACTTTTAGAGCCGAATTTTAATATTGAGTTGGATAAGTATGGTAAATCAGATGGTACTGATTTTAAAGCATGGAACGATTTGTTAGATGCAAACCTATCTACCTCTCAGCAAATTATAGATAAATATTTTAGCGGTTCGTTTGGAAATATAAAATTAAACATTGATTATTCTGATTTTAGTAACTTTGTTCACTATTCATCCGCAACTGAAAGAGTTGATAATTTCTTTAGTAAATTACAAACAATTGAGGGGTATAATAGTAGAATAGCAACCCTACAACAGGTTTCAGGTTCGCACGCTCTTACAAACATATCACAATCAATCACACGAAGAGACACCTTAATTGGTGGGTTTGATGGTTTTGAACAATGGATGTATAACAAAGTAACAGGTTCTTTATATACCCATTACTCAACAACTGATAATCCAATTGTACCATATCCAAAAATATCATCATATCCAACAGTATTTTATGCAACAACAAGCTCTCAAGCCGAAAGTTGGTATGAAGGTGTCTATAGTTCGGCATCACTTTATGATGCACAAAACCAATCAGCTTTAATTAACCTAATCCCATTTGCTTTAAGAGAAGACCCGCTTAATGAAGATTACATATTATTCATTAATATGATAGGACATCATTTTGATATTTTGTGGACTTATACAAAAGGGCTGACAGATGTAAATAAAAGAGAAGAGCATCCTGAAGATGGTATGTCGGATGATTTGTTGTACGATGTAGCAAAATCAATGGGGTGGAATTTATCCAATGGTTGGGGTGAATCAAACCTTTGGGAGTATGTTTTAGGAACTGATTCATTGGGAAACAGGTCAGTAACAACTGGTGGATTAGAAACTAAATCAAAAGAAAAAATACGAGCCGAAGTTTGGCGTAGGGTATTGAACAACTTACCATATATCTATAAATCAAAAGGTACGCCTCGTTCAATCAAAGCCCTTTTGGCTTGTTATGGTATACCTGAAACATTTTTAAAAATAAGAGAATACGGCGGGCCTACAATCGTTGATTCACCAAACAAATACGAAGATGAAAGATTTATCTATAAAGTAGAAACAACGGATTCTAAACCAATAAGAAACCCTTTTGGAACTATTAATGGTAGTAGGCCAAACACCATTGAGGTAATTGGTAAAATGCCATTGGGTGATTTTACTATTGGTAGATTAACGGGGGGTGGAACTGATTTAAACTTTGAATGGAATTATTCAGGCGGACAAGCTAGGATATTGGCAAAGACAGGTTCTACAACAGTTATGAGTTCATCTTATATGAGCTACTTAGTAGCAAGAGATGGTGCGTTTGGTATTATATCTGGTAGTTCAACCACAATTAGAGCGGCATTCAAAGATGATTTTGGAAATATCCTATCTTCATTATCCGCTCAAAGTTCCGCACCAAATAGTATACTTGGTAGTTCAACTCAATTCATTGTTGGTGATGGTGTTGGTAACTATTCATCAACTGCATCAATTCAAGAGATTAGATATTATTCATCATCCCTTTCTGAAGAAATATTCAAAGAGCACGCATTGAATACTGAAGCGTATTTTTCGGATGATAACACAACTGATTTAAATAGTATATCATCATATACCGATTTGGTTTATAGAATATTTCCTGATAGTGGGTTTAATACCATATCAACAGCTATTTCATCATCTCACCCAAACCAATTTTTCAAAACCACATTGGGTGGAGCACCATTAACCGCATCATTACCAAACCACACATCGGCCGATTTGGTTGGTGAAGTGGATACTCAATTTATAAGAGTTCCATCGGTGGGCGCGTTAAACCTAAATAACAATAAAGTAAGAATAGAATCTTCAGTTTTAAGTGGTTCATTGGATGTTGAAAAAACCGCTGAAGTATCTCAATATGATTATACCCAAACCGATTCAAATTTAGTTGGATTGTATTTCTCACCAACGGATGTTGTAAATAATGATATATACAATTCAGAAGGATACTTTGAAGTTGATGATTTAATTGGCGACCCGGACGATAGATTCAATGAAGATTATTCTAAATTAAGATATAGGGCAAATGTATATTTTCAAAAGTATGTTAATTTAACAGCCCCCTCTGGTTCTGCTCAAAAGCGTGGAACTGCGATTGGACTTTTATTGGATATGTTATCATTGTATGACCATAGCATATTCCAACAAGTAAAACAATTAATACCTGCGAGAAGTGAGTATGTTGGTGGTGTATTGTTAGAACCGCATATTTTGGAAAGAAACAAATACAAGCGGGGTGATAAATGGTCTTATAGTAGAGTGGATTATTTAACTACAATATCTATGTTACCCGAAAGTGTAACGGCCACAAAAAATGATTACTTGGCTACAGTGGATACAAAAGATTATCATGAGAGTTCAATTTACAAATATACCTACCCAATTTTAAGTGGGAGTACGGGGTTATACACAAATGTTAGTAACCCGCAATGGCAATACAATCCAACGAGTTCTATTATGGGTCAAAGACTCTCACCATATGCCAGCATAGTTAATTATTTTTATTCATCATCTCTCTCTGCTTCATTGGGTAAATTCTATTCATCATCATTAACACCTGTAGCAACACAAACCGATGAATTACCATTAAGTTTAGCAAATTTGAGATTTAATGGTTGTAATAGTGGTGTTACATCAATTGATGGTTTACCAAGCGTTGAAACATTTGTAGCAGACCCATTTGTATTAAGAGTCGCACCTCAAAATGTATCCGTTCAAGATACAATAGTATCAACACCAACAACATCTCCTCGAATTGGAAGTGGGGCAGCTTCGTCGGGACGATTACGGGTTTAAAATTTAATTTTAAAAATCTATATTTATAAGAAACAAAATTAGGAAATTATATGGGATATTTAGATAATACATCTGTTACAGTTGATGCTATTTTAACCAAAAAAGGCAGAGAGTATTTAGCATCAGGTCGTGGTAACTTTGAAATTACTCAATTTGCTTTGGGTGATGATGAGGTGGATTACACACTTTGGAACACAGCACACTCATTAGGTTCAGATTATTATGGTGAAATAATTGAAAATATGCCTGTTTTAGAGGCTATTACCGATGAAAATTTTGCTTTAAGGTATAAATTATTAACCTTACCTAAAAACACAACATCAGTTCCAATTTTCTCTGTTACTCCTGCAAGTATTAGTGTTCCGCAACGAAGTGTGTTACCTACGGGCGCTGGTTCTGTTATATTTAAAATTAGTGATACTACACAACAATATACTGTAACTCTTTTGGATGATAGATTGGGAACAATCAATGTAATCAATGCTAACACTTTTGAATTTGAGGCTACAACCGGGTTAGTTCCCGAAATAACCCAATCTACAAAAATAATTGTGGTTGGTAATACAACTGGCGGTAGAGTAGATATCAATGTAACAGTTACACCTAATGTAACCACTACAACAACACAAGCTACAACAGTAAGAGGTTTTTAATACATAAAAAAATAGGAATAAAATAGATGGCAACTAAAACAATACAATTGGGAAGTGGGGTGGTCCCAATAAGTTCGCTTTTTACATTTGAACGAATAACAACCGATGATACCGCATCTAGTTCACAAAGAATAACACGTGGTTTATTTAGCGGTAATGCCGCATCATTGGCTACATTCTTTACATCATCCGCACAAAGCGCTTCATCGGGTCAATATTATTATGATGTTTACGATAAAGTTGGTAGTGATTCAACAAGAGAAGTTCAGTTTTCAGTAGCCTATGGACATGCTTTGGGTAGTGGTTCTATTGGTTCTACTGCTGCGGGTATTGGATTTGCCGATTCACCATCTCGTGCAATTTATGCACAATATCAACAAACACTTTTACCATCATCAACCACAAAATTCAATTTCACAGGTGTGGGTGAAGAAAACTCAATTTATGTTATCAATTTCAAAAGAAGTAGATTAAAGGATAAATTAGATAGAGGAAACTGGGAATTGACATTGAGTGGTTCTGGTAAGCAAATAAAATTAATAGATGATTCCGATGATACAGCACAATTAAATTCCGCTGAACAAGAATACTATAATGTTGTTTCAGGTTCATTATCATCTGGTGTAAGTGTTCCTTCTACTACTTTAACTTATGGGCGTGTTTACCCACAACGAGGTGTAATTGTATTATCAGGTACCGCATTAGATGTATCCGCATCAATGACTACCGCAACTGCATCAAATGCAAATGGGAACAACTCATTTAAGTTATTTTCTGCTATTAGTAGGTCAGCGGCAGTTGATTCAACCAATAACGCATTTAAAGCCAGAAATGAAGAAGAAGTTAAATCTACTTATTACTTTTTAAGAGTTAGAAACAGTAAGTTTAACTTTAGTAACAACCCATCTTATGTAACATCTTCGGCAAATGGTGTTTACACATTATCTCAACCAACATTTGTTAGTGACCCAAAATCATATATTACTACAATTGGATTATATAATGACCCAAATGAATTATTAGCAGTTGCAAAACTATCGCAACCTATTTTGAAATCGTTTGCTAATGAGATTCTTTTAAAAGTAAAATTAGATTTTTAAATCGTAATGATTAATGGCAGAAAAAAAAATTGTATTAAGGGGTGGTGATTCCGAAACTATTAGTATTGGGTTTAAAAGAATAGACCAATTATTTTCACAAGAACGTAAGTTTATTACCCATAAAAGCTATGAGGTAACGGATTCAAACCATTATACATCATTTGGAGTATCCACATTAAGAGCGATAAAACCTGCTGTTAGTGGCGCGTTTGAATTTACATCCACCGATTTAACACAAAGTTCTACATACGATGGGTTAAGTGGTGTTTATCAAAAAAGTTTATGGAAAAGCCTTAATCAATTGTACTTTGCAGATGATGTTAGGATAAAATTATATGATACTGCATCAGTTTTATCTATTCCTGTTTATAGATACGGGTTTGAAATAAAACCATCATCCGTAAACATAACAAACTATTCAGGCTCAACTACAAATTATAGATACTATACGGATGTAAAAGTAGAAGATGAATGGGGAACTATAGTTTCATCATCTGCGACATATGGTTATGTTTTTTATAAACAGGGGTTGATTGTTATGACAAATACTGGTTCTAATAATCAACACACCTTTTTGGGTAATGGTAATTGGGATTATACATCCAATAAAGGGTTTACTGTAAACTATAAAGCAACTAAAGCAATAGAAGAAGTTAGCTTACTTTGTCATATTGGAAAAGATGAATTTAATGTATCTATCCACCCAACATCAATTATCAGCGGCTCATATGGAACGAGAGCTGGATTTACAACCTCTTCTACATTTTCACCTTACATAACAACCATTGGGTTATATAATGATGATGAAGAAATGATGGCTGTTGCAAAGTTGGGAGTTCCGTTAAAGAAAAGTACAATTACGGATTTATTTATAAATGTAAAATTTGATATAGATTAATTATGCCAAAAAATTGGGGTCACATCCAAAGAACCAAAGGGCATCGCTCGGGTTTAGAGGATAAAGTTTCGGAAGAATTAAAACAAATAGGTATTGATGGTGAATACGAAAAACACCAAATACAATACACTAAACCCGCAACAAATCATACATACAAACCTGATTTCAGATTACCGAATGGTATTTTCATAGAAACAAAAGGTAGGTTTACTTTAGAGGATAGAAAAAAACATCTACTAATAAAAGCCCAAAAGCCTGATTTGGATATACGAATTGTATTTCAGAACCCAAACGCAAAATTAAATAAAAGGTCAAAAACTACATATGGTATGTGGGCAGATAAAAATGGTTTTAAGTGGGCTACGAAGCAAGTTCCAATAGAATGGGTAAATGAAGAACCCAAAACATTTTTATTTGGATAATTAACTTTTATGTTGTATATTGTGTAGAATGGGTTTAGTAAAAACATACACAGTAGAACATACTACATTTAATGAGAACATTCGTGCCTTTTTGAAAAAGTGGCACTACTCTGATTATGTAAATATACAAACAAAACACGCATTTATTCTACTTAGGGAAGGAAATTTTGGTATGCCCCAAATAATTGGGGTTTGTATTTACACACGCCCCGCAGGTCCATCTGCTGGGCAGACATATCACCCATCCCGTCCCGATAAGGTTTTGGAGTTACGGAGGTTGTGTTTGGTAGATGATACACCAAAAAACGCTGAATCCTATTTTATATCTAAAACAATCAAGTGGTTACAAAAAAATACCGATTGGGAATATATAATAAGTTACGCAGACCAAAATCAGGGGCATAAGGGGGTTATCTATCGTGCTTCTAATTTTAATTATTTAGGTGAAACATCTCCATCAAAATCATTGGAGGTGGATGGTAAATCATTTCACATTAGAACCCTTTCTATGTTGGATAGACCTTATGGGGTTGAAATAAATAGGAGATACAAAGCGGGTGATGAGAATGTAAAAATAATTACTAACTTACCAAAGTATATTTATACTTACGATTTAAGAAATGGTAGAAGAAAGATTGATTGAGTTATTAGAACGGGTTTTGGGTAAAAGTAAAAAAACCACTGGGGATAACTATGCTTTTTATTCACCATTTGCCGAACATTACAAACCAAAGCTTGAAATAAACATAAAAACAACGGCTGCTGGTGATAACCCTTGGCATTGTTGGATATCGGATGAAAAGGGAAAAACGATTCGTTCTCTCTTTAAAAAACTAAATGTATCTTCGCAAATATGGGATGAATACAATTCTATTTTCAGAAACATTGGAAAATACACACAACCGACTGAACAATTAACACAACAACAAACATTTGTTCAACTACCAAAAGAGTTTACTCCTCTTTGGGAATCATCCAAGTCCGTTATTTATTCGCACGCCTTAAATTACATTTTAGGTAGGGGAATCCGACCTGGTGATATTGTTAAGTATGGAATGGGGTATTGTGTTGAGGGTGAATATAGTAATAAAATTATTATTCCCTCATACGATTCAGATGGTATGTTAAATTACTTTGTTAGTAGGGCTTTTTATGATACACCACAAAAGCATAAAAATCCAAAAGTATCCAAAGATATTATTGGGTTTGATTTGTATGTGAATTGGAATGAACCAATTGTTATTTGTGAGGGTGTTTTTGATGCAATCGCAATTCGTAGAAACGCAATTCCTATTTTTGGTAAAACCATTCCACCTAAATTAGAAAAGAAAATTTTAGATAAAAAAGTGTCCCGTATCTATGTTTGCTTAGATTCCGATGCTATTAATAACTCTATCCAACTATGCGAAAAACTAATGGGTTGGGGGATTAAAGTTCACTTAGTTCAGTTGGGTTCGGAGGACGCATCTGAATTAGGTTACGATAAGATAAACACAAAAATATACAATACACCTGAATTGAATTTGTTAAGTTTAGTGGAGTATAAAATGTTTAGGAGAAAATGAAAAAGTTAAATAAGATTTATCATATTGCTGATGTTCATATACGAAACTTAAAAAGACATAAAGAGTATTCTTTAGTTTTTAATCGTTTATATGATTACTTAAAATCAGTTGTAACTGAAGACTCTGCTATTGTATTAGCTGGGGATATAGTTCACGCTAAAACCGATATGACGCCGGAGGTGGTACATATGACTCAAAACTTTTTGAGAAATTTATCGGATATCATGCCCACCATTTTAATTCCTGGCAACCACGATGCAAATCTAAATAACCCTTCTCGGTTAGATGCGTTATCACCAATTGTTGATGCTTTAAATCACCCAAACTTATATTACTACAAAAACACTACAACCTTTGAGTTTGGTGGCATCGTATTCGCACACAAATCAGTATTCGATTCATCGGATGGATTTACAAATAGTTCGGGCGTTGATGGGGATTTTAAAATCGCTCTTTATCACGGACCCGTTGATGGAATACAAACTGAGCATGGATTTAAGATTGATAACAAAAAAGTTACGGTGGATTCTTTTAAAGGATATGATATTGTTCTTTTGGGAGATATCCATGTTCCCAATAATTCAGTATCAGGTGTGGATACTATAAAGTACCCAGGCTCCCTGATTACACAGAACCACTCAGAATCAATTTATCCTGAGCATGGGATATTGGTATGGGATGTACCAACAAAGTCCTCCACATTCGTTCATATTGAGAATGCGTATGGGTATGGAACTATTGATATTGAAGATGGTAAAATCGTATCAAATAATTACATTTGCCCAAAGCCAAGATTAAGATTAAGGGTTAAAGATACAACCACATCACAGTTGAATAAAATTGTATCTTCTTTAAAAAAGAAATATGAAATAGAAGAGTTAAGTATTCAGAAAGTTTTATCTACAAACGAAGTTGGAAAACGAGAACATATAACTCTACATAATGTAAGGGATGTTGGATTTCAAAATAAACTATTGGAAGATTATTTGACCCAAAAGTTTGGTATTGATTCAGAAGCTTTAGAAGTTGTCAAAGGTATAAACGCTGATATAAACTCAAAGATTGTAAATCCTCATGCAATTCGGAGTTCGGTTTGGATTCCAAAAGAATTTCAATTCTCAAATATGTTTTCTTATGGGGAAGATAACTATATAAACTTTCAAAATATGAAAGGGGCGTATGGTGTATTTGCTCCCAACGCAAGTGGTAAATCTTCTTTGTGGGATGCTTTATCCTTTTGTATTTTTGATAAGTGCTCCCGAACATCAAAAGCAGTTGATGTGATGAATTATTCTAAAAACAATTTTTATTGTAAGTTTATCTTTGAACTAAATGGCAGGGATTATGTAATTGAGAGAACCGCAAATAAATCCACCAAAAAGGGAACTGTAAAAGTTGATACTCAATTTTACACATTCAATGATATGGGTGATATTGAAAGTTTGAATGGTGATGAAAGAAGAGATACAAATTCAGTTATTAGGCAGTATGTAGGAACATATGATGATTTCATATTGACTGCTCTCTCAACTCAATTTAACAATAGTGGTTTTATTGATAAATCACAAAAAGAACGAAAAGAGTTACTTGCTCAATTTTTGGATATGGATGTGTTTGAGCAATTGTATTCAGTAGCAAGTGAAGAAATAAAGGAGTTATCAACCTTACTGAAAGATTATAAGGGGCAAGATTTTCCAACAAAGTTGGCTAAGGCCGAATTAGTATCTCAATCTATAACAGGTTCTATTTCTGATTTGGAAAACAAAAAAATAAATTTTGAAACTAATCTTAACAATATACACAACCAAATTGAGGATAAGTCTGCAAAGTTAATTGTGGTGGATGGTAATCTGAACTTAGAGTTATTAAATGCCGAATTAAAAGATTGTAGGAATTCTATAGGAACAATATCATCCAATATAAGGGAGTTACAATCCCAAGTAAAACCATTAGAGGAAAAGCTTGAAAGAATTGGCGAGTTCTATAAAGAGTATGATTTAGATGAATTAAAAGCAAAAGATAATGAATGGCGTGTTTTAGAGCGGGATATCGCATTAATAAAACAAACCATATCAAAGTATCAGATTGAACTATCACATACCAAAAAGCATTTGGATGGTATTGGTTCTTTTACATACGATGATAATTGTGAACATTGTGTTAAAAATAAAAACACTCCATTTGCAAAGCAAAGTTTGGAATTGGAAACTAAAATAGTAACACTAACTAAAAAGATATCCGTATTAGAAACCGAACTATCAGAAAAAGTTCAAACACAAAAGGGGTGTGATGTAAAAACGGAGTTGGATAAGGTAAATCAGGTCAAAGAAAAAGAGCAAGAGGTAAACCGCAAATACTACAATCTTTTATCTGAATTAAATGATTCTAAATCCGATTATAACCAATACGAATCTCAATACGAAAAAATATCTGCGAACATTGAAAAAGCCAAAAAGCAAGAAAAATCGGTTGAATTCAACATCAAACTTAATGAAGAAATTAATTCACTAAAACAAAAAAGATTGGAAACTCAATCCGAATTAAATAAGGTTACAACCGATTTAATAGATTTGTTGGGTGAGTTACGTGTTCAAAAAAATACAATTGAGTCTGTAAATGAATCTGTAAAAAAATTAAATCAAATGGAATTAAAGTATAATGGATACGAACACTACTTATCAGCAGTTAAGCGGGATGGTATTCCATATGGATTGATAGCAGAAATATTACCAACGTTGGAGATTGAAATTAACAATATTCTTCAACCTATAGTGGATTTCCAAATCATATTAGATACCGATGGTAAAAACATCAACTCATATATTTGCTATGGAGATGATAAGTATTGGCCATTAGAGTTGACAAGTGGTATGGAAAAGTTTGTGAGTTCAATCGCAATCAGAACCGCATTAATTAGTATATCCAACCTACCCCGTCCAAACTTTATCGCTATTGATGAGGGGTTTGGTTCACTGGATACTGATAATTTTAATTCTTTGTATTTGCTATTTGATTATTTAAAAACTCAATTTGATTTTATTATTACGATATCCCACATAGATAAAACGAGGGATATGGTAGACCAGATAATTGATATAAATAAAATAAACTCTTTTTCTTCAATAAAATACTTATAGTTATGGGAGAAATGAATGTCATTAGAACTTAAAAGACGGTTTAAACAAAATTTAGAATCAGTACCAGTTTATATTGAAGATACTTCATTAACTTCTGAAGCATATTTTGGTATAACCGAATTTCCTAAATTTTTTGGTAGAGGAAAAAATGGCGTTAGGGTAAAACCAAGCAGAGTAACACTACAGCCAGGTTCTGAACTATTTATTGAAATTTTAGATGTAAACGGTCAATCGGTTTATTATGAAATACCTGATTATGAGCCGGGCGATTTATCACGCTATATTTCGGTGTGGGTGTATGGTCAAAGAAATGATATGTACAATACCCCAAATGGGGTTGGTGAGGTAATAATATGTGGTATTGCGGATAGAACTGAAAATGGTGAAGAAATACCTGATGAGTTTAAAAATACTATAAACATACGGTGGAGAAGAAAAATACCAATAACTAGAAATTATAGGTCGGAATCTCCTATTCTATTCTCCAATAATGAATTACCTACAATATCAATATCAGAATCTATTTCATCTTATTTAAATTTCGCAGACGAAAACGGTCAGCTATTATTGGTTAGTGAATCTATAAATGAAACCATCGTATATTCTTCAGATTTTAGTGGTGAAAATGTATTTTTAAGATTACCAACAACATCATCATATAACTTTGGTTCTAATTTGGCTGGAAATAAAGTATATTTTAATTTACAGAATATAACTTTATCACCAACGATAACATCCGCAGAAGCTTCGGCTGGATTATTAAAACCTATAAATTATACCGCTTCTGTACAATCTTTGATAGATGGTAAAACAGCGCGTGTTTCAAATCCACTAACCGCATCGGTAACAACGAAACTTGAATCTATATTAAAAACATTTACATCATTTTCAACAGGTAGTTTTACAATAGAAGTTCCTACAACAGGTTCGCAAACACAATTTTTACAATCACTTTTACACATCACCTTAAAAGATGTTAATCCAATAATTGGTAATGTTGATAAAATAAATGTTTATATTAGACCAAAATCATTTGAGACAACTAACCAATATAAATTTGTTGGTACAAAAATTTTAAGTTCTAGAATTAGTTCATCTATAACAGATATTTACTCAAACATTGCAACAAATTTTACACAGTCTACACATACCTTTGTGTATCAAGCAGAAAAGGAAAATGATTTAAATGATATAAAAGTAGAATTTGTAAATTCACTAAATGATGAATCGCCATATTTTATTGAAGAAAAAGATGCTTTTCTTGCTGGCTATAATAATGTTGGTGCAGCTGGTGGTGGTGGAAGCGCTGTAACTACTTTGGATGATTTAACAAATGTAACTATTACATCCCCCACAAATGGGCAGGCGTTGGTATATAATGCAGGTGTATGGGAAAATGGAACACCTATAAGTAGTTCGTATTCTATAACCGCATCCTTTGCGTTAAATGTTGATGGGGGATTTTACTAATGTCAATTTTACTTAGAAGAAACCTTGGAAGTGGAAATGTACCAACCACATCCTCATTAGAATTGGGTGAGTTAGCTGTAAATACTGCTGATGGTAAAATATTCCTAAAAAAATCAGGTAGTTCGGGTCAATCAATTGAAGCGGCTGTTACTACCAATACAACCACAACTGGTTCGGTAAACCTTTTAGGAAATCTCCTAATAATTGGTAGAAGTTCATTTTCAGGCTCAGTAAACTTTTCAGGTTCTTTAATTCCACATGTTGTTTCGGGAAATACATCTATACACTCCGTTGGTAGCGCCACCGCTGCTTGGAGTGATGTTTATGTGAGTCGGAGTTTGAGTTTTGTAGATAGTACTGGTGTAGTTGCAGAAGTTTTTGGGGGAGATGAATACATCCAATTGGGAAATGTAAGAATAAACACATCAAGTGTAGTAATATATAATCAATCAAATCAAATCCAAACAAAGATATCATCGGAAATGCCTGATTTCTTTATCATTAAATCGGGAAGTTTCGTTGCAGCACAAATCAATTCAGAGGGTGTTATGGTATTGGGTAAATTTGATACACCACCAACCCCTATAACTGGTGGGATGTATTATTCATCGGATGGAAATTTTTACTTGGGAATGTAACACATAAAAAAAATAAATACTATTTATAAATAAGTTAAACTATAATATGAGGTTTCAAAATGTCCATACTTGACAAACTAAGAGTAAAACAACAACCAGATTCTAATCAACCTGAGACTGTTGAATATATAAAAAGTGGAGATAAAAATGATTTAAATTTTGATGAAATAACTTTTTTATTGACATCATTAAAAGATTTAACTTTTACTGTTGGTGATGTTGAATTAGTTTATAATACAATCATTAAACTTCAAAACCAATTTTTACAACTGAAAGAAAACCAAAACCAAAAAAAATAATAATTTAATTACATTAGGAGAGTAATATGGCAACATGGAAAAAAGTAATAGTATCTGGTTCGCAGGCCCATTTACAAGGTATAACTGCTAGTAATCTAACAAATAATACTGCTGTACCCACAGGGCAAATTGTTGGTTATGACCCAACAACGGGTGTGTTATCATATTTTAATACATCTTCCATAGTAAACCCAAATGCATTTGTACAAGGTGGCAACTCATTTGGTGCTGCTGCTGTTTTAGGTACTAACGATAACCAAAATTTACAATTTGAAACAAGTGGCTCGGTAGCAATGACTATTAGTAGTAGTGGTGCTATAGGCATAGGTACAACAACTCCAACATTAGGGCTACTCCAACTTAATTCATCAAATACAATAACAAATCCCAGTTTATATATTAATGCATCTAATGTAGGTACTACTGCATCTATAATTGTAAGATCAAGTAACGGTGGTGCAGGTGGTAATCAAAAAACCTACAATTCGGTTGGGGGTAGTGATTCTCTTAATTTTATACAGCTATTAGACGCAGACACCACCTCGACTACCGATCAACCTATTGGAAGAATTATATTTAGTTCCAATGATACGGATACTACTGGCTCTGGTACAACCAAAGCTTTTATAGAAGCCGTTTCTGAAGATGCTACTCCCGATGCTTTCCTTGCATTTGGAACAAATCAAAGTGGTTCGTTAGTTACTGAACGAATGAGAATAACATCTACAGGTAATGTAGGTATAGGTACAACAACCCCAACAAATACTCTTCAAGTAGGCGGGACTGGTATTTCAACAACAAATCTAACCGCGAGTGCATTACCAACACTTGCACAAGTACAAGTTCTTGGTATTGATTCTAGTGGTAACATCACTAAATTCAATACATCATCTATTGCACTACCAACAACAATAGATGGTGTTGGTGTAGGCCAACGTTTAACCATGTGGTCTGATAATAATACAATAACAACCTCTTCAATTGTTATGACCACCGAAGCTAATCCTAGATTTATAGTTGGATATACAGATACAGGATCATCACCAATATTTGCGGGAAGATTAAATGTTTCTGGTTCGGGTGGGAATGAAGGTATAGTTGTTGGAAGTAGAGTAAGTACCGATGTAAACTCATACGGGACTTATGTATTTTCCGATACCGAAGGACCTAAAATTGGATTCGGTTCTTATACCACAGGTGCAACAACAACACCATTATCCGCAAGTTGGGCCCAAATAGGCGCTTATAACCAGGCTTTAAGGTTTGAAGCTTTTACAACAGGGTCTCATGTTTTAAGTGGAGGTATTTTATTTAGTTATAGTGGTTCTAATAGACCCGATTTAAAAATATCCGCAAGTAATGGTGCTACTTTAGTCGGTATAAATACGGCTACCCCAACAAACACTCTTCAAGTAGGTGGTGGTATAACCGCAGTAAATATAACCGCATCATCTAATATAAGTTCTTCTGCTGGGTTATTTGGTCAAGCACTTACAACGAGTGGGAATGCTACTGTTGGCGGTACTTTAGCAGCAAATGGTGGTGATATAACATCAACTAACACTACCGTTAACTTATTAAACGGAACTACAACTACAATTAACTTTGGTGGAGCAGCTAGTATTAATATGGGTGCTACCAATGGAACTGTTGCAATAGCAGGTAATACTACATTAGGGGATGCAATTGGTGATAGTGTAACTGTAAACGCACAAACCATTACGTTAGCTAACCAATTACCCGCAACTGCACTTTCAAGCACCATGCTGGTTATCACATCTTCAAATAGGGTGGCAACTCAAACATTAGGTACGGGTGTAGCAACATTCTTAAACATACCATCATCAGCCAACTTAGCAGCCGCAGTAACGGATGAAACTGGAACAGGTAATTTGGTATTCTCATCTTCACCAACATTTACGGGAACAGTTGGGGCTGCTGCTATAACCACAACAGGAAATGTTGTCGTTGGTGGTGACCTAACAGTAAATGGAGAAACAACAATAATCAACACATCTACCTTATCAATAGAAGATAAGTTTATCGTTTTAGGAAGAAGTTCAGGTTCTCAAGCACCCGCATCCGAAGGTGGTATAATTATTGAAGGTGCTGCTGGTAGTGGCTCTGCTTTCGTATTCAATAGTGGTAGTGGTGGAGCGAATGGTTTAGCAAACAGATGGGGTGTAGCATTGGGTGTAGGAACGGCTTCAATGAATGTAACCCCAACTGATTTTATGGTAACGGTTTCATCATCAGGAGTATCTCCAACCGATTCAAACGCACCAACTTTTGGTAGTTCTTCTTTTGGATATGGTAATATGCATATAAACACTACCGATGGTGAAATTTGGATATATGTTTAATTTGGAAATAAACACTAATTAATTTTTTTTATATATTTATACTATATTAGAGTATAAACCAAAAAGTACAATATTGGCCTGAACAAGGAAGTGGGCCCATATACTACTCACTTAGTATGTGTATCCAACCATATTGTATAGTTAAAAAAAGAGTGAGTGTATGCCTTCATGGAAAAAGATATTACAATCTGGTAGTGCAGTTCATGTCCTAAACATAACCGCAAGTTCACTACCAAATGTATCTCAACCTAATGTAATAGGTTATAACACCACATCAGGAACATTCACTTATTTTTCAACCTCTTCGTTAGTAAGTGGTGGTTCACTTATTGGTGGAAGTGGAACAGCAAATTACATAACTCGTTGGAGTGGTGGTACAACAATCACCACATCATCAATATATGAAAGTAGTGGAAACATAGGTATTGGGACAACTTCCCCAACATCGCGTTTACAGGTCAGAGGCAGCGGAGCAACATCCGCAACGACAGCACTTAGAGTTGAAAACAGCAATGCAAGTGCAAGTTTAGTAGTTTTAGATAACGGTAATGTAGGCATAGGCACAACTACCCCATCCGCATCATTGCATGTTGAAGGTAATTTTCAAATATCAACAGGCTCACTATACACTTATGGACAAAATACCGATATAGATAGTGGTTCGATCAGAACTGTGATGAGTGTATCTACGGGTTCATACCGGGCAGCATTCTTTGATTATGTATTGAATAAATCAACTAATGCAAGAGCGGGCACTGTATTTTCGGTTTGGAACGGAACTTCGGTGGAATGGAACGATGTATCAACAAACGATATAGGAAATACCGCAGAAATAAACCTTTCAGTTGCATTAAGTGGTTCAAATATTATATTATATGCATCTTCATCCACCAACGACTGGTCTGTAAAAGCATTATCAAGAATGATATAATATTATGGGATTTTATAGAGGACCAAATGTAGTTACTGACGGGTTAGTTTTAGCATTGGATGCTGCTAATCCTACATCCTATATAAGTGGCAGTACTACTTGGCAGGATTTAAGTGGGAATTCTTATAATTGGTCTTTAATTAATACACCAACCGCTGATAGTAATTATTTAGGATTTAATGGAACTGACCAATACGCCACCATAACAAATACTGGGTTGTATTTATTACCCACAGCCGATAGAACATTGGAAATATGGACACGAATAAACTCTTACCCTGTAACTCAAGGTGGATTATTAGCAGGACAAAAAAACACCACTGGTGCTCTTATGGTTTTATCTAATGGAAAGTTTTCTTGGTATTGGGATGATAGTTCAGCCGTCCAATCATCTACAACATTATCATTGGGAGGATGGTATCAAATTACAACAGTATTAAGAAACAGTTATTATTGTACTTACTATGTAAACGGTGCTTTAGATACATCCGAATTTCAAACCAATGATATAGGTTCTGGGCAGATAACTACTTGGTCTATTGGAAGGCAAAATAGAGATTTTAGTGGTGAATTTTATTATCTAAATTGCGATGTTTCAATTACAAGACAATATAATAGGTTATTATCCGCAAGTGAAATCCAACAAAACTATAATGCAACTAAAACCCGATTTGGATTATAAGATATGGCAACTTTTGGTGGACCTAACACAATAGAAACAGGATTAGTAATATCAGTAGATGCTGCTAATCCTACATCATACCCCGGCTCAGGTACTACTTGGAGAGATTTAAGTGGAAATAGCAAAAATGGAACTACATCAGGAGCAACATACGGTTCACAAAATGGTGGGGTATTTAACTTTGATGGTATAAACGATACTATTTCATTTGGAACAGGAAACACATTTTTTCCATTAACTAGTTTTACAATAGATTTATGGACCCAAAGTAAAGGTACTGTACCAACAACAGGAACAACACCTGGTTTATTTGGTTTTACTTATGGTATTAGAGCATACTTTGACTTAACTAATCGTGTAGTACTCTCAATAAGTTCAGGATCATCATCTCAAAATTTAACATATACCCATAATACTAATATTAGAGATGATGGTTCTTGGAATAATATAGTATTTCAAGCTACCCCAACAAATTCATACATTTACTTAAATGGTGAATTAAAAGCATCTCGAAGTTTGACTTGGTTAGGGGATACAATATGGCCCACAAATACTTGGAATTTAGGAAGAGATAACAATAATTCAACTCAATTTTTTACTGGTAGTATAGCAAGTTACAAAATGTACAATGCTGCTCTAACATTACCACAAATCCAACAAAACTTCAATGCAATGAGAGGACGTTTTGGGATATAAACAAAAAACTATTTCAACATATTTATATACATCACACATCCCTTTTGGACAATGAAAAAAGGAAATAAAACATGGCAAACGAATTCAAAGTCCGTAAAGGGCTCATAGTACAAGGTTCAGGCTCTAACATATTTGATGTTCAGGGTTCGCAAGGACAATTGTTCTCAATAACCGATTCGTTATCAGGTTCACTATTCTCCGTAAACGATATTTCGGGGATACCCATTATGGAAGTCTTTTCAGACAATACCATTAAAATGGGAACATTCAACCAAGAAGCCATAATTGTTTCCGGCAGTAGAACGGGGATGGGATTAGCAACACCTCAGGCAAAACTACACATATCAGGCGCAAGTAATAGTGGACTATTTGAAATAGATTCACCTGCGGTTAATAATATAATTTATGTATCAGGTAGTGGTAATGTAGGCATCGGAACAGGAACACCTACAAACACCCTTCAAGTAAGTGGTTCTTTATGGACAACAACTATAACCGCAAGTTCACTACCAAATGTATCTCAACCTAATATTATAGGGTATGATACCGCATCAGGCAGATTCACTTATTTTTCAACATCATCTTTTGTTGGTGGTAGTGGAACAACAAATTATATAACTAGGTGGAGTGGTCCTAATACAATTACTACATCATCTATATATGAAAGTGGTAGTAGAATAGGTATCGGTACGGGTGTATCATTACCATCAGCAAAATTACATATTTATACCAACGAATCTCCTTATATTGGTCTTTTTAGTAGAGTAGAAAATACCAGTGGTACAACAATTGTATCCGCATCAGCGATTCAAACTAAAATTGACTCTACTGTTCAACCTAGTGTAATTACCAACGCATATAATATTAACATACTAAATAGTTCTGGTTCAGAGGGAGCTATATCAAATTTGTATGGGGTTCACATAAATTTATTGAATTCGGGAAGTAATAATTGGGCAATATTTACATCAGGTTCTACAAGATCTTATTTTGGTGGTAATGTAGGATTAAATGTAACTGAACCAACATATAGATTACAAGTTAAAGGAAATAGTGATACTGAATCTTTACTAAAAGTTGAGGGTTCAACTAATACATTTATAGAAGTAAGCAATCGAAATGTTTTAGTATCGGGTAGTAATGTTCATTTAAGTGGTAGTTTGTACTTTTCCGCATCATCTGCGGGGAATGTATCAAATTCAGTATTGGTTAGAGATAATACAACAGGACAAATAAAACTCACCGGCTCTTATGGTGGCGGGGGTGGAGTAACACTACCATCTAATTTATTGTCTGGAAGTGGGACTCCGACATATATTGCATTATATAGTGGTTCAAACTTTTTATCATCATCAAATATTTTTCAAAATAATAATTCCTTTATAGGTATTGGAACTAACAACCCCCAAACTCTTTTGCATGTTGGTGGAAGATTTTCCGCTGAGTTACAATCATCCACTCAAACACAGGTAGTTGTATTTAATGCAAGTACTAAAGAACTCACCTATATGTCCACATCATCTTTGGTTGCTGGTGGTGGCGGTACTCCTGGTGGTATAAATTTCGATATACAATATAATTCTAATAGTACATTTGGTGGAACTGGTGCACCACAAACATTTTTTTACGACTATAACAATGGTGGATTTGGACAAGGTGTTGGAGTTTCACCATCCGGCTCTCAATCTCATGCACATGGATTTTATACAATAACCGAAAATGGTGCTTTTTATTCACACGCAGAGGGAAGTGGTTCTATTGTTAAAGCTGAGGGTTCAGCAGGACATGCTGAAGGGCACGATACAATTGTTAGGGGTATAGCTGGGCACGCGGAAGGTTATAAAACATATGTGGGTATAATTGATGTTTTTCCATGGGCAAAATCAGGCAGTTACGCTCACGCTGAAGGTTATTATACAACAGCTTCTGGACAAGCTGCTCATGCTGAAGGTTATTTTTCGTGGGCTGCGGGAGATTACTCTCACGCTGAAGGGCGTGATACGAGAGCATATGGTGATTACTCTCACGCCGAAGGTTATCTTACAATCGCATCAGGCTCAAACTCTCATGCGGAAGGTGGTTCTACAAACGCAGGTGGTGTTGGTTCGCACGCAGAAGGGGCTGTTACAACTGCTTTGGGAGAATATTCTCATGCAGAGGGGTTTTCAACATTAGCATCTGGATTATATTCTCACGCGGAAGGAAATGATAGTGAGGCCAATGCTGATAGTTCTCACGCAGAGGGTTATGCTACTGTAGCCCATTCATCGGCAATATATGCACACACAGAAGGTCAATCAACCCGAACATATTCTGTGGCTTCTCACACAGAAGGTTATGATAATGAAATTGAAACAAACTCACCATATTCGCATGCTGAAGGTGTTGCAAACCTAATAAAACAAGATTCAGATGGTTCTCATGCTGAAGGTTATAGAAATGTAATTGCTGGTTCAGAATATTCTCATGCAGAAGGTGAAGGTGAAGGAGACACGAATTCCCCTGAAATTAAAAATTCACATTACTCTCATACTGAAGGGAGTAGAAATACCATAGAAGATTCATTATATTCTCATGCGGAGGGGGACCATGCCACAATTGATGGTGGTTCATATAGTTCGCACGCGGAGGGTTCTTTTAATACGATAACAAGTGCAACTGGTTCGCATGCTGAAGGAAACAATAACTTAATTCAGTCCTCAAACTACTCTCATGTAGAAGGTATAGAAAGTGAAGTAAAAGGTGCTGATGGGGCGCATGCGGAAGGTTATTTTACAAAAGCTTGGGCAAAGTGGTCGCATACCGCAGGTTCGGGTTCATTCGCATCACCTCTTGCGATTGGTTCATATGTAGCCGGAGAAGGAACTATATCATCTGGAAGTTTTCAACATGTAATTGGAAGATATAATATACCTCTTGGTGGGACAGGTTCATTTATAATTGGTAATGGAACGAGTGCTGCAAATAGAAGTAATATTATGTTTGTAGATTTAACAGGTTCATCTGTTCAAATTACAGGCTCATTATTAGTACAAGGAACTATAGCAGCAACAAACATATCTGGAAACATTTCTTCGGATAAAATCACAGCTCCCACAGGTAACACTACTTTAGATGAAATAACAACTGCACAGGTTCATTCTGCAAGTTTTGATGGTGATGTTATTTTTACTATAAATGGGCCGTATGATTCTAACGCATATAAAAATTGGATATATGTAAGAAATAAATTTTACGAAAATGAAAATCCTGGTGATTTTGAGGGTATTGGGCTTGGTATAGGCGCACCACCATCATACTCTTTAGATGTATATGGTGAAAGTAATTTTGGAGGACCAAATGAGTATGGTGGACCAGGTGTATCTACTACCTCACCACCAAGAAATAATAATACTCTATTTAGGCAAAGTTATGGGTTTGCACACGGTCAATTAAACGAAGTTTATTTATTAAATGGGTTTGCACAGGGAGAAGGATTAATTGTTTCGTCCTCACACCAACATGCTATTGGTTCATATAATCAACAACTAAACCAAAATTACTCTTTTGTAATTGGTAATGGTTCTGATCCTGGCAATCGAAGTAACACATTAGTAGCCTATGGTGGTGCTATGGCAGGTATCGCTCCTCAAGTTCAAATAACGGGTAGTTTTAGTGTTACACCCAATCCTAATTATAACAATTCATTTCTATTCGCTGATGTAAAATTTCAGTATTTATCTCAAAGCTATAGAAATCATGTTTTAACATATGATGAAGCTACAGGTCAAATTTATTATTTTTCATCTAGCTTAGAAGGGACCGCACCACCACCACCATGCAATACCAGACTATTCCTATCATCAGGATATGATAACCAATCAGTATTACAATCATCCCCTATCACAAATATAGTTTATAATAACGATGACCCGATAATAACTGTGTCTGGGTTACCTGCAGGGATTACTTATTCAGTTGCCCCAACCTCACCACATACAATAACAATTGGTGGTACTATCGATGCTAACGCAAACGCACAAACATACACATACACAATTTCAAATACAGATGGGTGTACAGTATCAGGTACTATAGAGGTTCTATCTACATCAACATACATAATTAGCGGCAGTTTTAAATATGATAATACTGCAGGAACACCAATGACTTTTAGTGAAGTTCGCCTTTATCCAACTGGTAGTACTATTCCGCTTATAAGCGTACAAACCAATAGTGCTGGTAATTATACAATGGATGTTCAGAATGTTTTGGTCACCCCCGGTATGAACCCAGTTCCACTACCGATTGGAGAATACTATTTGGTTGGTCGCACCACCAAACCATGGGGTGGTGTGAATGGGTCGGATGCATTGGCTATTACGAGACACTTCACCGGTGCGACTCCTTTGACGGGGCTCCGACTTAAAGCAGCTGATGTAAACGGCTCCAACACCATCAATTCTTTGGATGCTTTGACAGCCAACCGTCGTTTTAGCGGTGGAATATCTTCATTTAATGTGGGGAACTGGGTATATGAAACACAATCTGTTGTGTGGAATGGCACACCTATTAATAAAAACCTAAAAGCTCTTGCTTATGGGGATGTCAACGGTTCTTATACACCATCTACATTATAAACCACCCCTATACAAAAAGAACGAGAAATAAAATATGGCATTAACATTAACCACATCCGGCTCACTAAATACAACAGTTGATAATTATGCTTTTTCCATATTAAGTAATACTTCATCCGTTCAACTTGGAGCAGTTTCTTTAAAACTTGTTGTTCCTGGTGGATGTACTATAAAAAATGTAAATGCAGGAACATCATCTGTAGATAGTTTAGTTTTTCTACAACAGGATGGAAACCTAAACATTGGTATGTACACACTATCCAATTGGGTAGTAAACACAAACGATGTTATATTAAGCATCACCGCAAGTGGAATGTCCACTGGTTCATTTAGTTTAAATACGGATGAAGATTGGTATTGTGAAATAGCAAGTAGTAGCGCAGAACCCTTTACGGATTTTGCTATTAAGATACCATCTCTCGCATCACCTTATGCGAGTGTATCAACAACATTGGAAGCAGTATCAATCTTATCAGGTGTAAATCCTTCAATAACCGCTGTTGGTGCTCCAAACTCATCCGTTTTTGGTTCGGGTAGTAGAACATTGGGAACGGCTTCCATAGCAGAAGGCATTGGTACACTTGCTTCAGGACTTGCTTCACACGCCGCAGGTATCAATACAACCGCAAGTGGACAGGCAGCATTCAGTATGGGTATAGAAACCGATGCAGATGGTATGGCTTCGTTTGCAGCAGGGTCGGGTTCGTGGGCAAGAGGAGATTCATCAGTAGCAATGGGTATAGGTACTATTGCTTCAGCTTCAGGTCAAGTCACAATAGGCCATTTTAATTTTCCATTAAATAGTCCTGACCATTTATTTGTAGTAGGTGGAGGTACAGCTAATACACCTCTTAGCAGCAGGGGCAATTTATTAGAAGTATATGGAGGTATAGGGTCAACATATAAAGCAGTAAAAATAGATGTAGGTTCTACATTTACACAAACTTCTGCTCCTCCTCAGGGATTTTCAATATACGGAAATACAACATTTAATGGGAATGTTACTGGGTCTAACTTTAATGCCATTGGCGTAGATACCAAAACGGTTCAAGACCCGATATTGGGGATAATAACAACAGGTTCTTTTACAAGTAATTTTTATAGGAGTCAAGTCGCACCTGGTGGTGGACCGGTTGTTTTTGAGAATGTTCTTAAAGCTTCGGCGGGGTTTGACCATAGAGGAATTAACTTTTCATTATCAGAACAAACCACTGCTCCCGGTTCTACATTCCTATGGACAAATTCATCTAATAGGTTATTTTATAGTTCAAGCGCAGTAATCCTAAACGATGGTAACACATTAGGTACTACTATGACTATTGGTACAACCGATACCAATAATTTACAATTAGAAACTAACAATACAACACGAGTATTCATTTCCTCATCGGGTAATGTAGGTATAGGTACAACAACCCCAACAAATACTCTTCAAGTAAACGGGGGTGTAACTGCAACATCATTTACTGGTTCTCTTTTTGGAACATCGAGTTGGGCGGAAAACTCAAAAACATCATCGTTTGCATTAACAGCATCATATTTCTCTGGACAAAATTTTGCTACATTTACACAATCGGCCGCATCAACCACTTGGACATTTAATCATAATCTTGATTTCAGAACACCTGTAATTACTGTTTATGATAATAATTATGAGGTTGTTATACCGGATTCAATTCAAGGAACATCCACAAATCAATCAGTTATAACATTTTCAACACCAAAATCGGGTTTTGCAAGTGCTACAATTGGTAGTATAGCACAAAATAACTCATTGGCACTGTCACTTGCGTATGCAATTGTTCTTTAACATTTTTTAATATTTATATCTATGAACGAACTATACGAAATACAAATACAATTTTTAGAGGGTAACAGCTCTATGTGGGCTTCATTAGTTGATGCGGAAAATAACCCAATACATCTTTTTCCTTCGTATGATGAGGCTGAGAGATATATGGAAAAACTACAAATTGAAAATTATCCAAAATTATGTAGAATTATAAAAAAATAGGAAGGGGTTATGAAAATACTATTTGAAGATTACACATTTAATGCAGCTGCAAAGCAAATTACATTTAATACATCGGAGACGATAACATTACCGCAGTTGTTACTAATAACAAATGTAACGGATAATCTTATTGTCTACAATTTTGCAGACCCTAATTATGGGGGGACTATAACAAATAATGTATTAACATTAACATATAATACATCACTAATGAGTGATAGTGATAGTTTACAGATATTTTTAGAAAACCAATACACCCCCGCATCACAAGAAACTCTTCAATACTTGAGTGACCAAACGGCATTGTTAGGTAGAATGGTTAAATTATTAGAACCAATATCAAGACAAGACTCTGTTGGTAGACAACAAGTAGATATTGGGGGCAGTTCAGGAACCGTACTAACTCGTGGAGAAACATTTATAAATGGGCCTTCAGGAGTTTCAACTATATCAGCACCCGAATCAGTATTCGTGCTACAATCCAGAATAGCATACGCAACTTTAAGAAACCAATTAGAATTCAGTTAAATTATGGCACTAACAAAACGATTAAAAACAATGGTAGACCAACCCGTATGGGAATGGATGAGGTATTCACCTTATACTACCGCAGCAGCCGCATGTGTTTACAATTTCCCAGCAGCAGCAACGGGTAGTAGGTATAATAGATATACATTCCACACTTCGGCCACAACAATGTACCTATATGACACTTATGGTGATTCTTGGACAACATTAGGTGGTTTACTACCCAACTCACCAGCATCAACTGTAAATGGTTCGTGGGATTTAAGTCAGGGGCACTATGGTAATTTTATAGCAGGGGCAAGTGGTAGTTCAACCGCAACAGGTGGATTTATCAACGAAAGTGCTGTGGTAGGGTTGAAAATAAAAGTAATAGCAGGATTGGGTAGAGGGCAAGAAAGAACTATTACTGCTTGTACTCAACCCGAAAACTTGGAATATTTAACTCCGACTGCAACTTATACAAACACCTCAACAGGTGTAACTTCAATAACTGATACCACTAAAAAATGGGTGCCTAATCAATGGAGAGGTTATCAAGTAAAAGCATATCTAGGAACGGCGCAACAATACTTTGTTAGAAGGGTATTATATAATAACAATGATACTCTATTCTTTGCTAATGCAGAGTGGCATGTAACCGACCCAAATCAGGCATATAACCATGTATATGATGCAAACTCAATTTCAATAGGAACTGCGACCCGATGTGTTATTCAACGAAGCACTATTACGGTAGATACCCCTTGGACCACTAATTTAGATAAGAGTTCAAGATTTGAAATAATCATTGGTTCATTGGTTAGTGTTCAAAATATATCTACTAATGCATTCTTTTTAGCATATAGATACGATCCATTATATTCTAACTGGTTTCCATTACATAGTCAAACAGGTGTAATGCCTAACTTTTTAGCTTTAACTACCCTACAATATGAACCCCTTTCATCTGAATTAACTTCACCATTTGTTACGGGGTCTTTAACAAGTGGTTCACTTCGTTCAGCAGTAGACACAACACAAAACTGGAGCGTTAATCAATGGAGAAATTATAGGTTTGTAAATAAAACAAATGGAATTGAAAGATTAATAGTATCTAATACACCTAATACTCTACAATTTGCAGCTGATTTAGATGTAGCACCAAGCGGTTCAAATCAATACCAAATTATAGTAGATGATGATAAATCTTATATAAATGGTGGTAATTTTGCTACCGTTGGGCAATTCTCCAACTTAAACAATTCATTTTACCCATCACAAAGATTAGATGAAGGTGTAGCAAACGTTGCTTCAGTTAGATATTCTTCATCCTTTAGTTTTCAGATTCCTATATCAGCAATTACAAGAACCGGCAATGTAGCCACTGTAACCACAATTACAGGACATCCATTTGAGACGGGAGATAGAATAACAATCAGCGGTGCAACTGGTGCTGATGCAGCAATTTATAATGGAACATTTATAGCAACATCATCATACCCGCTTTCAGCTACTTTAACGGGTACTTCACAACCAACCGCATTCACTTATGCAATGGGTAGTACACCTTCAGCAAACGCGGTGTTAAACACACATACAACTACACTATTATTTGATACATCTAAAAACTGGGTAACAAATGAGTGGGTAGGTGATATAGTGCAAGTATGGAGTAGTTCACCAACCGGACCTACGACTAACTATTCAAGAATTACAGCAAATACCTCACAATCTCTAACATTGGCAACAGCACAAGCATCCGCTACCACCTTAACAGGTAATACAGCCGTATGGGGATATAACATATTAAGTGACCAAGCATTTGGAGCAAGTTATGGATTAGATACTGGTATAACAACTGGTACAAGTAGCTTTTACTTAACTGGTAGTACTGTTAGTGGACAACCATTCCTTTATATAAGTGCATCTCAATTTGGTACATTATCACAAGTTCCCATTGGTTCACCTATAACGGGTAGTGGTATTACTGCTGCATCACAATTCCGTTCATTTCAAACCGCATCGGGAGGATTTATAACCGCATCACTTTCAGCAAACGCAGCCTCAACCCAAAACAATGTTATAATAGCATTTGAATTATCATCATCTCGTGGTTTTGGTACTGCGACAGGTGGTACTGCATCTACTCTTGTTGATGCAACTAAAAACTGGCCTACCAACTTTTGGGTGGGTGCACAAATTAGATTTTTAGCAGGAACGGGTGTGGGGCAAGAAACAACAATTTCATCAAATACCAATAATACAATAACATTTAGTACTACAAATACTGCTGCTGGTACAACGGCAACTCCTGATACAACAACTGTATATAGTATTTTACCAACTGGTAGAAGAAATACAACTTCAACAACATCAGGTGCTGGGGGGGCTGATATGAAATGGATATATGGTAGAGAAAGTGGTAGTAACTTAACTCCTACTAGCTCATTGGGAAAATACATTTATATGTTTGAAGCAAACTCCACATTGAGATTTGTAAAATACAACATAGCAACGATGATGTATGAGTATTCGTTTATACCATCTTGGCATCACGCTACCAACTTTAACTTAACCGATGGAACAAATATAAGTTACGATGGTAAAAATCGTATTTATATCCAACCTAACGTTTCTGCTCAGTTCGTTTACATAGATACTGATAGAGATATTATGGAAAATGGTGCAACTACATTGCCCGCAGGTAACTCAACCGCAAGACAATCTCAGAGAATGATATTAAAAACGAGTGAGGATGGATTAGATTATTTATACTATTTGAGGAGTAACGATACACCACATTTTAGAACCCTAATATTCTATTAATAAATGGATATATTTTCACCCACCATAATAGATAATGCTATAATAACTGGCTCAAATAACGCCAGTTTGTTACAAGTATCTTCACCTTCAGCCGCATCGGCTTTTTTTATTAGTGGTAGTGGTAGGGTCGGTATAGGTACTACATCACCACTATCCACACTTACTGTAGAAGGTGGGAATATAAACATTGGCGCCGGTCGTGGTATAGGTGGTAATTTTGTAGGTACATATACATCATTCATAACATATCATAATGATGGGTTAGGGTTTTTACAAAGCGCAAGTTTTGGATTTAGAGGCTCTGCTTATATGGATTCAATTGCTTATCCCGATATTTTTGGAGGGGGTACAAATGATTTAAGATTTTTTACATCCACAAATGGTATTGCAGCCCCATCTGAAATAATGAGGATGGTAGGTTCTACTGGGTTTGTGGGTATTGGTGAAACATCTCCATCGGCAAAATTAGAAATTAGGGGTAGTGGAGCAACCTCTGTAACAACCGCACTTAGAGTAGAAAATTCCGCAGCAACAGCATTGCTAACTATGCTGAATGATGGTACATCTGCATTTAATACATCACATCTTTATGTAAGTAGTAGTGGTAATGTAGGTATAGGTACGACAACACCAACTGTAAGATTGCATATAAGTGGAACATCCGCTACAAATGAGTTAGTGCATTTGATAGGGGATGCATCGCAGGGAAGTGCAATTAGATTTAATAGAGGTAGCAGTTATAGTTGGAGAATGGGCGTTGTTCCTAATTCTAACTTTACAATCGAAGATGTCTCATATAGTACGGTGCGATTTCAAATAAACAACACATCAGGTCTTATAGGTATAAATACCACATCCCCAAACGCAAGATTACATATATCGGGTGCTAATAATGAAGCATTATTAATAGTATCTTCATCCACCGCACCTTCTGCTTTATTCGTATCAGGTAGTGGTAATGTTGGTATAGGCACAGCAACGCCTGTTCATAATTTAGTTGTTGATGGAAACACTGGTGTTAGTATAAATGCAGGTGGCGCTACATTCCCTAACATTCATCGTGATAGTGCGGATGGTGGTATGTTACTAAGAAGTTGGAATGGCTCTACATTTACAAATAATGTTAAAATAACTCCAACAACTGAGGTGGGTATAGGAACTACAACACCAACCGCAGAACTACATATAAGTGGTGCTAGTAATATTACCTTATTACGAGTAGGTTCACCAACAAACGCTAACATATTATTTGTAACAGGTAGTGGTAGAGTTGGAATAAACACTACATCATCTGCTGGTTTTCTTGGTGGTAATATTTCAACATTTACTATATTCCAAAACTCCGGCTCAGGAGATGGTTTAACACCTTCTACTGGGCTGCAGATTGTTAATAGTGGTAGTAGTACAAGTGCTCAAGCTCAATTATCAATTGTTACTGTGGGTGATAAATTTGCAGCTTTTAATATAGGAACTAGTGGTAGTGGTACTCAAAATAATTATTGGCACCTTTCTAAAAGGAATGCCGCCGCTTCTCACTCTCTTAATTTATACAACAACAATCAAGGTTCATTTAGCGGCCCTTTATTTAGTTTTATTTCAGCCGGAACTTCTACATTAGGAGAAAATAATCAAATCCAAATAGATGATGCTACCGGTCGTGTTGGATTACAAGCTACCCCATCTGATACTATACATTTACATTCCGAACCTGGTGGAGGGCACTATATTAATATTGACGCAACACAAACTAGTAATCCTCCACCTCTTACAGCAGCCTCCGCCAAAACCGGTTACGGTATTACAACTAATTCTTATTATTTAGCAGAACCTGATTATTGGATGGAAATAAAATTAGATGGGGTTATTGTTTTAGTTCCTTGTTACTTACCTGCATAATACTATGTTTCTTAAACCCACACCCCAACTCCTACAACAAATCAAAGATAGTGGTAAACCCCTTATCAAATTAAGTATGGATGAATTTCAGAAAATAGCATCTGATGGTAAATTATTAAAAAAAGAAGATGTAGTGTTAAAAGTAAATTCAATAACACCTTCTAATATTAGTAAAAAATTACCACCCGCTAATTTCTTACCACCTACTAAAGTTAGAGTGTATGAATCTATTGGTAAAGGTTTAGGTGTATTTGCTACTGAAAAAATATTAAAAGGGGAAGTAATAGAAACTTGTCATTTGATAACACTAAATGTTTCTTCCGATTCTAATACATTGGAAGATTATAGATTTATGTACCCCAAAAATACAGGCTCAGAGTTTGTTATTCCATTAGGATTGGGGTGTATTTATAATCATTCAAATACACCAAATGCAGATTGGGTAGATCATCCCGAATGGAAAGCATTTAATTTTGTATCTATTAGAGATATAGAAGAAGGCGAAGAAATATGCACCTATTATGGCGGAGAAGAATATTGGAGTTTAAGACAACATACAAAAGTAATCTAAATTAAAACTACATAATCAAAAATAAATTCTATATTTATCTATATGGGAAATTTAATAAAAGAATGGATTAAAGGTGTATTAACCGAAGAAATAAAAGATATAGTGGTTGTATATGCTGGAAGATTTCAACCTTTTCACAAAGGACATTACACAACTTATTCACATTTAGTTCAAAAGTTTGGCGAAAATAATGTTTGGATTGGAACATCCAACAAAAGTGGTGGGCCGAAAGACCCTTTTAACTTTTTAGAGAAGAAAAAAATAATGACTACAATGTTTGGTATCCCAGCAAATAAAGTAGTTCAAGTAAAAAACCCATACAATCCAACTGAAGTATTAAGTGGATTCTCACCAAAAACAACCGCATTTGTAACTGTGGTTGGAGAAAAGGATGCTGCAAGATTGGGTGGTAAATATTTCAAAAAGTTTCACAATGGAGCAGGATTCAAACCTGCTACTGGGTATGAAGAAAATGGCTATGTTTACGCATCACCCGCACAACCAAATGCGATAAGTGGAACGGATGTAAGAAAGTGGTTATCGGTGGGAGATGAATCTAAAAGAAAAGCAGGATTTAAAAAAGCATATCCAAAATTCAACCCACAAATATACAATCTGATAACAAAGAAATTGATAGCGGTAGAATCTTTGATGGAACATTTCTTTAAGACATTTGATATAAAAGCACTGACTGAATCAACATTAAGTGGTGGATACGGAGCAGACTCAGGTGAACCTGATGCAATGTATGTAGTTCCCAATAAACGAAGAGTTTTGGGGTTAGGGTCGCAGGCACAAAAAAGAGATTATTGGTTTGTTAGTGGTGGATATGTACAAGTAGATTTTCCAAAAGCAGATGTAATGGTCAGCAAATCCGCAAAAGGTACGGGAGATTTCTATCAATATAGTAGCACTAGAAAAGTTTTCACAATGGATGACCTTTTAGATATTCCTGAAACCGAAGATTTTGTAACGGCTGATACAGCGACCTCACCATTAGATGCAGCGCCGCCTGATGCTCCACTTGATAACACTGTAGATATTACTGGGGTAAAGGATGAAGAGTTACAGGAAGCTTACGCAAAATTAGGATATGAAATAGTTGAGTGGTCTACCAACACTAAAGTAAAGAGAATTAACGATAGACAATTTAGATTATTAGAAAAAATTGGTAGAAAGTTTTCTAAGTTTTTGTTGGGTGATCATAATTTACAACACACATCAGATAATCGTATATTACTTTTATGCGGAGGGGCATACGGACACATGAATCACCCATTTGATATGGAATTGGATTTAACTTTTGGTGATTTAAAAAACATAATAACAAAAGCCTTAAAAGGTGATTTAGAATTGACACGCGAAAAGACCGATGGGCAAGCGATTGCTATTAGTTGGCGAGATGATAGAGGGTTAATTGCTGCAAGGAACAAAGGGCACCTCGCCAACATGGGTGAGAAAGCAATGTCAATCGCTGATGTTGCTTCAAAGTTTGGAGGTAGGGGTGGACTAACCGATGCTTACAACTTTGCTATGAGGGACTTAGAAGTGGCAATAAAGGGGTTATCAAAAGCACAGAGGGATAAGATATTTGCGCAAGGTAAAAAGTTTATGAATTTGGAAGTTATCTATCCAACCTCCGTAAATGTGATACCTTATGGACAGGCACTTTTGGTGTTTCATAACACAACTGAATACGATGAATCGGGTGTAGCTGTTGGAGCAGAACAATCCGATGCAAAGATATTGGCGGGAATGATTAAACAAATCAACCAGGATGTACAAGAAAAGTATAAGATACAAGGACCACCAATTACACAATTACCAAAAGATGTAAATTTAGAAAAATTACAACCAAAATACTTGGGTATGTTAAAAAACTTACAATCTAAATTTGGTTTAAAAGATAGTGATGGAATGGCAGAGTATCATCAAGCTTGGTGGGGTGATTATGTAGATAAAAATACTCCTGAAAAATTGGATAAATCAACACGAGAAGGTTTGATAAAAAGATGGGCATTTTTTGATAAAAGTTTTACATTGAATAAAAATAACATCAAATCCCAAAAAGTATTAGATTGGGCGATGGGTGTAGATAAAAACGACCATCAAAAAATATCAAAGGATAATATCCGCCCATTTGAAGATATATTCTTGGGCGTAGGTGCGGAAGTGTTATCGCTTATGAGTTCAGTACTGACTGCAAATCCTGATGAAGCAGTTCGTAATATGAAGCAACGATTGGACCAAACCATTAAAGATGTTAAAGCCGGTGGGGATGAAAAAAAGATAAAGAAATTACAATTAGAGCTTGAGAGAATGGCTGCATTGGGTGGTGTTGATAAAATTGTTCCCAATGAGGGAATCGTTTTTGTATTTAAGGGTATGACTTTAAAATTAACTGGAAGTTTCGCACCATTAAATCAGATATTGGGTTTATTCTATTGATTTAGATATTTATATTAAAATAAGTTATGAAAAGTAGTAAATTAAAAAACACAAAAGCGGTTACTGAAATGTTGGCGGGTACACATAAAACCCAAACACGAACAACCATTGGTTTTGAAGAAAATCCTACTTATGTTCGCAGAGAAATCGGTGAACAATGGCAGGATGAAAATGGGGATATGTGGGAGCAGAAAGCTGGGTATAAAGTAAAACTCGGTAAGCTTCACCAACTTAGGCAGGACTTGAAAAAGTTCCCTAATTGTGTGAAGGAAACTTGCGACTGTAAAAACCCAAAAAGGTTGGATGAAAAAATGCGTGCTTTTCACGGGATGTGTTTTGATTGTGTATTAAGTATGGAATCAAAATTACGAATGAGTGGGGAGTATGATAGATATGAAAAAAAGAAAATGCTTGAGAATGCGAAAGCATGGTTAAAGCAGGCTGAATTTGAAAAAGAAGCCCTTAAAGTTGCGTTAAAAATGAAGTTCATCAACGAGAATGGTTCGGTTGAAGAATGGAATGGGTTTAATATGGATGAACTTTTATCAAAAGTAGATTCTGATTTTGAAAAGTTGCGTAAAGATTATATCCAAAAATTGGAGCAAGAACTTGAAGAACAAACAACAACAGCTTAGAGAATTAATCCGAAGTGTGGTAAGAGAGATTATCAACGAAGATTTAAGAGGGTGGTTTGGTAAGGGTAAGACCGGTTCAACCACAGGCGGTGGTTGGGATAGATATTCAACTACAGGTGAAAAATTGGGAAAGTGTGGTGATGCTGAAGAGGGAGAATCTTATTCAGCATGTCTTTCTAAAGAAAAGGCTAATAAGTTAGGGCCTGAAGGAAGAGCATCATTTGTAAAAAGGAAAAGAGCAGCCCAAAAGAAAGCTGGAGATGCTAAAAAGGGTGGTGAACAATCAAAAGGTCAAAAGCCGGTTTTTGTTAAGACTGGTGCTTAGTACATCGATATTGGAAATAAACAAACACTATATTTATATAATATAAATCACAAAAAGGAAACAAACAATGAAAGTATCACAACTAAGAAAGTTAATCAGAGAGGAAGCCAAAAAGGCTTTAAATGAAGGGCCACTTGTAACCACAACACACATAAATGAAAAAGATCTTAAAGATTCGGTTGCTAACTTAGAAACTTACTTAATGAAAATTGGTAAGCAAAAAAATATAAATTGGGATTGGAAGAACTTGGGTAGTCTAGTTGCTGATATTATTCATGAGGCAAGAATGCTAGGCGGATACGATGATAAACACTATTAAAATGTAAATCAAAAAGGAATCAAACAATGAAACTAAACGAATTAAAGCAGTTAATTAATAAAGCTGTAAAATCCGAATTAACCAACGAAGGGGTTTATTCAACTGATATTACAGTTAAAGAGTTAAGAAATAAGCCAGGAGATTCTTATAACGATACAGCTGTTAGGTTAATCCTGATGAGAAAAGTTACAAGCAACACCGCAATATATCGTTTAGAAACCGATAATTGGTTTAGAAGATACGAAAATCCCGGCAAAGGATACGGGATAATGATTAGAAAATTCAGAGTTGGGAACACCCCAGTTAAACCAACAATGAGTTCGATTGTTGGTGGACATCATGTTATATTTAATGTGTTAGTTACCTATCTACCAAATCAATTTGATAATATGGATGATGATAAACCTGAAAATTGGGAAACATCAAAAGGTTATTTAATTTTAGGAAACAAAAACCTTACAGGATTTGAAATTCGTGCAAATGGACCGGACCCAAAGGATTTTGAACAATTTGTTAAGATGAATATTCCAAAATATGTTCCATAATTTGAGGTAAGAAATGAAATTAATAGTAGAAAAGAATGTTCCAACAGACCCAGCAAAATGGTCTTATTATAAATCTCAAGCAAAGAAAAAGTTTGACGTTTACCCAAGTGCCTACGCCAACGGTTGGGCTGCAAAACAATATAAAGCAGCAGGTGGTGGTTGGAAAACCGAAGAATCTGTAGATGAAGCCAAACAAAATTTAGGATTTGAAGTTGGTGATTTTGTTCACTTTAAATCAAAAAATAAAACTGGGATGGTTCTAAAAATTCAGGGTAATAAAGTAACCATCAGAACCCTTCAAGGCCCATTTGTGGGTGATATAAAAGATATTCAAATTCTTGCACAAGATAATATAAATGAAGGTAATGCATTCACTGGAGCGCTTTATAATGCAAGAAAAGAAGGATTAAAAGAGTTTGAATTCAACGGAAAAAAATATCCTGTAATAACCGAAGTTGATGATGATGATGAACCTGGTACATCATCCGTTAAAAAAGCTGGTAAAGAACAAGCAGCACAAAAAAAGGAAATGTTAAGTATTCAGAAAACATTAAAAGATAATGCTAAAGATACTGCTGCTTATAGTAAGATACCTCAAAATAAAAGAACTGCCGCACAAAAGGCCCATTTAAAAAATATGGCCGATTTAACAACTAAATTAAAAAAGTTAAAAAGTTTAACTGAAGATATTGATGTAGGGCACCAGGATGATGAACCTAATATGTTAAAAGCTGATTTGTTTCGTATTGCAAAATACGCAAAAGAACTTTATGAAATGTTAAATCAATTTGATAAATCCGATGAAGAGATTGATTTTCCTCATTGGTGGCAATCTGATATTGTTCGTGCAAAAGAGTTGATGGTAAATGCAAAACATTATTTGAATGGTGAGTTGAATGTAAATGGTAATCCTTTGGGTGAGAGTAAGAAAAGAATTAGTGAAGGGTTGGAATGGCATTTGAAAAATAAAAAACCACTTTCTGAAAATGTGTTTAGATATGGTTCTCCCAAATTTTTTAAGTTAGTAAATGAGTGTAGGAACTTGTGGAGAAAAGGTCAGTTCATGCCGATGAACGAAAGTGATGAATGGTTTTTAGATTCTGATTTGGGTAAGGTTGCAGTGTATGAGGGTAAGAAAGTTTTATTAGATTTCCCAATGTTGGCTGAAGCAGAGTATCAGGAAAGGGAAGTAGAATTAAATTCACCAAAAAGAAATCCAGATGAAGGTAAAAAGTATGTGGTATATGTAAAAGACCCATCAAGTGATAACATCAGAAAAGTAACCTTTGGGGATGTAAAGGGTGGATTAACTGCGAAAATAAATGACCCAGAGGCAAGGAAAGCGTTTTCAGATAGACATAACTGTCCTGAAAAAACCGATAAAACATCGCCAGGTTATTGGTCTTGCAACCTACCCCGTCATTGGTCTAAAATCGGTGGTGGTGAGGATATAAACTCATATTGGTAATATGAAAAGACCTTATTCTGAAGTCAGGTCACAAAATAATCTTCGTAGGGTATTTAAACCAAATGTAGATAATTCAGAATTGGTGTGGCATAGAGATAGGGAAGATAGGTTAGTAGAAGTTGTAAGTGGTAATGGGTGGATGTTTCAATCTGATAATCAACTACCAATTGAATTAAAGCCTGGTGATAAATTTAAAATTAAAAAAGAAACTTATCATAGAATCATACGTGGAAATACGCCACTTGAAGTAAATATCAAATTATTGAATTAATAGATATCAATTCTATATTTATTATAAATAAGTTACGATGAATTCATACCATGTCTTTTTGGTTAATGAAAATAGACCGCCCGGCTCTTTTGAGTTATTAGTTCAGATGTATTCGTGTATTGTTCACAAAACTCATAATGCTGATACACCACTTTATTTAATAACCGATAAAAAATCAAAAGAATTTTACGATAGTTGGAATATAACTCCACTTTACGATGGGGTTATTACTGATTATTTTGATGATTATCCATACGATAAAGTATCACCCAACTTTTGGGCATCTCCAAAAATATGGGCAATGTCAAAATTAAAAACTCCATTTGTTGTCTATGATACTGATTTGGTTTTGTATAAAAATTTAAAGAAAGAATCGGTTGGATGTGATTTATTATATCTTCATAGAGAATCACCAACCACATATGGTAATCCATTGGATATAGAACATTCAGATAATTGGAAATGGGATAAAAAACGAATAATTTCTTTTAAAGATTCTTTTCCAATGAATTGTGCTGTTGTTGGAATGTTCGATGAAAAATTTAAGACAGAATATGTAACTCAATACTTTGAATTTGTATTGGGGGCAAGTGGTGAAGTAAAAAATATGACAAAAGAAAAAGAGTTATTGTATGCTGACTCATCGCCGCAAATAATAATGGAGCAATGGTTTTTGGCAGCACTTTCAAAACAATTAAAAAAAATTAAAACAAAAGCATTGGTGCCTGTAGTTTATACCAATCAATCTTTTTATACATTTGATTTAGATTCCGAATCAGAAGATGCTCATAAACTATTGAATCAATCAATATATCACCTTTGGGGTGCTAAAAAGTTTGAAAATGACCCTAAATCAAAGATGTATATAAAATCAAAAATGGATATTGTAAACGCATTACCAATAATAACATCCAGCCCATACAATCGGTTGTTAATTGATAAAGCATCGTATTTAATATCAAAATTACTTTAATAAAATTAAAATCAATATTTATAAAAATAGGAGGAAAAGTTATGAACATTTTAAAAAGATTATTTCGTTTAATTTTTGGTCAAAAAACCGAACCAAAGAAGGTTGAAACAGTGATACATCCATATCCAGAAGAATCAATTTTTTCATCATCGGTAAGATATGTTGGTGCATTATCACCAACGGGGGTAGGAGCAATCGCTGAGGAGCTAAAAGCTGAAGCTAAAAAAGCAACACCTGTTGCCGAAGAACCTAAAGCCGAAGCTGTTGTTGAACAAAAACCAAAACCAAAAAGAAGAAATAACTACAGAGCGAAACAAAAAAAGCAGAAGAAGAACAATGAAAATATCTAAAATTTTTGGACTAGTAATAGTAGTATTAATTGCCCTATTTTTACTTAGGGATAAATTACCTATGGGCTTTGTTAAAGGAATTTTTAACAACGAACCTACCATAGACACCATAACAACGGTGGCATACAAATACGATACTATTACCAATGAATCAAAAGTTTATGTGCCGAAATGGCAAGATAGAGTTGTAATTGATATTGATAGTTTTATAGTAAATCAAACCGAACCAATTGATACAATGGCTCTTTTAACAGATTACTATTCAAAATATTATTATCAGGACACCATTGCAGTAGATACATTTGGATATGTAGTATTAAAAGATACAATTTCACAAAATCAAATTCAATCACGCCAATCTATAACAAATGTTGTTATTCCTACTAAGACTGTTACTCATAGTATTTTAATAAACAAAAGAGAAATCTATTTGGGTGGTGGTTTCGTGGGGAGTAGAAATTATATGATTGCTAATGGTGAATTATTAATCAGAACCAAAAAAAGAAAGGCATTTGCAATCGGTGCTGGGATAGATAATCAACTAAGTCCAAACTTTACGGGAAAGATTTATTGGCAAATAAGTAAATAAACTAATGGCTACTAAAACTTTAAAGGAATTAATATCCGATGAGTATGTAAAGTGTGCAAAAGACCCGGTATATTTTTTTAAAAAATACTGTTACATACAACATCCCCATAGAGGGAAAATACTATTTAATCTTTATGATTTCCAAGAGGGATTGATTGATAGTTTTAAAGAACATCGTTTCAATGTTATTCTTAAATCACGCCAATTAGGTATATCCACTATTAGTGCTGGATATGCTACTTGGTTAATGTTGTTTCATAGAGATAAGAACATACTTGTAATTGCCACCACACAGGATGTAGCAAAAAACCTTGTAACCAAAGTTAGGTTTATGTATGATAACCTACCAAGTTGGTTAAAAGTCCCTGCGGCAGAAGATAACAAATTATCACTTAGATTAAAGAATGGTTCTCAGATTAAAGCAGTTTCTGCAACTGAAACAGCAGGCCGTTCTGAAGCACTTTCATTATTGATTATTGATGAGGCTGCATTTATCAAAGGTATTGAAGAGATATGGTTATCAGCACAATCAACACTTTCAACTGGTGGTGGTGCTATCGTTCTTTCAACACCAAATGGTGTAGGTAATTTCTTTCATAAAGTTTGGTTGCAGGGTGAGCAAGGTGATAAATGGCATCCAACAAGATTACATTGGACAGTTCACCCCGAAAGAAATCAACGATGGAGAGATGAACAAACCCGATTATTGGGTGAGAAAGGTGCTGCACAAGAATGTGATACCGACTTTATATCATCAGGTTACACCGTTGTTGATGGTAGTGTGTTAGAGTGGTATAGTGAAACCCATATTACCGAACCCGTTGAAAAGCGCGGGTTTGATGCGAATTATTGGATATGGGATTACCCAAACTATGAAAAAAACTATATTGTTGTTGCCGACGTTGCTAGGGGTGATGGTGCAGACTATTCCGCATTTCATGTCATAGATGTTGAAAGAATTGAACAGGTAGCAGAGTATAGGGGTAAGATAGAAACAAAACAATATGGGGCTTTTCTAACATCAGTTGCAACGGAGTGGAACAACGCTCTTTTGGTAATTGAAAACGCAAACATTGGGTGGGCGGTAATTCAAGAAGCCATTGACCGTAATTATCAAAACCTTTACTATTCGTATAGAGAGTTGGGGTATGTAGATGAGGACATCCACTTAAGGCGTGGGTGGGATTTAAAACAAAAAGAAGATATGGTGCCAGGGTTTTCAATAACACAAAAAACCCGTCCATTAATTATATCAAAGTTAGATACTTATATGAGAGAGAAATCTCCCATAATTCGTTCTAAAAGGTTATTAGATGAATTGTTTGTGTTTATTTGGAATGGGCCAAAAGCAGAAGCACAACGAGGTTACAATGATGACTTGGTTATATCCTTTTCTACAGGTCTTTGGGTGAGAGATACGGCTCTTAAATTAAGACAGCAGGGGATGGATTTAACCCGAAGTGCATTAACACATATTACTAAAATATCTTCAACTCAGACAGGAGTATTTTCAAGCAGAAATCAAACACAAAACCCGTACTTGATGAAGGATGTTCGTGGTAACGATGTTGACTTGAGTTGGTTATTGTAAAAAATTTATATTTATATTTATGGCAGATAAATCATTATTCGGTAGATTGCAAAGACTTTTTTCAACGCAAGTTGTTATAAGGAGAATTGGTAAGGGTAAGACCCGTGCAATTGACACACAAAGATTACAATCACAAGGTAACATAAAAGGAACATCTTACTACGATAGATTTGGTAGATTGCATAGTACCCGTCAAAATTGGGAAACATACAATAACCAATACAATTATTCATCCAATAGATTAGAGCTATATACCGATTATGAAGCAATGGATAAAGATTCAATTATCGCATCGGTGTTAGATATATATTCGGATGAGTGCACTCTTAAAAACGATGTAGGCGATGTTTTACGAATTAACTCCGATGATGAAAATATCAAAAAAATACTACACAACCTTTTTTACGATGTTTTAAATATTGAATTTAATTTATGGGCATGGATTAGGGGGATGAACAAATATGGTGATTATTATTTAAATTTGGATATAGAAGAGGGTGTTGGAATTGTAAATGTATCACCCATATCAGCATATGAGGTTGAGAGAGAAGAAGGGTTTAACGAAGATAATCCATTTGAAGTTCGTTTTAAAATGACAACCTTTGGTGGTGGTGCTACAGGATTTAATTACCAAAAATCTCAAAATGATTTTCATAATTATATTCCGTTTTATAAAATAGCACATTTTAGATTATTTTCAGATACAAACTTTTTACCATACGGCCGTTCACTTTTAGAGCCTGCAAGAAAAACTTGGAAGCAATTAACCCTTATGGAAGATGCGATGTTAATTCATCGTATTATGAGAGCACCTGAAAAGAGGGTCTTTAAAATTGATGTTGGTAATATTCCACCAAATGAGGTTGACCAGCACATTAGAAATATTATTGACCAAATGAAAAAAATTCCTTATGTAGACCAACAAACTGGAGATTATAATCTTAAATTCAACATTCAAAATATGTTAGAAGATTATTACTTACCCGTCAGAGGTGGTCAGTCTGGTACTCAAATTGATACTTTAAGTGGTATGGAATTTACGGGGATTGAAGATATAAATTATTTAAAAAACCGAATGATGGCCGCTCTTAAAGTTCCAAAAGCATTTATTGGATATGAAGAGGGTGTGGACGGTAAAGCAACACTTGCACAACAAGATATTCGTTTTGCACGAAGTATTGAAAGAGTACAAAAAATCGTTTTATCGGAATTAACCAAAATAGCAATTATCCATCTTTACGCTCAAGGGTATGAGAATGAGGATTTAGCAAACTTTTGGTTAGAACTAACCCCACCATCAATTGTTTATCAGCAAGAAAAAGTTGCATTATGGGTTGAGAATGTTAGATTGGCAAGCGATATTAAAACATCAAAATTACTATCACAAGAGTGGATATATAAGAATATATTTAATATGTCCGATGATGAGTGGAAAGCTGAACAACAAAAAGTTATTGATGATTTGAAGTTAGGGTTTAGACAGAATCAAATTGAAAATGAAGGTAATGACCCAGTCAAAACAGGTGAATCATTTGGAACACCACATGATATGGCTGTTGTATCTCAACAATCCGCTGAAGGTGGTGGGCAACAAGCACCCGCTCCAACAAATGGTGAAGTAGGACCTGAGGGTGGTTCACCTGAAGGTGGGTTTCCTGGCGCAGGTGCTCCACAAAAGGGAAGTACAACTGGAACGGATGAAAGTAACTTTGGAAGAAACCCATTGGGATATGAAAAAAATATATCACCTGAATCAACATATCACAATTATAGAAAATCGCCATTATCAATTGAAGGTGTACAATTGAAAGCAAGTTTGCAAAAATCAAAAATTAAAACCAAAAAAATGATAATTGAATCGCTTTCAACTGATGATGAAGTTAATGAAGTTGGTATGTTAGATGAGAAAAACATACTAAATGATATGGTTTAATCAATTTTAGTATATTTATTAAATGATATATAGGGGTAAAAACAAAAATGAATAAACTTAGGCATTCAAAATTTAAAAATACAGGCGTTTTGTTTGAACTATTGGTCAGACAAATCGCATCTGATACATTGAACGAAAAGAACTCACCTGCCCTTTCTATCATTAAAAAACACTTTAAAACTGGAAGTGAACTAAATAAAGAACTAAAACTATATCAGTATTTAGTAAAAGAAAACTTTGATAATTCTTATAAAGCACAAGAGTTTTTAAATATTGTTTTATCGGAAAGAAAAAAATTAAATGATGGTGTATTGAAGCGTGAGAAGTATAATTTAATTAAAACAATTAATGAACGCTTTACTACAAACGATTTTTTCAAATATAGAGTATCCAATTACAAATCCCTTGCATCTATTTACAAATTGTTTGAAAATGGTGAAGGTACATCTCCAAAAGAATGGGTTGAATGTAAAAATGTTATATTAGAAAATGTAACAAAAAAACCCAAAGCTGAGCTTGAGATAAATAGTGAATATGTAAATGAATCAAAAGATGTAAGATTATTAGCATACAAATTTTTAGTTGATAAATTTAATGAAAAATATAAGGGTTTAACTACCGAGCAAAAATCGGTACTTAGAAACTATATTAACAATGTTGATAATTCAGATAACCTAAAAAGGTTTATTTTAAGAGAAAGTGAAAAGCTTAAAAAAGAATTTTCCAAAATAAAAATTTCAGATAAAGTTTCCACTATAAAACTTAAAGAAGTTGTCAATTTAATTGATGGCTTATCAAATTCTAAAATTGTATCTGAAAATCAGGCATTAGGTCTTTTAAGATATCACCAATTATTAAACGAATTAAAAGGTATTTAATATGAGTAGATTTCTAATTGAGGAGCTTGATAAAAAATTCAAGCAGCTAGAAGAAATTGATGAACAGCCGCAGGATGAAAAAGATGCAGAGCTGGAAGAACAAAATGTTACCTCTAATTTGGATGGTGGGGCTGGCCCACCCAAAACTCCATACGCTTTTGCGAAAAGTGAAAAGGATATGGATGATGACCATATTGAAGTATTGGGGTATAAAAAAATAAAAAGTGTAAAAAGAAATTTTTTGGAGAGATGGGAGCAGGGTATTGAAGATGCTATTAATGAATTAAATTATCGCCAATACCGAAAAGATGAAATGGGTTCTCCCCAGTTAAAAATCAATAAAGCAATCAAAGAAATTAATAGAAAAATTTACGAAGTAGAGCACTTGGTAAATCAAAATATAAAATTAAAAACCGAAATGGGTGTTTCATCCAACGCATATTGGAAAAAGACAAGAAACAATTTTTCCAAAATATCAGAAAGATTAAATCGTATTTCATATAAGATTAAACAATTGGGTGCATAGAAAATGAAACAGCTATTAGTTGATACTATTGTATTTGATGTAAAACCCCAGCAGCTCAAAGAAGCTGCGATGAAGGGTGATGGTAGACTTATCGTAAGTGGTGTTCTACAAAGAGCAAACGAAAAAAACCAAAATGGTAGAGTATATCCCGAAAGTATATTAAAGCGTGAAGTTTTAAAATACAAAGGTAGGGAAATCAAAGAAAATCGTGCTTATGGAGAATTAGACCACCCAGAATCTTCTGTAGTTGAATTAAAGAACACATCGCACATTATTAGAGATATTTGGTGGGATGGTACAGATGTAGTTGGGAAAGTAGAAATACTTAATACCCCAGCGGGTAGAATACTTAAAGAGCTAGTAGAAGCAGGGTGTACAGTTGGTATATCATCACGGGGTATGGGTTCGGTTCGCCAAATCAAAGAAGATGGGACAGTTGCAGTTGAGGGTGATTTTGATTTAATATGTTGGGATTTTGTAAGTAACCCATCAACCTATGGTGCGTTTTTAAAGCCTGTTAATGAAGGTGTTAATCGTAATGTTAATAATGTTAATAAATATCAAAAGGCAAACGATATTATGAGAGATATTATTTGTGAAATTGGTGGATATTGCGAATGTAATTTTGGAGAAATAAAATGAGATTAAAAGAATCTATTAATCAGAATCAAATAAATTTGTTAAAAGCAACTTACGGTGATATTAAAAAAATAAACCCAAATTCTCCGGCCGTTAAAAAACTTATGATGGCTTTAAAGAAGTTATCAAAAGATGATTTAGAAACACTATCTAAAGCTAAAATAAACTTTGTTTCAACTATGGCTCAGTCTATTCTTAGGGATTCTAATGTATCCGAATCAGTAAACGAAGCTGATTTAAATTGGAACGCAGTTCAAAACGCAATCATCAACTTTTTAAAAATGAACACCAAAATTTTGGACAAAAAAGTTCAAGCTAAAGATACTGAAGGTGTTAAGGGTGGATTAAAATCTATCATTAGTGGTTTGACTAACGCACAAAGAAGTTTGAATTTAGAATCAGTAAATGAGGCTTCATATACTGTAAAAGCTGAAAACCCATACCAATTTGTAAATGGAGCATATGCAGTTTTAAGTGCATATTTGAAAGATGCGGAACTTGGACCAAAGGGTAAAAGAGAATTACAAGATATCATAAAGTCATTGGACTATATGAGAAAATATTTCTATTTTAAGATGAGTGAATCAGTAAACGAAGCAGAATTACCAAAGGATGGTTCTACTATTAAAGTTGGTAATACTAGAGTTGAAATAAAATATGTTGGAAAAAATAAAGACTATGTTGGGTTTAACTGGAAAGGTGATGATGGTAAAAGTAATTACGAAGAAACTAAAGTATCGGACCACAAAGATATGAACTCATTGATTAATACAATTAAAGATGAAATTAGACATCAAAGAGTTGTAGTTAGTAAGCGTAAAACCGAATCGGTAAACGAAGATGTTAATTTTAGAGATGGTAAATATCGTTTTTATTCTAAACAAGGTGTTGGGTATTTAACCTATGATGGTAGAGAAATATCTTCGGGTGATTTTGATTGGGAAGATGGAAGCAATTCATATTGGATGTATCATTCTTCTTGGAGAGGTCAAAAAGCATTTGATACTGGTAAAGATGTAATTGCATATTTTAAATCAAAAAAGATAACAACTGAATCAGTAAACGAAGCCAAATATCCAACTGACTTAAAAATAGGTTCGGTAATATTGGGACAGGGATTTACTATGTTAAAAGGAATTGAAGGTGGCCGATATTATAAAATTGTGGATATGGATGATTTTTCGGCAACATTAGTTCCATCGGATAAAAATGGTAATGTAAAAGGCTCAAACAAAGTAAGACATAAATTAGATTCAATTGAGGGTGGTATTAAAACTGCTAAAAGAGGTGATGAGAATGGAATTGTTGTAATCAAAGAATCGGCAAAAAAATCTACATTTATCAAAGTTGCCCGCATATCTAATAATGGAAAATTAGATATTTATTAATAACTGAAATAAAAAAGGTCACTACAATGAAAAAATTATTAAATTTACTTAAAGAATCTCAACACTTAGATTATCGTAGATTAAACATAGGTGAGGAAGATTTAGATGATACATCAATGACACCTGATGAAAAGCGTGCTTTTATTGAAGCGGTGGCATCTTATAGAAAAATCGGTGAAGCAATTTATCACAATGGTAATTTGATGGAGGCCTATGAGAATATTAAAAACATCGTAGAAACCGCTGAAAAATTAACCTTAAAAGAAACTGGTGATTGGTTTGATAAAGTAACGGTTAATCGCCATATGAAATCAATGAATGAATCATTTAAGATTTTTTCAAGCACAATTAAAGAAGTAGCAACTCTTCAACAAAGATTAGAATCATCGTATGATGAGATTGGTGAGGTGTTAGGTAAATATTATGAAATTAAAGAAGGTAATGAGTTTGGTGCAGAAAGAGCAAAAGCAATAGCATCGGGTGATGATACCTTTAATGTAGGTGGTAAAAGTTTCAAAGTAACAGGTGTAGATTCAGAAGATAAAAAGAACGCAGAAGAGTTCGTAGGAGAAAATATGAGTAATATGAAATTGGGTTCATTCCTCAAAAACAAAAAAAGAGTTAATGAAGCAAATGATAAACTAATGAAAGTTGGAGCTACTATGATGGTAGGTGGGGATGGTTCTGGGATGGTAAAACCTGTAAAAATGAAATTGGTATCAATTGATTATTTACCAAAAGAAGATAAATACAGCTATAAGTTTCAAGGTGGTGGTAGAACTCAATACTATACCGATGATGTTTTAGCAAAAAAGTTAAAAGAGAATGTGAATGAAGCAAAAGTAATTGTTTACAATGAAAAGACCGGTGAGAGATACGAAGTATTATCTGGTAAAGGTAAGGGTGATTTGTTAATTGCTATGAAAGCATTGCAAAGTTCAGCGCCATCTCATATGAAGTATTCTATTAAAGAATCATTAAACGATGTTGAAATAGAAGAAGGTAATGAGTTTGGTGCAGAAAGAGCAAAGGCAATAGCAGCAGGCAAAGATAGTTTTACTGTTGATGGGAAAACTTACAAAGTAACTGATGTAGACCCAGCCGATAAAAAGAATGCAGAGGAATTTACCAATGAATCTATGAGATTAACAAGTCTTTTAAAAAAAAAGTCGTTAAGTGAGGCAACCGCAAGATTATCTGATTTATTAAAGCAGGTGGCTAATGGTTCAACCTCTCGTATTGGTTCTACCAAAGTTGATAAGAAAACCGCAGAGAAGTTGTTAAAACTATATAATTCAGGTGATGTTAAGATGCAGAACAAATTTGATGGAATGAGTATAGATAAAGTTACATCGGCATTTAAACCATTTATGGAGAATAACAAACTAAAAAATGAAGTTGCACCCGAAGGATGGGAAAAGACAGTAAAAGCAATGAAAGATGAACCGGGTATTGATAATCCTTGGGCATTGGCTTGGTGGATGAAGGGTAAGGGATATCAATCACACAAAAAATAAAAGGTAACACATACTATGCCAGCAATAGACATTATACAAAACATATCTTTAAAGTTTTCTGACTTTATAAAAGATAATCTAAAAGATATTGGTAAATTACCAAGAAAACAACAACAGGGTATTTCTAAAGCAATCCGTGCATTTAAAGTTGTATTGGATGATATATCTGAAAATGTAAAAGTAGCTGGTCCAACTGTTGAAGTTGGTTCACCTGTTTTTGTTAAGGGCAAAAATACGGGTGGGGTTGTAATGGAAATAAACAATAAAACTGCAATAGTAAGAACAAAAGGTGGATTAATAGAAGAATCCATTCAAAACTTAGAAGTTATACAATAAACAATTTAAACAAAGTTACGATGAGTGAAAACGAAGAAAGACCAAAAAAGAAAAAAGTCAGAAGAGAATTAATGTATAAACCCGGTGGGGGAATTGCAGTAAAAGTAGTAGAAAACAATGTAGATGCTGCAATGAGGCTTTTTAAAAAAATGGTTAAAGATAGTGGAATAATGGATGAATTAAGGGAAAGAACTGAATTTGTTCCTAAATCTATTTCAAAAAGAAAACAATTAGAATTAGCAAAAAGAAAACAATATTTAAAAAGTTTAGAAAAATAACAACTTTTTAGTGTTTTCAAAAAAATTACTATATTTATTGTTAAATTAATGCCCTAATACTAATTGTGGGGCTAACATTATTATAACACTTATTAAGATTTTTAATAATCTTATTTTTCCAAAAAATTTAGGAGATTAAATGAAAACAGGCAAAAAAGATTTGCTTAAAGAAGCAATCGCCGATGCTAAAGCCGTTAAGGAAACCGCATTAGCAAATGCAAAAATCGCCCTTGAGGAAGCATTCACACCAAGACTACAGTCTATGTTGTCTCACAAATTGGCCGAAGAGTTAGAAGATGATGAAACTCTTGCAACCGAAGAAGATGAGATGATGATGGGTACTGAAGAAGGATATGGTGAAGGCTACGAAGGTGAAGAAGATGAAACCATGACAACTGAAGAAGATGAAATGGGTAGTGAAGAAGATGACACTATGACAACTGAAGAAGAAGATGAAATGATGATGGGTACTATGGGTGGTGAAGAAGCCGAAGAAGAAGATGATGAGGATGAAATGGGTGGTGAAGAAGAGGATATGTCGGATTTGGATTTAGAATCAATTATCAAAGAATTGGAAGCTGAAATGGGTGGTGAAGAAGATGAAACCATCACAACTGAAGAAGAGGAAGAAATGGAAAATCCTGAAATCACCGAATTAAAAAGAATTCGTGAAAGAATCAGTAAGAGATTAACTGAATTGGAATCTTCTGCAATTGGAACTGGTGATAACAAAGTAGATGATTTAACTGGTGGTACTGAATATCCTGAAGAAGGTGATTTTGTTGCAGAAGAAGAAGATGGTGATGAAGAAGTTAATTTAGATGAGGTTATCAGAGCCCTTAGAGAAATGAATGGTGATGTACCTGCTGAAGATGAAGAAGATACTGCTGGTATGACCGAAGAAGAAGCTGATGAAATGAAGAGTGATTTAGAAGAAGCATATAAAGTTATCAAATCATTGAAGAATACCATCAATGAGGTAAACCTTTTAAATGCAAAACTTTTATACACTAACAAACTTTTCAGAAACTTTGATTTGAATGAAAAGCAAAAAGTTAAAGTTGTTGAAAACTTTGACCGTGCTTCATCTTTGAGAGAAGTAAAATTAGTTTTCGCTACATTGGGTGAAAATCTTAATGTTGCAAGAAAAACACAAAATAGAGTTGTAAAAGAATCATTTGCATCAAGACCAACTAAAGGAACAAAGCCTGCTGGTATCATTACCGAAGGTTCTTCATTGGCAATGAGATTCCAAAAACTCGCTAATATCAAAAAATAATCGTATAACCAAAATAAAGGATAAAAATGAATATAAAAAGCATTTTAAACGAAAGCGCTGGATTTGAAAGAGTGCTTCGTAAAGAAGCCAAAGGTTTAGTTGCTAAGTGGAAAAAAACAGGTCTTTTAGAAGGAATTTCTAATGAGACTGAAATTTCCAATATGGCACAACTTTTGGAAAACCAAGCAAAACAATTAGTAACTGAAGCAACTGCAACCAATATGTTTGGTGCAAATGGTGAAGAGTGGAATGGTGTAGCTCTTCCGCTTGTTCGTCGTATTTTCTCTGAAATCGCTGCGAAAGAGTTCGTTTCAGTACAACCAATGAACCTTCCTTCCGGTCTTATTTTCTACTTAGATTTTAAGTATGGAACAGGTCAGCCAGGTTTCACAACTGGTTCAGGTAAAGATTCACAAGCCGACTCAGTATTTGGTATCACCGAAACTGCTAACCAGTCTTCAGGTGGTCTATATGGTGCTGGCCGTTTCGGTTACACCATCAATGATGATTCAGCAACTATTAGAGTTTCTGGTTCATTCGCACCAGCAACCACAACGGGTTCTATCACATCAGTAATTCCTGCTAAAGCATCTGATGATGATGAGTTTAATTGGGATTCAGCATTTACTACTACTTACAGTGCCTCAGCCGCGTTTAACAAAGTAACACTTGCAGTTGCTGGTTTGACAAGACCTGATTTGGAAGGTGTTCGTGCCTTTACAATTGAAGGTACTGGTGTATCTGCGTTCTTCCCACAATTTACAAAAATTGTAAACGATACAACCATTTCGTTTATTGTAAGTGGTTCGTTGACAGCAGCAGGTGCTCAACAAAACCTTATTGTAAAATACCAAAAACAACCAACATCTGATACTCGTGGTGATTTTGAAACAACTAAATCTGCAATGGAAGTAAATCCTGAAACCGATTTGAATGTGCCAGAATTGAACATTGAGATGCGTTCAATTCCGATTGTTGCTAAGACTCGTAAGTTGAAAGCACAATGGACACCTGAATTTGCGCAGGACTTGAACGCATATCACTCTATTGATGCAGAAGCAGAATTAACTTCAATGTTATCTGAATATGTATCACAAGAGATTGATTTTGAAATCTTGGATATGTTAATTCAAAACGCATTGACTACAGGTTACTGGTCTGCAAAAATCGGACAAGTTTGGAATGGTAGTGCATTCGTACAAGATACTAACTTGAACGGACAAGCTTACATTCAGGGAACTTGGTTCGCTACATTCGGAACTGTATTACAAAGAGTTTCTAACCAAATTCACGCTAAGACAATGCGTGGTGGTGCAAACTTCTTAGTAGTATCTCCTGATGTTGCAACTGTGTTAGAATCAATTCCTGGCTATGTAGCTGATGGAACTGGTGCTGAGAGAGAATTCGCATTCGGTTTAACCCGTGTAGGTTCTTTCGCTCAGCGTTACAAAGTGTATAAGAATCCATATATGCAAGAAAACCTTGTGTTGTTGGGTTACAAAGGAACACAATTCTTGGAAACTGGTGCTGTTTACGCTCCATACATTCCATTAATTATGACTCCGCTTGTGTATGACTATAAGAACTTTACTCCTCGTAAGGGTGTTATGACCCGCTACGCCAAAGAAATGGTGAGAGGTGAGTTCTATGGTAAAGTGTATGTGAACGGATTGGAGACTATCTCCGGTCAATAATCTGATTGAAGGATTATAAATTCAAAGGGGGAGGGTGAAAACCTTCCCCTTTTGTTTTTTATGGGGATATTTATAGTAAACTTAAATGGGTTACAATTATGACTGAAAACATAGAAAAACGAGTCCCAAAGGGAGATATAAAGTTCTCAATCACACTTTCTGATGAACAAAAGCAGGCAAAACAAAATATTCTTCAACACCCATTTAATTTTGTAATGGGAAAAGCGGGTAGTGGTAAAACACTTCTTGCCTGCCAAATCGCATTAGATTCTTTTTTTAAAAGGGATTATAACAAAATTGTTGTTACAAGACCAACGGTATCCAATGAAGATAATGGATTTTTACCTGGTTCTTTAGAAGAAAAATTAGAGCCGTGGTTAGTCCCTATTCGTTCTAATATGCGAAAGGTGTATGATAAATCTTCTGTATTAGATAAGATGGAGCAGGATGAAAAAGTAGAGTTGGTATCGCTTACACACTTTAGAGGTAGAACCTTTGATGATTGTGTTTGTATTGTTGATGAGTTTCAGAATCTTACAAAATCCCAACTTGCGATGGTATTGGGGAGATTGGGTAAGAATTCAAAGATGATATTATGTGGAGACCCACAACAGATAGATTTAAAATCCGCAAACGATTCTGCTATTCATGAGGTAGCAAAATTAAAACCAAGTGGGTATGTTTACACTGTAACTTTAAAAGATAATCATAGACACCCAGCGTTGGATGAAATATTTAAACTATTATACGAATATTAGATATTTATATTAATAATAGAGGAGTAAAAAAATGGCAGCAGGAAGATACTTATTAACCATAGAGCAGGGAGCAACTACTGATTTATTGTTGGAATATAAAGATTCTAATGGAAATCCTGTTGATTTAAGTGGATATACGGCAAGGATGCAAATAAGACCAACGATAGATTCATCTACAACACATCTATCAATAACAAGTGTTACCGCATCCGATGGTACGGGTTTAAACTTAACACCAACCTCCGCATCACTAACATTACCAAGAACATCAGGTAGTGTTGGTTTATTTATTTCTGCAGCAACATCATCTGGATTAAGTTTTACGGAGGGGGTTTACGATATAGAATTAGAATCCTCTACAGGTGTGGTTACAAGATTATTGGAAGGTATAGTAAAACTTTCAAAAGAGGTAACTAGGTGAATAATGATAGACTAAATGTAAAAGTTGTACCAAATCAAAATTCAGTAGAATTAACCAAAAACGAAAACACGATTGTAATCTCTGATAAGAACCGAGATACATCTGTTAATGTAACACAAAAAGAAACAACAGTTGTTACTGTAGCATCTAAAGGCCCTAAAGGTGATAAGGGTGATAAAGGGGATATGGGCAATGCAGGAACTGCAATTACTAATCAAATAACTACAGGCAGTATAACTGCTTCTGTAAATATAGGAACAGATACTTTTAAAGTACAAAGTGGTTCATCTACATTTTTATTTGTAAGTTCGAGTGGTAATGTAGGTATAGGAACTACTACCCCACAATCTCAGTTACACATTACAGGAGCAAACGCATTATTTACCCTATCACCACTCCATCCCCTACCAACAAGTAATGTTCCATCCGCATCATTCGCAACGAGTGGTAGTGGTGCAAATTTAAAACCTTATTTTTGGAATGGTTCTTCTTGGAACGCATTATATTAAAACCACATAATCAAAAATAAAACTATTTATATAAAACGGAGAAAAGTATTATGGCAATAAAAGTAACAGGGTATTTCAAAAACCCAACAACAGGCCTGATTCACGAATCACCACTACTAACACTTGTTCCGCATTTACAATACGCAGGACAATTACAGATGGATGTTCATATCAGCGGAGGTGGAACGGTAGCATATCATTCAATTGATAAAAATGAATTAGTGTATAACTCCGAAATTACGGATGGTTATTCAAAACTAATTGATGCGTTAGAAACCTATGTTATTAATAACCTTAAAACCGCAAACGATGTAAACGCTGCGGCAATATTTGAACATTATGTAAAACCTGTGGTTGTAGAACCAACCGAACCAACAACCGACGGTAGCGGAGAATAACAAAAATGGCAGTTAATATTCCAATATATCCTGGTTCATCATCATTCTTTCCTGGTAAAACACCCTTTGGATGGTTTGATAATGATTATGATTTCCAAGTTGATGCAGACTCAGTAACAAAGTGGTGTTCTCTGAGGCTTGGTTATCCTATTGTGGATATAGAACTGCAAGATATAGATTTTTATGCGTGCTTTGAAGAAGCAGTAGATGAATTTTCATCCCAATTAAACCAATACCGAACCAAAGAAAACTTATTAAGTATTCAGGGTTCATCGCTAACCAGCAACTTTACCAAAAAATTGTTGAACAATAACTTTGGTGGGGTAGTAAATATCGCATCTGATTATGGAACTGAAGCGGGGAGTGGTGGTAGATTAACTCACTATACAGGCTCATTTACAATGGTAACCGGAGTACAAATTTATGATTTGGGTGATAGCTCGGTGGCAAGTTTAGAAGCAGGTAATTTATCAACCGATTCTATAACTATTCGTAAAATGCACCACGAGAACCCACCTGCGATTGTTCGTTACTTTGACCCGTTCATTGGAACAGGCTTAGGTTCGCAACAAATGATGGAAACCTTTGGTTGGGGTAATTACTCACCGGGTGTATCGTTTATGATGCAACCTATGTATGATGACCTTCTTCGTTTACAGGCGATTGAATTTAACGACTTGATTAGAAAATCTCAATATGGGTTTAAGTTGTATGGTAAAAGGATTCGTATATTTCCATTTCCAACGGATTTATACGATGGGTTAAAAATTCACTTTGAATATACATTGGATTCGGAGAGAAATAATCCAGTGGCTAAAGAAAATGTTGTATCCGATTTTTCAAATGCTCCATTTGGTAGATTAGATTATTGTGATATAAATGCGCATGGTAGACAGTGGATATTTAAATATACATTGGTATTGGTAAAAGAGGTATTGGGGACAGTTCGTTCTAAATTTAGTTCAATTCCAATCCCTGGCGCTGAAGTTACATTGGATGGTTCAGATTTAAGAACCCAAGCCGCAACTGAAAAAGAGCAGTTAATAACACAAATTAAAGAGATGTTAGAAGCAACAAGCAGAAGGTCGCTTTTAGAAGCCAAAAAGGATGAAACTGAATTTTTAGAATCAACACTTAATCGTGTCCCAATGCCAATTTATATAGGATAATCCAATGGCATTATTTGGTTCGGCAAGAGATATTAGTTTAATCAGAAGGTTAAACAAAGAACTCATCAATGAAATAATTGATACAGAAGTGTATTATTATAAGCCTGTATTGGATGAATCGTTGGTAAATCTTTATGGGGAATCAAAAGATAAAGTTTTTTATAATCCTGTTAAAATCCCCTGCTTAATTGATAGACAGGATACTGAAGCGGTTTCAGATGATTTTGGACAATCATACGCACATACAGCTACATTCAACTTTTTAAGGGATACTTTAAAAGATGATAAAGATGTTAAACCAGATGTTGGTGATATCATACAATGGGATAATGAATATTATATGGTTGATAATGTAAATGAAAACCGATTGTTTGTAGGTAAGAATCCTGAAACTTGGGATGGTGGTGATGGACACGGAACATCAATTTCCATATCATGCCTTACGCATGTTACCCGCCAAACATCCATTAAGTTGATTGATGTAAGATATGGAAACTCTACAACAAATGATAGTTATTTACCAGTAGGATTATAAGATGGGTAACACATATAGAGATATAAACTCTGAAAAGCCTGATTTAAAGCAGACGATGTCATCTACATCGGAAAATCCTAAGTTAAATAAGGCAAAGCAGGTTAGACGGGACACGGATAATACACAAAATATATCCATTGGTATCTATGATATTGACTTGGCTTTCAAAGATTTTTTAGTAAAAGATGTAAAACCATTTGTAGTGGATGATGGGCAAATCATACCTATCCCAGTAATTTATGCAAATCCCGAAAAATGGGTATCGGCTCAAAGAGATGGGTTTATGCGAGATGCAAACGGGAAAATACAAACACCTGTAATTGTATTTAAAAGAACCTCCTTATCAACCAATCAACAGGCTGCAAAGTTAAAGGTTTTAAATTCCGAAGATGCACACCAACCATTTGAGCGGAAATACACAAAAGCAAATAGATATGACCAATTTTCTATATTGACTGGACAAACTCCTGTAAAAGAATATATTGCTGTTGAAAGACCTGATTACTTAGATGTTCAATATGAAATGAACATATGGTGTGATTATATGGAACAACTAAACAAAGTAGTTGAACAAATCATTTTCTTTCAAGGTAGGTCATTTGGTGATAGATTCAAATTCCAAATAAAAGGTGATGGATACAACTTTGAAACAATAACCGATGCGGGAGATGATAGAATAGTAAGAGCAAGTATTACTTTGGTATCAAAAGCGTACATTGTGCCTGAGTTTGCGGGAATGAATCCAAACAATAGAAAAGTTTATTCAGTTGGAAAAATTTCTTTTACGGAAAACCCACAATTAAGTGGTCAAACAAACCCACAAAACGATTTTATATAATTTTTTAGATATTTATATATACATTAGTTAAACAACTTAAAAACAAAATCTATGGAAGAAAAAGTAGTAAAACAATTTGAAGAAACTGAAAGAGAAAAGCTTTTAGAATTTCGTCAAAAAAGTATTGCAGTTACGGCACGGCTTGGAGAAATTGAAATACAATCCAAAGAGTTAGAGGAAATTTTCGCTAATTTAAGAGCTGAAAAAGAAGAGTTAATATCAACTTATAAAGAATTAGTTAAGTCACAAAACGAATTTGGTAAAGAATTGACACAAAAGTATGGTGTAGGTTCTTACGATATTGATACAAACACTTTCACATCAGTTCAATAAGTATAGGTTTCCCTAATTTTTTTGTATTTATTATATAGAAACAAAAACTATTAGGAGAATGTAATGGCTGAAAGAATTGTTAGTCCGGGTGTTTTTACACGAGAAAAGGACTTATCGTTTTTACCTCAAGGGGTAGCAGAAATAGGTGCTGTCCTTATCGGACAAACTATCAAAGGACCTGCGTTTGTACCAACGCGGGTTGAATCATTTAATGAGTTCCAACAAAAGTTTGGTGGTTTAACGGAGGATTCATACCTTCCTTATACCGCTCAAGCTTATTTGCAGGATGCTCCTAATGCAACAATTGTTAGGGTATTAGGAACTGATGGGTACACATTTGCTAAACCATTAGTTTTAAACATTTCCTCTTCACAAGGAAATAGAGTAGCAGCGGTTCTTTATCCATCTTTGAGTGGTTCTATTCCGAGTGCTACTGGTGATTTGTTTCAAACATCTTTTGTTAGAAATTTGGTAGGTGGTGCAACAACGAATGTAACCGCATCATCATTTGGATTAATTCTATCAGGTTCGGCATTTACGGGGAATAACACTACAACATCTTCCTTAAATCCAACTAGTGCAAATTACTTTACAAAAACATTTGGATACTTACCGAAAAGTAGTAAACAAGCATATACATACCTAAACTTTAATACATTCCAATCGGCTTCTTTTGCAGCAGAAACTGGTGGTAACATTGTATTTGTTCAAACCGCATCATTTGCAACATTTGATTTTTCAGAAGAATATTCAGTAGCATCAACACCTTTTATTAAATCACAAAAGATTGGTGGAACTGCTGTAAACTTATTTAAGTTCCATACATTATCGCATGGTAATTCAACGAACTATGAAATCAAAGTGGGTATCAGAGATATTAAAACTGCGGCAGATGTTCCAGGTTCTGACTATGGTACATTTACTGTTGTAGTAAGAAGAGTAGATACCTCTAAAATTCCTTATTCAATTTTTGGACAAGGAGTACAAGATTCGGACACTCGTCCTAATACTTTAGAGGAATTCAACAATGTAAACTTAGACCCAAATTCACCAAATTATATCAAAAGAGTAATTGGTGATAGATTTATTACTGTAGATGCAAATGGAAAATTATCTACAAATGGTGATTATGCAAACAATTCAGTTTACATTAGAGTAGAAGTTGATTCGGATGTAGACGCAGCAGCAATAGATTCGTCGCTATTACCTTTTGGATTTGGCGCTTTAACATCACCAATACCATCAACTTATACTGTTCCATCCCCTACTTATGTAGCATCTCAATCATTGGCGGGTTCATACAATAAAAATGTATATTTAGGTTATTCTTTTGATTTTGTTACAACTGATAACTTAAACTTTTTGAATCCACTTCCCGATGCAAGCACTACTACGGTTGGTTCTGATTTTGATTTGGCTACTTGTGAATCAAATAGTACTACCATTTCTTTAACTGATAGTGCCACAACCGCTCAATTGGATGCTAGGAAATTTATGATACCATTTCAAGGTGGTTTTGATGGATTCCAACCTAATAGAAAAGTATTAGTTGGTAATGATATTGTAACAGGAAACACACAGGGATTAGATTGTACATCAGCAACCTCAGCAGGAACTGTTGCATTGAGAAAAGCAATAAACGCAGTATCAAATCCTGATGAGTTTGATATGAATATGATTGTTATTCCTGGTGTAATTAATAGATTACACTCTTCAGTAACCACATACGCAAAAGACCTTTGTGAAGATAGAGGTGATACATTCTTTGTAATGGATGGTGGTGCTTGGAGTGATAATATATCAACCGTTGTAAATTCACTTTCTTCGTTTGATTCCAACTATGTAGCAACATACCACCCTTGGGTTAAGATATTGGATACGGATAAGAATAAGCCTGTTTGGGTCCCACCATCCGTAGTTCTACCTGGCGTTATCGCATTCAATGACCAGGTTGCAGCCGAATGGTACGCACCTGCTGGATTGAATCGTGGTGGATTATCAAATGTAATTGAGGTTAAGACAAGATTAACGCACGATGAGAGAGATGAATTATATGTTGGTAGAGTGAATCCAATCGCAACATTCCCTGGTCAGGGAGCAACTGTATTTGGACAGAAAACCCTACAAGCTAAACCATCTGCGTTGGATAGAATCAATGTAAGAAGATTGTTGATTGCAGTTAAGAAGTTTATCGCATCTTCTTCGAGATATTTGGTTTTTGAAAATAACACAGCAGCAACCCGAAATCGTTTCTTATCCATTGTTAATCCTTACTTGGAATCAATTCAACAAAGAAATGGTTTGTACGCATTCAGAGTTATAATGGATGAATCAAACAATACGCCTGATGTAATTGATAGAAACATCTTAAAAGGTGATATCTTCTTACAACCAGCGAAAACTGCTGAATTCATTGTATTAGACTTTAGTGTATTACCAACTGGAGCAGCATTCCCTGAAGGATAATTTCGGATAGGGTATATTTATAGTAAATTAGGAGAAATAAATGGCACAATTATTAACACCTCAAGAAATAATGTTTACCAACTTTGAACCCAAAGTTGCTAATCGATTTATTATGTATATTGAGGGAATTCCTGCGTATTTAATTAAAGCAGCAAATAGGCCTGAACTACAACAAAATAGAATAACAGTTGACCATGTCAATGTTAGGAGATATGTAAAGGGTAGGTCTGAATGGCAGGAATTAACCATTACACTTTATGACCCGATTGTTCCATCTGGCGCACAAGCCGTTATGGAATGGGTTCGCCTACATCACGAATCAGTAACAGGTAGAGATGGTTATTCTGATTTTTATAAAAAAGAGATTACATTTAATTCATTAGGGCCGGTTGGCGATAAAGTTGAAGAATGGACATTGAAGGGGGCTTTTATTACTAGAGCCAAATTTTCAGATATGGATTATACATCAGATTCAGAATTAGCAAATGTGGAATTGGGATTATCCTATGATTACGCCGTGCTACAATATTAATTGATTTTTCGGATTGTAAAAAATATAAATTGAAAAATGTGAACCCCCCAATTTTGGGGGGTTTTTGTTTTATTAAAAATATCTCAATTTTGTATTTATATATAAAGGAGAAAAGTTATGAGCCAAAATCTAACGGATGATTATCAACAAAGTAATAAAGAGGTTGTAGATAGTATTAAACAAGCCTACGAAACCCAAAAACTAAAAGAGCACAATTTTCCAACTGAAATTATAGAATTACCTTCACGAGGTTTAATTTATAGTAAGGATAACCCCCTATCATCAGGTAAGGTGGAATTAAAATATATGACTGCAAAGGAAGAGGATATTTTAACTACCCAATCTTACATCAAAGATGGTTC